TCGGGGTGTAGCGCAGTCTGGTAGCGCATCTGCTTTGGGAGCCGATAGTCACCCTGCCTATCCTGTTGATTTTCGTTGATTTTCCGCTTCGTCCTCAATTGTGGTGTGGCTTGTGGTGTGACCTGGTGCATCGGCGTGAGCACCGCTGCCGCTTCCGGCGGCCACGCCCGCCTCGATCCCGGCCAGCACATCCTCATCCAGGACATGCGCGTACCGCATGGTGGTGGCGATATCCTCGTGACGTAATACCGTCTGCACAACCTTCAGATTCTTGCTGCCCCGCAGGATGCGGGTGGCCGCCGTATGACGCAGATCGTGGAAGCGGAAATCGAGGATTTTTGCAGTCTCGCGTTTGCGTCGAAACGTGGTCTTCAAACCCTCGTAGGTAATCGGATAGCGCTGTCCGGCGATGCGGCGCTCGCCGATCTTCGGGATCGTGCGGGTGCGCTCGGCGATATAGGTGAACACGAATTCGGCGTGATGCCCGCGCAGCGGCCAGAGAATGTCCCGCATGCTGGGCGCGAGCGGAATCGGCGCCCGCTTGTTGCCCTTGCCGGTGATCCAGACACGGCGATTGCCGAAATCGACGTCGCTCCAGCGCAGCGAGCAGGCCTCGTCGAGGCGCAGACCGGCCACGATGCAGAAGCGGATGATCGGATGGTAGTCCGCCCGCAGGGCCGTAAAGAGGCGCTCTTCCTCGTCGCCGTGCAGCTCGCGGGTTCGCTCCTTCGGCTCGTCGCGCAGCAGCTCCTTCCAGACGATCTTGCCGTGCGGCTGGTCGTGGACCTCGGCCGCATAGCGCAGGATCCGCCTGAGCGGCTCGGTCACCGTCCGGTTGAGCGTCGCGTCCGAGACCCGCGTCCCTGCCTTCTTGCCGGGATCCTGGGCCCGCCTGGCGATCAGCTTGGCCACGAAGCCGGTGGTAATCTCGCGCAGCGGCGTGTCGTTGCCGACCTCCTTCTGCAGCCAGGTGAAGATCCCCTTGGTGTTGGCGTCGAACTCGCCGTCGAGCCGCTCCTTGAAATACGCGGTCGCGGCCTGACCGAAGGTCCAGGGGGCACCGTTGGTCTCTCGCAGCCGCTTGATCTCCTCGCGGGCTTTCTCCTTCTCGCGGGCTTCTACCCGTTTGGCCGCCCGTTCCGACGTTTCACCTGTATTGCCTGAAAATCGACGACCCCCGAGTTCAAAGCTGTAGGAGTACGTTTCCGCTTTTTTGCCGTTCCTTCCGGTTTTCCGGTAGACTGCCATTGGCGCCTCTTGGTGATGAAAGCATTCAGATCGTCAGGGTGGATGCGCCGAGACTTGCGCATGGTCCCGCTGCCGACAGGGACAGACGGGATGTCGCCGGACTGTATCAGGTTGAGAATCGTCTTGCGACTTGCGCCCAGGATCTCGGCGGCCTCGGCGAGGGTGAGGAGTTTGAGTACGGCGGTCATTTCGTCTTCCCGAACACGGACTCGATGGTGTGCTCCTCACGCTCCAGCCGGTCGGTCTTGGTCGTGCCCCTGGGGGCGCGATAGACCCTCGGCTGCTGGACCTGCGCGCGTCTGGCGACGAATTCCTGCACGTCATGGGCCCTGTTGAGCTTCGACACCAGCACCTTGAAGCCTGCCAGCTCGGCCTCAGTCTTGGCGTTCGGGCCGGTGAAGATCCGTACCTGTCCGCCCTGGGTGACCCACTGGGGCGGCTCGCCGGGGATGGCGTAGGAGCCGAGATAGGCACCGGGGATGTCCCGGTGCCCAATCGCGGTGGAGTAAAACGACTTGGCGGGTTTGCTCATGACTCTCCCTTGGCGTAGGTGAGAACCTTGCGGCAGTAAGCCGAGCGGACGGCGCGGGCGTAGATCCCCCGGTTGTAGAGGGTCGCCGCGCCGCACCAGTCGCCGTCTGCCCTGTCGAGGGCCAGCGCCAGGTAGCGCATCCCAGCCTCGACGCCGGTCCTGCAGTCCTTGAGATTGCCGTGGATGCCGACGCCTCGGGCCGTGCGGGGCAGCACCTGCATGGCTCCGGTGGCGTTGGATGAGCGATTGACGGCCTTGCAGTCGTAGCCGCTCTCGACCTTGACGACCCCATGGGCGAGCGCCACGGGGACGCCGTGCTTCCTGGCCTTCTCGGTCACGATTGCGCGGACGTCGGGTTTCGGATTTGCATTCACAGCGTTCGTATGCGCTTGATTGCAAGCAACGAGCAAGAGCGAGATCGCTCCCACAGCGATGGATTGGAGTCTCAAAATGTAACTTCCTGCGGTTCAGATCAGGCCCCGGTCGTGCGGTAACCCCACACGACCGAAGCGATGAAGAGGATCGCAAGGATCCAGGCGATCCACTCCGGCATCACACGGCGACCGGCGCCGAGATGCGTTCGTGGGACTCGTAGCCGACGAGCACGACGTCGTCGGCGGTGATGGTGTCGATGGTGAAGGGGCGCTTGGCGAAGCCGATGCGCGGCAGACGGAGCGGCTCGCGGTTGAGCTGCTGTTTCACCTGCACCATGTGGTTGTTGTAGATGTGCCCGTCGCCGATGGTGTGGACGAACTCACCGGCCTGCAGACCTGTCAGCCGAGCGATGATCTCGGTGAGCAGGGCATACGAGGCGATGTTGAACGGCACGCCCAGGAAGGCATCGGCCGAGCGCTGATAGAGCTGGCACGACAGCTTGCCGTTGGCGACGTAGAACTGGAACATCATGTGGCAGGGCGGCAGCGCCATCTTGTCGACTTCGGCCGGGTTCCAGGCCGAGACGACAAGGCGGCGGCTGTCGGGATTGCGCTTGATCTCCTCGATCACCCACTTGAGCTGATCATAGGTCGATCCATCAACACCGTGCCACGAGCGCCATTGAGCCCCATACACTCGACCCAGATCACCATCCTCAATCAACTCCAGACGAGGCAGATAATCTGGAACGTCCAGTTCAGTGAACTCCCATCCCGCAAAAGACTTGTTGTTGCCCTTGAGGGTGGACGGAACGCCTTCCTTCACGAAACGACTCAAGGTCGATGTCGGCATGCCGATGCGACGGGATGCTTCGGCTTGGCTCAGATAGAGGCGCTTGATGCCGTCACCATCCACAACGCTGACGGGCTTGGCCGACTTCGTGTAGAGATTGTTCTCGTCTGTGCGGAGCCAGACCGATGTCTCGGGACCATACTGACGGGAGCCGTAATAGTCCTTGTCCAGCTCGAACTCGTCCCAGTTCTTCTGCTTGTACCACCAGTGAGGGATCTTCTTCACGCCCTCGATAAAGGCGCGGGGATCATGCCATGACGGATGAACCGACACACCATTTGCTCCATAGAGATCGAAACGGTGATAGTTTTCATCGTAGCAGCGCCGCATCATACGGACCCAGGTATCTGCGAGCTTACGATCTTCGCCTTCCGGTAGGTTCAGACCGGCATAGCTGAAATCACCCGTATAAGGGGCGTATTCGGCCTCCTTTGGCGTAACCCACACCATGTTGCGGTCGAAGTTGTACGGACGACGCCACTCGTCCCAGATCGTGACGCCGTTGTCGTTCAGGTACTTGATGTTGGTGTCGCCGCGCAGGAACCAGATCAGCTCGTGCAGGATCGATTTGAAATGCACCTTCTTCGTGGTGACCAGCGGAAATCCCTTCGAGAGGTCAAAGCGCATCTGGTAGCCGAAGATCGATCTCGTGCCGGTGCCGGTGCGATCAGACTTGTCGACGCCGTTGACGAGGATGTGCTGTAGAAAATCGTGATACTGCTTCATGCGGTTGGATCCGTCAGGGTTCCGAGGTTGAGGAACACGTCGGCAGGGCCGTCGTATTCGATGTGCGTGATGAAGGAACGGCGCACGAAGGGCATGAAGGCCCGGTAGGTCTTGGCGCCGCCTGCGATCCAGATGTCCCGCTTGGGGTCCATCTCGGTGAGGGTCTTGATCAGCCCTTCGGGATCGATGTCCCGGCGCCAGCCGACGAGGAGTCGGCCTTCGAGGGAAGGGACATGGGATAGGGTGTTGCCACCCATGATCACGAAGCCGTTCATGGTCATTTTCTTGAACCACTTCAGGTCTTCGGCATCATGCCAGGGCAGCTTGCCCATCAGCCCGAGCTGGCCCGACTTCCCGACCGCTGCGATCAGGTTGACGCTGCCCATCAGGCAGCTTCCTTGATGGATCGGAGCGAGAAGAATCCGTCGTATTGTGGATTGTTCTGCATCCAGAGCCGTGCGTAATAGGCGGTGTAGTGATCGTTGATCTTGAACTGCCGGTCGGTCGTGACGACAGAGGTTTCCCACCGGATCCGATGCAGGATCGCGTCGGAGGAAAATCGCTTGTAGCCCCGCCTGATCACCTCTCGGGTGAAACGGTCGAACAGCTCGTAGACCTGCGGATTGTCAGCATGGAACTGCTGAAATCTTTGCTCGATCTCGTTCATTTGCGTTTGTCCTTTTGAATTCGCGCAAGTGCTTCGAGGAGTTTTTCCTTGGCTTTTTCCTTCCAGCGTCGAGCCGTCAGCTCGGCCAGTCGTTCGACCGTGTAGTCGGTCATGCCGTCTGGAAATTCGTCGCCGAAGAGCCTCGTGGCGATACTCTGACGGTCCAACTCGACGTAGGCGACGACCTCTCGGCTCATGGTCATGGGATTGTCGCTGAAGTAGGCTCTGGCCAGAATGTCGGGGATGCCGATGCGCTTGGCATCGTTCTGGAGGTAGTTGTCCAGCTCCCGCTCCATATGGAGAACGGCCTCCCGCATCTCCATGACGCGGATGCCTCGGGCTGCGACCTCGTCGAGGGCGGCGTGGTAGCGCCACCGCATGACAAAGGGCCAATGTCGGTTGAACCAATCCTCAACCGGCTTGATCAGCCTGACGCCCAGATCCGTGGTCCATTCGGTGTAGAACCGCATGGTTCTCCGGGTGAGGGTCATCAACCCCTCCGCTTGGAGGCGCTGCCGCCCTTGCGACCAGCCGTCGAGGCGAGTTCGCGGCTCTGGGAAAAGCTGCGGTTTTCCGGCTTGACCGACAGGCCGCCCTTGCGGGCGATCTCGGCGCGGCGTTCCGGCGACATTGCGGCGAAGCCTCTCTTGCTCTTGGCTTGGTCAGGTGTGGTGTTCATGCACTTTCTCCTTTGCATTTCGATTAGCGGTCTATTTGCATTCAAGCAATCGTTAAGTTGCAATCAAGGGTCCAGGAACGACAGGCGCGGCAGACTGACGCCCCGGTCGTTCACCACGATCTTCTCGTCGCGAGGATCGGGTGTAGTGCGGCTCCGGTGCTCCATCATGGCGATGTAGGCACGGCGCTCCACGGACTTGCGCTGCCGTTCGCGCAGATCGCGCTGTCTCGCCCGCTCGGATTTCTCTTCGGGAGACATGCGCTTCGGAACGCGAACCGGCATCGTCTTCTGCGGCAGCGGGGAGGGTGGCGTTGGTGGCCGGTCCTGTTTCCGTTTCGTGGTACGGCCCTCAGAGCGGAAGCGTTCCCAGTGGAGCTTCTGATTGCTGATGGGCAGCTTCAATCCTTTGCAGGCACGACTGACCGAGGCTTTGCTCTTGCCGAGCCTCTCGCCGATCATCTCGTAGGTGCCGAAGCCCTCCAGGTAGAGGCGGCGGGCCTCGGCAAACCAATCAGGATCTTGCTTCATTGCCGTCGTCTACTTCGACTGATTGAATCAATCGCACAAACTCCACGACTTCTTCGTGAGACCGTGTGTGCTTCATGCGGTTGATTGCGTTGCACACGAACTGAACGTTGCCGGGTATGTATCCGATGCTGCTGTCGATCCTATCGAGTGATGGTGCGGCCATCGACCTTACCGTGCTGCGTGACATGTCGAACTTCACGCCTGTGTAGGCACAGCGCCCTTCTTGCTTGACCCATAGGTCTTGCAGGTACTCGTCAGTGAGATCAAAACCGACCTTCTTTCCGTTGGTATTCCTTCGACTATCGCCGAGCAGCTTCCGAACGTAGATCTTGGCCGGAATTTCAGCCTTCGAGCGACGCTTGTTCGCGCAAGTGATTGAGCAGCATTGCTCATGTGGAGAGAGGCGCGTCTTTCGGCGCACCTCTGCTTCACGACGCTCAAAGTTTTCGCCGCAATGAGCGCAACGTAACTTGATCGTCTTCAAAGTAAAACCTCACTGGTTTACGGTGATAACGAGCGGCTCAGTACGCAACCTCAGAGGTTTATCACTATAGAGATATTTCCCATTCCACTGCCGGTACTCACCGTTGCTGTTCCAGTAGAAGATGTATTCGCCTGACGAGCCGTGCGTGCCTTCGTCGGACGGTGCCGGAACCGCGACGTAGGTGTCGGCGAGACTCGGTCCCTGATTGAATTTTTTGATCTGGATCGGATCGGTGAGGCGCTTCGAGCCCGAGGTGATCTTGCCTTTCACGCCCTCGTACATGATCGGCTGACCGGCCTCGTTCATGAGCAGGATAAAGCCGATCATCCCCGGCTTCGAGGTCAGCTCGATGCGGTTCTTGATGTTGTCGATCTCGGCGTTATCCGTGAAGGTGATCGAGTTGGCGGCAGCGCGGGCCTTCTCGGCCTGCACGTTCTTCGCAGGCTGAGCGGCGGGCTGGCTATTGCAAGCAGCGACCGCCAGCATCAAGGGGAGAGCGAGGAGAGTGAGAAACTTCTTCATCATGTGTTACTCGCAGATGGCCGGTTCGAGATAGGACGGAGACTCGCCTTGGAAGATCGACTTGTTCATCTTCTCGGCATTGGCGTTGTACTTGCCGACGAGATCGCGACAGCCTTGCTGGATCGCCGACAGCTCGATGCGGAGCCGCGATTTTTCGGCCGCGTCTGTGGTGTCGGCCAGGATCTTCTTGTGACCGGCGATCTGGGCGACGCGGGCCTTCACCTGGTTGTGGGCGTCCTTGAAGAACTCGTAAGACGCGATCACGCTGTCGGTCTCCATCGTCTTGGAGATGACACGGCCTGGCGCGGTCGCGACGGATGTGAGGGTCATGAGCGAGCTGCCGACGAACCCGAGGATCGCGACGCCGATCAGGATCGCGATGCCGAGGCCGACGATTTTCCAGAAATCTTTCACTTGGTCCTCCATTAGAACGGCCGCCCAGCAGGACGACCGATTTGCATTTGCCTTATCATGTCATTTGAATTCATGCAATCAAGGATTTAAGGTCGATAGCAACCGCCACGACCAGCGCCAGGGCGGCCGGGACGATCAGCCAGGCCCAGCCAGGTTCATCCGCCGAGATGCGGGCCGCCATGACACCCAGGAGGGCGCCGCTTGCCAGATACAGCGCACCCATCAGCGATTGTCCCCTGAGCCCTGCAGCACGCCACGCTCCTGTCGATTGGCGAGCTTATCGATATTTGCCAAGGCTACATCGCCGAGGTTGATTCCGAAGTCTCGGGCCAGAGCGGCGACATACCAAAGAACGTCACCTAGTTCTTTCTTGATCGCCTCGACGAATGCGGGATCGGTAAAATCCCCATCGGCGTCACGAAGCTGCTTCCCCAGCTTCTCAGAGACCTCGCCAGCCTCACCGGCTAGCTTGAAGCCTGGATAGAAGATGGGATGTTTGTAGATTGCCGTCTTCATGGCGGCCTGCTGGTAAGTGTCGAAACCCGCCAGGATTGCAGTTCTGTCGCTCACTTGTTTCTCCTTTAGTCAGAGCAGGTTGCGGACTCGTCACTGCGTGCGAGCCAATCCTCTTTGTTGTCGCCGAGGCGGCGGTCCATCTGTTCCTCCGTTTCCGGCCACAGGTGTAAGGCATGCACCATGCGGATGTAGACGTCGTACCAGAACTTGCGATGCGTCGGATCGGAGTGCTTGTAGCCCGCGATCTCGAAGGCGTGCATCATGTGGGTGTAGTAGTGGAACGGCATGCCGTCGCGGCTGTCCATGAAGTCGCTGACTACAGGCTTCATGGCGCTGACCCAGTCGAAACCTTCCTCGGTCTGGAGGCGGCCGTTTTCGTCCGTCATGTTCGCCGTGATGCTCGGGCCGGTGAAGGATCCGCCACCTTCGCCATAGGGGTGAAGGATCGGGTATCCCTCGAACGACGAGATCAGGATCGAGCGCCGGAAGAACCGGATCAACGGCTTCAGCTTATGAAACTTCTCGATGCCGTCAGGGCCTCTGATACCCGAGATGAGGACGGATTGTTGCATGAGCGGCAGCTCCTGCACCCAATCCTGCAAAACCGATTTCATGCAGCTTCTCCTTTTACGTATTTCAGGTCGTCGCGCAGATCCTCCAGCATGTTGACGACCTCCTTCTGAGTGCGGCCCTTCACATCGTTCCAGTCGAATGGATAGGCGAAGGGCTCGATGTGCCTGGCCAGTGGCCCCGGCCAGGTCTTGCGCTTGAGCTTCCCGTCCTCCTCATAGACGATTTCGGGTTTGACGAAGCGCTTGTAGGCGGCAGGATCCTCGCGTCCTGCCGCGCGGCGGATCACTCCCTCAAGGTCGAGGGAGCGGGCCCGCTCATCGAAGATCGGGACGGGCTTGCCGTCCCGGTCTCGGGCATTCACGCCCTGCGTCCACCGCCCTGGCTTCGAGAGCCAGAGCAGGCAGCGCTCAACGATCTCCAGATCGCTTCTCATGCTACGAGCAGCCGGTCGTCTCGCCGCACGTCATGCACTTGTTGCAGGTGCCGTTCCTCACGAGCGTGAAGTTCGAGCAATTCGTGCAGGCGTCCCCGGTGTAGCCCTTCAGCTTCGCCTCGGCTCGCGCATCAGGCTTGACAGCTTCCGCGACGAACTTCGACACCGCTGCAGGCTCCGGAGCGTTGACCACGAGATCAACCTTCACGGGGAAGGGGATCGTCTCGGCGGCCGGAGCCTTGCCTTCCGCCAGACCGCCGCCGACCGAAGTCGAGAGCGTCTCTGCCGGAACGTGGGCCAGGTCTTCGCGGTCGAGGTAGTTGATTGCGAGATCCCGGAAGACGAAGTCGATGATCGACGTCGCGCTCTTCAAGCGGTCGTGGCCCTGGACGAAGCCGGAGGGCTCGAACTTGAAGAAGGTGAACGCATCGACGAACTCATCGAGCGGCACGCCGTGCTGCAGGCCGAGGCTCACAGCGATGGCAAACGCATTCATCATCGACCGGAAGGCCGCGCCTTCCTTGTGCATGTCGATGAAGATCTCGCCGAGTCTGCCATCCGGGTAGTTGCCGGTGCGCAGGTAGACCTTGTGGCCGCCGACGACTGCCTTCTGGGTGTAGCCCATACGCTTGGCCGGGAGCTTCTCACGCTGCCGCACGAGTTTCTCGACGATCTGCACGACCTGGGCGGTCGGGGTCGCGGCCGGAGCCTCATCCTCGTCCTCCTCATCGTCCTCGACCAGGGCCGCATTGAGCGGCTGCGAGAGCTTGGAGCCGTCGCGGTAGAGAGCATTGGCCTTCAGCGCCAGCTTCCAGGACAGGAGGTAGGCCTCCTTGATGTCCTCGACGGTGGCGTTGTTGGGCATGTTGATCGTCTTGGAGATCGCACCCGACAGGAACGGCTGGCAGGCCGCCATCATGCGGATATGTGCCTCGGTCGAGATGAACTGCTTGCCCTTCTTGCCGCAGGGATTGGCGCAGTTGAACACCGGGTAGTGCTCCGGCTTGAGGTACGGAGCACCCTCGATGGTCATCGTGCCGACGCAGTAGTCGTTGGCCCGCTCGATCTCTTCCTTGCTGAAGCCCTTTGAGGCCCAGTCGGCCAGGAACGAGATGTCGAAGGCGGTCTCGACCTGTGGCATCACCGTCTTGAATTCCTCGTCCGACAGTGCGGCGACGAAGGAATCCGGCAGGCGGCGGTGACCCGTCGCATAGCGCACGATCTCGTCGATCTGACCATCAGAATAGCCGAGGGCTTTCAGTGCCGGAGGCACCGACTGGTTGATGATCTTGAAGTAGCCGCCACCGGCCAGCTTCTTGAGCTTCACCAGCGCGAAGTCCGGCTCGACACCCGTCGTGTCGCAGTCCATGACGAGGCCGATGGTGCCCGTGGGAGCCAGGACCGTCGTCTGGGCATTGCGGTAGCCGTACTCCTCCCCCAGGGCCAGAGCGCGATCCCATGCCTCTTCCGCGTGGTCGGAGAGGTCGGAATAGGCTTCCGGGATGCCGTCGTGATCGAGCGGAACCGGCTTGATCGAGAGACCGACATAGCCGTCTTTCCAGCCGTAGGCGGCCTCGCGGTGGTTGCTGATCACCCGGAGCATCGACTCTCGGTTCTCCGCGAATTTCGGGAACGGTCCCAGCTCCCGTGCCATCTCGGCCGACGTGGCATAAGCCGTGCCGGTCATGATCGCAGTGAGAGCCCCGGCGATGGCGCGGCCCTCGCGGCTGTCATAGGGGATGCCCATGGTCATCAGCAGGCCGCCGATGTTGGCATAACCCAGACCCAGAGTCCGGTAGTCATAGGACAGCTGTGCGATCTTCTCGGACGGGAACTGCGCCATGTAAACCGAGATCTCCAGGACGATGGTCCAGAGGCGGTTGACATGGATATAGCCCTCGACGTCGAACTCCTTCGTGTCCTTGTCGTAGAACTTCAGCAGGTTCGAGGACGCCAGGTTGCAGGCCGTATCGTCGAGGAACATGTACTCGGAGCAGGGGTTGGAGCCCCGGATCCGGCCACCGGCAGGGCAGGTGTGCCAGTCGTTCATCGTCGTATTGAAGTGCAGGCCAGGATCGGCCGACTGCCAGGCGGCATAGGCGATCTTGTCCCACAGGGCGCGGGCCTTGACGGTCTTCGTGAACGACTTGTCGACGCGGCCGGTCAGCGTCCAGTCCTCGTCGTTCTCGACGGCCTTGAGGAAGGCGTCGGTGAGAGACACGGAGTTGTTGCTGTTCTGGCCGGATACCGTCTCGTAAGCCTTCGACTGCCAGTCGGTGTCGTAGACCTCCGTGGTGAAGGGCTGGCCCTGCTCAGCCAGCATGATGACGCGCTGGATGTAGTTCTCCGGGATCATGGCCTTCTTGGCAGCCTTGATCGCCTTCTTGAGTTCTTTCCCGGTCTCGTAGGCAGGCCATTCCGGGTTGTTGGCCGCGACTGCCGCGTCATAGACATTCGCCAGATGCTTCGCCATGATCTTGGAGCCGGTCACGAGCGCCGCGACCTTCTGCTCCTCGATCACCTTCCAATCGATGAAGGCCTCGACGTCGGGGTGGTCGATGTCGACGATCACCATCTTCGCCGCACGGCGCGTCGTACCGCCCGACTTGATCGCGCCAGCGGCGCGGTCGCCGATCTTCAGGAACGAGAGCAAGCCCGATGACTTGCCGCCGCCCGAGAGACGCTCACCTTCGCCTCGGATGTCGGAGAAGTTGGAGCCGGTGCCGGAGCCGTACTTGAACAGGCGAGCCTCGTTCGTCCAGAGGTCCATGATGCCACCAGGATTGACCAGGTCATCGCCGACCGACTGGATGAAGCAGGCATGCGGCTGCGGACGCTCGTAGGCCGAGGTCGAGCGGACCACCATCTGCTTGGCTTCGTCGTAGTAGAAGTGACCCTGGGCGGGGCCGTCGATGCCGTAGGCCCAGTGCAGGCCGGTGTTGAACCATTGCGGGGAGTTCGGCGCCACCATCTGGTTGGCGAGCATAAACCGCAGCTCGTCGAAGAAGGCGCGGGCCTGATCTTCAGCGATGCGTGCATCCTTATCGGGATTGGCGAAATACCCGCCCTTCCAGCCCCAGTATGTCCAGGCCCCGGCCAGGCGGTCGAACACCTGCTTGGCGGACATCTCGGGTCCGGTGAACACGCCCTCGACGGCGGCAACGGAGCGTTGCAGCCATTCCGGCACCCCTTCCTCGGCGACCTTGCGCAGCTCGGCTGGGACACCGGCCTTGCGGAAATACTTCTGAGCCAGAACGTCGGTGGCCACCTGCGACCAGTTCGCGGGCACCTCGATGTTCTCCATCTTGAAAACCGAGGATCCGTCCGTGTTACGGATCTCGGACGTGGCCATCTTCCAATCCAGCAGCTCGTAGGGGTCGCGGCCCGCGATGGTATAGCGGCGTTCAATCTTCACGATTGACTTCTCCTTGTCAGTGGGTGGGAAAGGAAAGGCCCCGGTTAGGGGGCCTCTGGATGGTCGTTCTCGTCGCCTGGATCTCCCGTTCGGAAGGAGGCTTTGTCGGCGGGGTCGTGCCCCGGCATCCAGGATTCGACGTGATAGGAATTGCCGCTGCGGGTGAGATAGAGGTTCTCGCCGAGCACTTCCTTGATGGGGCTGGTGGCGACGCGGGTTCCGTCCGGCCAGCGCCGCTGCTCGTCGCTGTGGATCGAGCCGACCAGGAACTGGTTGCCGCCTGGCGTTTCCATGACACCGGCCTGCTTGAGGATCCCGGTCACGGTGATGAAGACGCCGTCGTTGTTCTGTGCCGTTTCGGTCATGCGGCCTCCTGGAGCTGGGGCGTCAGGCGCTGGACGCGGCGGGCAGCGCGTTCGCGCTCCTTCTTTCCGGGGCCGTCATAGGTCTTGCCATAGACCTGGAGATGCGCCCGCTTGATCGGAACGAAGCGCACCGGATGCCGCTGGATCTCGGCGAGCAGCTCGTTGAAGCGCTCGTTGTCTCCGGCGTCATGCGCCTCGCGCATCTGTTTGGTGAGGCTGTTGATGGCCTCACGTTCGACGGCGGCGATGCAGTTCTTGGCGTGAATGGCGGAACCGGCCCGCTCGAAGCGGTACTTCGGATGCTTGGGTGGCTGCGTCGCCCGACGCTGGTTCTGGGCGGCCACCTGCATGGCGGCCTTGATGAGTCCTTCGGTCGTCTTGTTGAACGCTCTCGTATCCACTGGTGATGATCCCCTTTATCTTGCGCCGGATCTGCTGCCGCACGAAGTTGTTGACGTAGAGTTTGTGAGTAAAAGGTATGTCGTGCCAGAGGCCCGCGTACCTGAACTTGATTATGCTGTGTTTACTTCTGTGTCCGAACTGGTAATCCTCGATTTCACCTCTTGCGACCAGTTCATCTGCTTCCTTTTTTATTTCGCGTTCGTGTCTTTGCATCTTTGGGCTTCTTCGGAAACGGCCGTTTCGGCCATGATTTCTTGCGTTTAGCCCCTGTTGCTGGCGGTTCTTCTCCGGTGGCTTTCGCCAGGAGCTTCCGCCTGAAGTCCTCTTCTTTCTTGGCGAGACGCTTGGTTCGGGCGATCTGCGGAACGTCGCCGTCGCGCGTGTCGCTGAACTTGCTTTCCCCTTTGCGGCCGGTGGTTTTGACCAAGTGGCAGACCTTGTGCTTGGCCTCGATGAACTCGGGGTCGTTGGCCTGCGGCGCCGTGTCCTTGATCTCCTCACACCAGATGCGCAGCTGCAGCGCGGGCACATGGTCGAACTGGGTGTCCTTCAGTTGACCGAGGCGCTCGCCGCATGCTTTGCACTTGCCCTCCTGCCTGATCACCACATCGAGCTTCACTGTCGTGGGGATGCTCGGTCTGTAACCGGCAGGAGGGCCCGAAACCTGCTCTCTGAATTCCATTTGCATTGACTAATTGAATTCGTGCAAATGGTCAAGCGAGATCATGCAAATTGTCAGAGGAAAGTTGCACTCCACACAAGAAGGGCGGCCCCGATGAACAGAGTCGCCACAAAAAGGTAGAAAGGGACAGGGGAACAGGCTGGATTGTGAGGATCATCCCAACAGGATCGGGACATAAGCTCCTCCACATAGAGATGGATCATGCACTTCGCTTCCTTTCGATGGCTTGGCGCCAGGCCTTGCGACCGGCATCGGTAAGGGTGCCGCACGGCAGCATCGCTCCCTTGCGCTTGAGGGCGTCACTGACGATGCGATCCCGGCCGTTCTCAGGCACGAAGCCGATGTTCCAGCCAGCGCGACACATCCAGTAATCCTGCGTATGAATACAGCCGTCGATGAGACGGATCTGAGCCTTCGTCAGTCTCATGCTGCCTCCTTGTACCGGGCTTCGGCCTTGGCCTCGTTGATCCAATCCTCGACGGTGGAGCCGGGAACGATCCTTGTGGTGATGATCGTCATGGCCTGGTCGAAATATCGATTGAACTCGTCTTCTTCCATGTTGTCGAAGGCGATGGAGTCCGGGATCAGCCGGATGTCGCCGTCGAGCGTGATCATCGACCGCGTCACGCCGCAAGCCGTCAGCAGCAGCTCGTGCAGGCCGCGTTCCGTCGCCCACAGCTCGGTGTTCTTCATCACCTGCCGGACCACCGACCAGTATAGGCGGTGCTTGGGAAGGGAGCGGGCCTGCTTGAACATGACCAGGACTTGATCGCCCTTCTTGAATCTCTCCTGGATCCTCTCAAGATCGATGTTGGCGTAGGGCCACATGGCCTCGCCATCCCACTCCATCAGGGTCCACTTGTGCTTTGTGCTTCCTTGCTTGCTCATGTGTCACCTCAGATCGCGGCGCGGCGCTTGGGCTTTGCCTTTTTCTTGGGTTCGGGCTTCGGGAGAGGGGGAAGCTCGCCGAGGGCGGCGATCTTCGCCTTGCTGGCCGCGATGAGCGTCTGCTCGTGCTCGTCGGTCAGCTCGCTGGCAATCCGGTTCTTGGTCTCGGCGCTCCACCAGTCGCGCAGTTCCTGCGGATGCGTGGCCGCCTCGATGGCAATGAGCGCAAGCCAGACATAGGCGTCGGCCGCGCTCTTGAATCTGTCGCCATTGGTGAATTGGAAGGAGGGCAGAATCATGCCGCCCTCTCCGTGGGTTCGACCTCGACCCAGCCGGTACCGTTCCAGCGCACCAGGGTGCGTTTGCTCCCCCGGTTGATCACCAGGACCGGCGATGCGGCGGTCAGCTGTCGCCAGTGATCGTCGACCGCGCCATACGGATTGGTGTCCCGACCCTGCGGGACGAGTTCATCCTCGCCGTCCAGGATCAGGACATTCTCGTGATGGACGCGCCAATCGAAGGGCTTCTCCAGGTAGATCGACATGAATCCGATGGCCTGGAGAGCCTGATACCTGCCGTCCCAGGTCAGCATCATCCGGCTGCCTTCTTGGTCGGCCAGCCGAGTTCGGTCAGCCGCGCCTTGGCAAAGTCGCGGATCTCATCGCGGACGCCTTCCGGCAGATCGGCGAGCGTCCGCTGTGTGTCTGCATGCAACATCAGATCGGTGACGGCGTTGATGGTCTTCGCCTTCTTGATCTTGTCCTTCAGATCCTTCTCGATGGTCTGACGGTCGAGATTCGCGTTGTCGACCGGATCGTCCTTCAGCTTCGAGCGCTCCATCTCGACGACGTTGTCGCTGCGGGACTCGCCGCGCGATACGGTGCGCTGCACGCCCTCGTCGCTGCCGCGACCCTGCTTGAACTCGTCGGCCTCCTCGTCAGAGTAGACGTCGCCGTGCAGGTCCGCCAACTTGAGGATCACCCGGTCCTTGGCCCGCTTCTCGGCCATGGCCCAGACGTAGGCGGCCTGCTTGCCGGAGACACGGTAGTTGACGCCGATCACCGCTTCGCCGATGGACCATTCCATGCGGTCACCGACGCGGCCGATCACCTGGATCACCGCCTCGTCGCGCTCGGCGCGGATGATCTTGGGCTCGTCCCAGACGACCTTGAGGGCTGCGCCCAGCCGCTCGATGGCCTTGTGGTAGACGACCGGCGTGCCCTGGACCTCCCAGATGCTGTCGCGGTCGAGATCGACGCCGTGCTTGTCGAAGACGGCGTAGATCGCGTCCAGTTTCTCTCGCCTGCTCTTTGCCATTCAAACCTCCTTATGCCGCGAGTGCGGCCTGCTTTGCGGCTTCCTCGCGGACAGCCTGTTCCATTGCCTTCTTGTCCACCGTCAGCTTGAGCTTGTTGTCTTTGGTCCGGCTGATCTTGACGCCCCGGCCAGATGCCTCCTTGGCGTCGTCCGGCATGAGCTTCTTGATGTCCTTCTCGGCCTTCTTGAATTGGTCGGCCGCCGACTTCGAGATCAGGATCGTCTGAGCGAGATCGACCCACTCGTTGTTCGTCGCCATGTCGACGACCTTCATCTCCTCGAACTTCGGGAGATCGGCCTTCACCTCTGGATTGCCGGGAAGGTCGCCGCTCTGCACCGCGTCCCAGAAGTCGCGCTCGGCCTGGAGCAGCTTGACCTGATAGAAGACGTCGGCGTTCAGCTTGACGTTCACGTACTGCGCGGCGCCGGTCAGGACCGACAGCCAGGCGTGATCCATCTGATTGACCAGCATGTTGTGCTGGATCTGCGGCCAATACTTCTCGATGGCCTTCTCCAGCGACCAGTGGAACGGCATCATGAACTTGGCTTCGAGAAGCCCGAGCGCCGGTCCGGTTTCCGTCTCGCGGACGATGCCGTCGAGGGTGGAATGGATGAACGAGAACTCGGGGTGGAACACCTTGCGTTGCTCGTCCGTGACCACGAAGCCGGTCTGGTCCTCGAACAGGTCGAGGTTGAGCGGCTCGGTCAGGTTGCCGAGATTGATGAGGATGATCTCGGACAGATCCTCCAGATCGGCCTCGCCGCGTTTTTCCATCCACAGCTGTTCGATGGCTTTCTGATCGCCGGACATGATGATCTTGGCATCCGACCCGCCAATCGAGAACATCCGCGTCTTGCGGTCCTCGTCGCTCATCTGGATGTGTCGGGTCCGTTTGCGCATCACTGTCTCCGTTTGTTTGTTTAGCTTGAATTCGTGCCAACATCAAGAGAAAAGGCGCCCCGAAGGACGCCTTTTTCCCGTTCACCCGCGAACACTCACATTCCGATGCTACGCTGCACACCCGTGGCCCATCCCGAGGGCCTCATCGGAAGAGAATTGTCCTTTAGCATTTGCATTTGCGCCTGTCAAGCGCAATGCAAACGGTCAGATCTTGTGTTCGCGGCGCAGTTTCTGGATCGTCTCCAAGATCAGGCGGGCGCTGTGCTCGGCCTGAAGGCGATCCTCGTGCGCCCGCTCCAGCTTGATCCGAAGATGCTTCAGAAGCTCCTCAGCTTCTTCCTTGCTCAATGTCATGCTGCCTCCTCCTTGGGCTTGGTCGCCCAGACATCCATCTCCACAGGCTTGCGACCCAGGTACTCGGCCCAGATCGAGTCCTTGCCTAGGCTTGCGACGAAGAAGGTGTGATCGATCTGTTCTTCCGGTGTAATCCGGGAGATGAAGGTACGAGGGCCGTAATCGGGTTTCTCGTATTCCTTCTTCGTATCGACGGCGACCAACTCCATCATGTGCTGACGGCCGCCGAGCAGCTCGACATAGATGTCGGCCAGGATCTGCGAGTCGAGCAGAGCGCCGTGGAGTTCGCGCTCCGTCCTGATCCCGTACTCCTTGATGAGCGCATCGAGGCTGTTCTTTCGTCCCGGCCGTGCCTGCCTGGCGAGGACCAGCGTATCGATGATCTCGTTCGAGAGGGGCGGGAGGTCGAGGCGGGCCAGCTCGGCGTTGATCATGCGGACGTCGAACGAGGCGTTGTGCGCCACGAGCGGTGCCTCGCCGATGAAGGCGAGGAACTTGTTGACGATCCGCTTGAACACCGGCTTGGTCTTGAGGAAGTCGTAGGTGAGGCCGTGGATCTTCACGGCCTCCTTCGGCACCTCGATGGTCGGATTGATGTAGACGTGAAACGTCTTGCCGGTCGGCATCCGATCCTGCAGCTCGACGCAGCCGATTTCGACGATCCGGTCCTCGGTCGATGTGCCGGTCGTCTCCGTGTCGAGAACGATTTCCCGCATTTGGCTCAAGCCTTCAGAATGTTCATGAACAACTCACCCTGCTCGATGGCGTCATCGAGAGCGATGTGCGTGTGCGGCTTCTCGGGGAACCATGACTTCGGCATGTTGCGCTTGGTCGTGTGCCGGAACTTCGTGCCGAGCTTCGCCATCGCATACGACTTGATGTCGAGAGCCGAGAACGAGAATGGCGAGCGACCGACAAACTTGATCAGGTACCAGTACATGAAGGTGAAATCGAAGCCTGCCGGATAAGCCACAAACACCGGAGTCCCAGGCAGGACCGCGACCCACCGCACGAAGTCGAGCATCGCTTTTTCAGGAGCAACGGTACCGACCCGCGTTGCGTCGTAGGCGGCCTGGTTCTTCTTCCAGAACTCTTCTGTCTCGGGGTGCATGCTTGCCTCTGGAAGGGTGTCCAGGTTCTGAGAATGAACGCCGATCAGATGTCCGTCCTCACGGAAGGCGGCAGCTCCGAACGAAAGCATCGAGTGGGGACCAGGAATCGGCCCGTCTGTCTCAATGTCCACGCTGATGTAAATCTCTTGCATGTCAGCCTCGCGTGTCAGGGTTGATGCCTTGGGCCTTGAGAAAGACCCGCGCGTTCTCCTCGCGCTTGTCGAGAAGAGCCTCCATGGCCGCGATCACTGCGAGCCTGGCCTTTTCCCGCTCGACGGGCGAGCCGACCATCAGGGCGGCCTCGAACTCCTTGACGGTGCCGTCCAGAAATGACTGGGCGGCAGCGACGCGGAACTGGCTCCGTGTCAGTTCTTCCTGAATGTTCATGGGATGGGCACCTCCTGAAATGAGAGCCATTCTCCCGGCACGATCCCGCAATCCTTGCGCAGGCCGGAGAGGATGTAGCCGGTGACCCGCGTCCTGATCTCGTAGATCGTGCGCCGGTCGCGCTTGTTCTTGTTCGGGTGATAGATGCGATGCACCGCTTCCGTATCGCCGCCCCTGGCGAGGGCAATGGCGGCCTTCACCAGCCGTTGGCTGTTGCGGGTGCCGTTGCACCAGCGCAGCCACTCCAACACGCCCAGAGCCCGCTCCAGGTCGTTGCGTTGCGGCGCGTATTTGGCCGTGCCGTCGTAGGGCTTCATCGCCGAGAGCGTGCGGAGCTTCTCGATCTCCTTCAGCTCCTGCGGCGTGAGGCCGACCATGTTCCAGCCGCCCGACCTCGTGCCGGAGGTCAGCCAGCGCTTTTCCTGATCCGGGGTGCGGTCGAGCAGATCGACCGCCTCGACGAGAAGCGACCAGATCACATCGCTGTGTCTGGCCTGCTCCTTCTTCAGCTCCCAGGCCAGCCCAGCGCCATGGCCGAGCCAGCCCAGAAACCTGTCCCGGTCCTCACGCGAGAACTGCGACGCCATGCCTTGTCCTTACTGTTCGGGGTTCGTGGTCGGACACCATCCGGGTCCGTGTCGCCCGGTACTCGTAGCGACCCTCACCCAGCCGCTTCTGGGTGAGAGCCACGTCCTTGCGTCGCGCATCGGACTTGATACGGTCGGCGAGGAAGCCGAGAGCACCGATCTGCTTGCGGCGCACCTCCTGGCTCGGATCGTGATCGTCGAACGTTTCCTGCCGGTCGTTCTGCAGATCACCGACCCAGTAGACCAGGACGTCGCCGTGCCTGGCCCTCTTGAGCCAATCCTCGTATTCCAGGAGGGCGCCTGGTCCCACGTCGAGATCGGTTCTCTTCATGGATCAGGCGATCCCCTCAAAGTCCTTGAGGTTGCGGACCAGCTCGATGGTCTGCTGTTGGTAGGTGAGGGTGGCTTCGGTCAGGCGTTCGAGGAGGGCGCCGACATTGGCGACGGTGATGTTCTGGACCTTCAGAACTTCCATGTGCTGCGCCCGCTGGATCTCTTCGTCGCTCGGGCCGAGGTTGGCGAAGATGCCACTGAAGAGCGTTTCGAGCGCATCGCCGTCCTTCACATCATCGCCGAAGAGCCGGAGGCCTTCGCCGCCATTCTCGATGCACTGATCGAGCGGGAGGCCACAGTCGCAGGTAGCCTCCTCGCCGCCGAGCATCGTGCCGATGGCGTTGCCCTCGACAGCCTGTCTCGCGCCCTCGTCGGACACCGGCTTCGTCTCGAACTCGATGCCCATGTAGCTACCCTTGTTGTCCATGATGTTCTCTCTTTCGGTTTGAATTCATGCAAATGGGTGATGAAATGAAAGGGGAGGATGCCGTACCCACTCTCGGCACCCTCCCAGGACATTCCGTTACACTAGAACGGAATATCGTCGTCGAAATCGTTGCTGCGCGACGGGGCGGGGCGGCGGTCCATCGGCGACGAGCGGCCGAACTCGCGGTCGCCGCGCCCCCGGTCGTCGTCGTCCCGGCCGCGTCCGCTGTCTCGGCTGGAGCCGGAGGAACGGCGGCGCTCGCCGCGATCCTCGTCCTCGTCGTCACGTCCCCCGCCACGGCTGTCGAGGATCGTCAGCTCGCCCCGGAAGTTCTGCAGGACCACCTCGGTGGTGTACTTCTCGACGCCCTGCTGGTCGGTCCACTTGCGGGTCTGCAGCTGGCCCTCGATGTAGACCTTCGAGCCCTTCTTGAGGTACTGCTCGGCGACATTCGCCAGGTTCTCGTTGAAGATCACCACCGAGTGCCACTCGGTCTTCTCCTGGCGCTCGCCGGAGCGCTTGTCCTTCCACGTCTCGCTGGTCGCGATGCGGAGGTTGACGACGGGCTTGCCGTCGTTGAGGCGGCGCACCTCGGGATCGCGCCCGAGATTGCCCACCAGAATTACCTTATTCACTGAGCCTGCCACGCGGGTCTCCTTTTCATTTGCAGTTCCATAGCACATCCGTTTGCATTCAAGCAAGCGGCATTTTAGAAAGCCAGCGGCTTGAAGAGCTGGGTGACGGGATCGAAATCCAGCTCGCATTCCCCGACCTGTCCGGCGATCCCCTTGAGCCGGATCTTGGGAATCCTGATCGTGCGTCTCGTCTGGGTCGGATCGTCGGTATGGACCACGAAGCCGAGGTCCGCCTTGTTCGCCCAGTGCGCCGAGTCCGAGATGTCGTACAGACCCGGCGTCGCCCCGCTCTGCATTTTGGTCGGGTGAGCGATCACCGCCGTCATGCAGTCGAACGACTTACCGAAGCGCTTGATCTTGCGGATCGCGTCGCCCGTGTACTGGGTCAGCGACGTGTTCGATCCGACCTTGTGCTCCAGCTCGTTCCAGGGATCGATCAGGAGCATCTTCGTGCCGTACCGGAAGACCGAGGCGGCGGCAGTGTCGAGGAGGTAGTCGAGATCGATGTCCTCGCCGTCATCGAGCCGGGGATCGTGGTCGATGAAGGTGAAGTACCGCTCGACGAAGGCCTGCGCCCGCATGCGGTCCTCGTAGGACCAGTCCTTCCGGGCCTTGCCGAGGAACGCCGTCATCAGCTCGATCATCAGGAAGGGCTTGACCTGCTTCTCGCCGGAGAAGATCGCGATGGGCCACTTGTGGATCTTGGCCATGTTGACGGCGATCTGGTTGATGAGCGTCGACTTACCGGCATTGGGCACGCCGGTCCCGACCAGGAACGCCCCGGTATAGAACTTGATCAGCTCATCGAGCTGCGGCGCGATGCCGAGTTCGTGCATCACCGGCATCTCCTGATCGGGATAGTCGGAGAGCTTGAACAGGCCCTTCACCGGCCACGGCTTGGTGTTCTCCAGGATCTCGCGGACCTTGTCCGGCCCGAAATAGAGCAGGACTTCGTTGAGATCCTTCACCGGCCGCATGGGCTGCGACTTCATCGTCTTCTTGTCCTTGTTCGGGACAACCGGATCGTCGGGATAGACGACGAAGCGGCAACGGGCGGGACCGATGCGTCTGACCAGTTCTTTGGCCATGCGGCGACCGGAATCGTCGTTGTCGAGCGCCATCACATGGGTCTTCACCCGCATGATCTGCTGCATGAGCATGCCCATGAACAGGAACTTGTCGTCGTCCTCGGGATCGATGTCGTCAGTGCCGTAAGGCACCTCGATCAACCGCCCCTTGGCGTCGCGTCCCGGCATGGCGCCGTCCGGCACCGAGACCGTGTGCGGATAACCGGCCTCAATCGCCGTCCAGCAATCGAACTCGCCCTCGGTCCAGATCAGGAACGCCGCATCGGTCTCCAGCTCGGTGAGCATGTCCTCGTCGAGCAGGACATTGGCGTTGTAGACGGTCTTCTTGCCGTCCTTGACCTGGCTGAACTTCTTGACACCGTCCTCCGACCAGCGGTGCTTGGTGTTGACCTCCTCGTCGTATTCGTAGAACGGGAAGCACAGGATGTTGCCGCTCGGATCAGGGGCGACGGATCCATCGCGCAAGCGCTTGCCGCTGTAGGCTCCCATACGGGTTGCTGTCTCGACGCTCAGGCCTCTTGCCTCGATTCCCCGGATATGACGCTCGTTTATCATCGATCAGATAGTCCTTCTCGCCACAGTGATGACACTGGTACACGCAACCGGCATCATCGATTTTCACGCTGAGACACTTGAGTTTTTGATGGGCTTTCTTGCGCCTGTGCGAGCAGAACGGGCAGATCGTGTACTGATTTCCCGCCCTGAGCGACCGGATCCTGATGCCCTTGCTGGCCAGCCATCCGGCGATGTCCAGCTTCTTCTCGCTCAAATCGCCATCCTCCTCACTTGCGCGGCGGGTTTCTTGGGTTCGTTTCCGGCGATGGGCTCGTCGAGCCAGCGTGCCTGGTTGAGCCAGGTGGCGGGATTGCACCACGGCCGGTCGTCGGTCTTGTTGCAGTAGCTCTTCAGTCCGGCCATGAGTGTCTCGAAATCGACCTTCTTCGACTTCATCACCCGCACGAAGGAGGCCTGGGCCGCGCCCTTGCCGACTTTCTGCGGATAGGTCTTCCAGAACAGCTCGAACGCCTCCGACACCGAAGTGGGGGAAGGCGAAGCGGCGTGCGCCTCGCGCACCCGCGTTTCTCCCTCTGGAGATTCTACTGATGGTTCTACTGATAGGTTAGGCGGCACGTCGTGCCGCTGGTTTTGGAACGACGTGCCGCTGGCTCTGGAACCAGGTGCCGCTGGCTCGGAAACAGATTCCTCTGGTCCACCGGAACGTCGTGCCGCTGGTTCATCGTCAGCGGAACGGTATGCCGCTGGACGCATGATCAGCCGGATCAGATCGGTCTTGTAGGTCTGCTTGTCGCCGCGTCGACCTTGCCGGTCGATGATGCCCATGTCCTCCAGGGTGGCGAGGGCGTTGCGGACGGCGCGTTCGGACAGTTCGGTGTCGTCGGCCAGACGCTTCTGCGAGGGCCAGGCCAGGCCTTCTTCGTCGGCGTAGTTGGCGATGGCGTACAGGACGGCTTTGAGGGTGGACGAGCCGGTCTTGATGCCTCTCGCCCAATGCATGGCAGAGTAGCTCATTTCAGGTTCCTGCGGGTGGCGGGATTTCGAGGGGGGGTGGACATTAGCTTGAATTCAAGCTAAGAGTCAACCAACTAGATCTAGGGCCCCGGAGGGCCGGGAGACACAAGACGCATGAGACGAATCCTCGTCGCTGGAATCGATCCGGCCTTTGCGAACTTCGGCATCGCCAGGATGTGGCTGGATCTCGACACCCTGGAGCTTGACCTTGAGGCGCTGCAGCTGATCCAGACCGAGAAGACCGAGCTGAAGCAGACCCGCGTGTCCTCGGACGACCTGCGGCGGGCCCAGGAGCTGCATGGCGGATTCATCTACGGGTTGCGCGAATGCGTGGTCTGCTTCGCCGAGATCCCGTCCGGCGCCAAGGACGCCAAGGCGGCACGGCTGCTCGGGATGGCGACCGGCGTGCTCGCCGCGTGCCCGATCCCGATCATCGAGGTGCAGCCGGTCGAGACCAAGCTGGCGAGCGTCGGCACCAAGACCGCCACGAAGACCGAGATGATCGAGTGGGCGGTCGGGAAATATCCCGAGGGGGACTGGCTGCGGCTCAACAACAAGCCGGGAGGGCGCCTGCTCAAGGACAACGAGCACCTGGCCGACGCCATCGGCGTGGTCCATGCGGGGATTCGCACCCCCGACTTCAAGCGTTTGCTTGCACTGTGGCACTCGGCGCCGGTCCCGTCCTGAAGGATTGCGGTGTTGAATCCTTGCCACGCGGACAAGGATTCGTTGACCATTTCGGATTATTTCGTCATCCGATTTGCGTAGTTTCAAGCGCAAGAGCGAACAGACCTGACTAGGTCGGCTGGATCCGGTCGACCACAGGGCTCCAGTATTCCTTGTACATCGGGATGGCTAGATCTCGATTGATCCGGTGGCGCCGGAAGAGAATTTCAACAGCGGCCAAAGCAGAGTTACAATAAATCACAGCAAGACTCTCATCATCGCCGATGATCTGGTCGAGGTTGTTCAGAATGTCCGACGTGACCGACTCGGCGTTTCTGTGAGCATGGCTCTGATGTTCTTGGTTCATGACGCTTTCTGCTTTCATCTGACTGATACTCTCCGAGTTTGGCGATAGACCCAAAGTCCTATCGACCATAACCCAATGAGAACAAAAAGAGAACGGTTTTTCCATTTGCAATCGCGCAAAAACTGAATTAGTTGTGGTCAAGTTATCGGAACGGAACAAAATCCGGTTCGCCCTGGGAACTCGTTTGTATTTGCATGGTTATGATGACGGTTAGTGCAAACGCAAATTCGGCAATCTCGTACCCCTGTGGCCGTCCAGCGAGACCGCAGGCAGGACGATTATGCCAAGTGCTCAAGGGAATGGAGGAGTTATGCTTACAATGATCGAACAAAAGGGCCGGGAGGCATCAGTGACGGAAAGTCCTCGTGATGTAGTTGTTGAGTGGCTGCAGCACATTATGAAGGTAAAGGACTGGACCGGAACAGATATTGCTCGAAAGTCAGATCTAGCGCCGTCGACTGTTCTACGAATACTGAACGATCCGCAACACAAGTTCGTTCCGGCTCTGAAGACACTTCAGAAAATTGCCACGGGTACCGGCTACCCGATCCCCCGCAAGGTCACCGACGCGCTTGGAGCACCGAGCATCTCGACCGGGGAGGGTAAGGAATTCGCAGGACGCACCTTGGCTCGGGAAATCTCACCCCCACCAGCCGCGCCACGCCGGAGCCCGATGGTCGAAGTCAAGCATGTGTCATCGCTGCCGTCGTCGCTGCAGCCCATCGACAAGCGGGAGATCCATGTCGCCGCGCTGCCGCATTGGGAAGGCGACGACACCGCGTTTGCCTTCTACATGCCGGATAATGCGCTGGATCCGTGGGCACCGGCCGGTACCCTGATGTACGCCACCAAGCGCCGCGATCCGGTCGGCGGCGACTGGGTGCTGGTGATCGACCAGGCCGGGAAGTCACGGGTGCGCTTGTTGCTGAGCATCGATGAGAAGGGCCTGTCTCTCTCGAAGAGCCATCCGGCAACCGAAGACGAGAAGATGACCTTCGATGAGATCAAGGAACTGGCCATCGTCGGCGCTGTCATGCGAATCTAAGTGCACCAGAGCCGCCTGAGCCCGCAGTCCTCATCGGCTGCGGGCTTTTTGTCGTCCGCAATAACTAGAAAAGGTTTGAGTGATGGCTCAGCGAGTTGAGCGCGGAGTGCCTGTTGTGCCGATCCGCAACCTGTCACGGTTGCCGAATAACCTCTCAGCCCAGACCGAGGCCACGACACGGTGCCCCTTCCCACTGATCGACGACGAGACAGCCTTCGCCTTCTACATCCCCGAGGAATATGTCGGATTGCACAAGGACGCCCTGGCCTTCGCCAGCCAGCGACGGGATCCGATCCCCAACGACCTGGTGCTGTTCGAGCTGAAGGATGGCGAGCGCAGGTTCCGATGCGTCTATGAGGTAAAGAGTGATGGGTATGTCACGATAAGACCTTTGAAGTTTCCTTTGAAATCAGCGAAGATCGAGAAAGAAACCATCAAGTTTCATGAGATTGACCAGATGAGTGTGGTCATGCTGGTCGTAAAGACCTGACGGTCTATCCTCGATCTTCTGTCTCGCTCCAGGGACACCTTCGTCAGAAGATGCCTTTGGCCCCTGTCTTCTGTTGTTATCATTCCACTTACGCTGCTTTCTTGTTGAAGTAATCATCGACGAGAGCCTTAGCCTTTGCAAAGAGCGCGGTGTTGCCATCCGCCAGGAGGGGCAGCAGATCGCGTTTCTCCCGCATGTAGACCACCGCGAAGTCGGGGTCGTGCAGCGTGATCGAGCCGGTGTTGCTGATCAGGTCGGCCAGCTTGATCGTCTGACCGGCCGCTGAGGCTTTGGCCAGGTGCTCCCGGTCGATGGCCTTGCGGGTGGCGCGGTTGCCGTCCTCGGGCCTCGACGGGTCCGTTACCTCGTCGACGAGCTGGGCGACACGGTCGCCGAAGACCAGGCGGATATGGCTATTCTCGATGGCCGCGTTGTCTTCGACCGTATCGTGCAGCCAGGCCGCCGCGAGGATCGCCTCATCGGTGACGCCTGCATCCTTCAGGATCCCGACCACGGGGGCCGGATGGCAGATGTACGGCTCGGCCGTGTACTTTCTGGCCTGGCCTGCATGAGCCGCCGTGGCGAAGGCGAAGGCGGCCCGTTCGAGTTCAGAGTGAGTCAGGTGCATGGTACCTCCATTTGCATTCATGCAAATTTTGCGCTACATGTAGGGCATGTCAGATGCCAACACCCAACATGTCTGTGGTATGCCGTGGTTCGAGGCCCGTCAGGAGATCGACCTCTTCCGCGAACTTGAATACGCCTGTGTCTATGCGCTTGGACCCGCAGAGGGGGCACCTCTGCGGATCGGGATGACCGCCGACCCCCGGCGCGAGCTGGGGATCCTGCAAGCCGAGAACTGGCAGGATCTCATCGCCCACGAGATCGTCTGGACGGCGGGGAAGCCGCTGGCGCGACGGCTCAAGGCCGAAGTCCACCGGCTCCTGGACGGAGAGGGGCGGCGCATCCGCGCCGACTGGTTCCGTCTCGAACGGGATGAGGCGTGGCCGCTGATCAAGACGGCCGCCGCCACCCTCAAGATCCCGACCTTCTCTCACCAGGAGATGATGCGCCGGGTCCGCTCACTGCGGGAGGATCGGATCGCCCAGGCCCTGGCGTCCGCAGGGTTCTCGCATTTGCATTCGCATTGACACAAATGCCGATTTATGCTACTCCCTCTGCAAGGATGACCAGACTGGAACCACATTGTTCCGCCTGATGAACGTGTTCTCCAGGGCCTTCTGGAGATCGTTCAGAAAGTCAATCGACACGGTCGTCGTGTCGGCTTGAAATTCATCCTTCAGCCGTTTCAGCTTCGACAGCCACTCCTTGGCCATCTCGGCTTGACCGGGAGGCAGTTTTGTCTCCCATTCACTCTTGTCGACTTCGAGCTGTGCTTTCTTGATCTCGAAGTCGAGGTAGTCGTGCAGTTCCTGGATCCTGACCTTGACGCTCTCCAGGATCGGCTCGGCTTGAGAAAGAGCCGCACAGATCTCTTCGATGATCTCGGGCAGCTGTTCCTGAAACCGGGGATTGATCTCGGGTAGCGACGGCTTAGGCGGAACCCTTGTCGTCGTTGGCACCATCCTCCTCCTTCCTGTTCACGGCGGAATGGTCCTCCTCCTGCGGCTTCCAGGGGGCGAGGCCGCGTTCGAGCGCCGACAGGGCCAGCGCCACGATGCGGCTGCAGCCGCGCTTCTCGTACTTCAGGACGGCGGCATCGCTGATGCCGAGCCAGTCGCCGACCTCCTTCTGGGTCAGCTCCCGGCTGATCCGCCAGAGCCGGAACTCGTCACCGGACAGAAACGGTTCCTGCTCTCTCGAAGCACGTTCTTCCATGGTCGCCCCTCTTCTCCCTGACCGGGGATGCTCAAAGCCTTCACTTGTCATGATCAATGCGTTCCGTTCGCGCCGTGGAGCTGAGTTAAGGTTAGTCATTGATCGGGTCAAGCAAAATTTGCATTTGCGATAACGATTCCATTTGCATTTTGGCTTACGCCACACACACCCCCTTCGCCTCGGTGAAGGACATCGCCTCCTTGGCCTCGATCCGCCCGGAGACCAGCTCGGCCCAGGCTCGTGCGCCGCACGGCAATTGCTCATGTTCACGCGGGTCGATGAACCGCAGGTGACCATGGACGTCGATCTGATGGGCATAGGTCGTCTTGCGGCCCTCTTTGATGGTGTAGACTGGACGCTGGCCGCCGTCCTTTGCATTCATCGCAATGAAACTCCGGTTCACATGAATGATCGTCCGTGGCTTTGACATGGATCAAACTCCTTTCATGCCGCCCTGGCGTAGGAATTCCAGATCGAGAGATCGAAGTCGGCCGGTGTCATCTTTGCGCCATCGGCGAGCGCTAGGACGATCTTTTCCAGGCGCCGGTAATTCGCCCCGGTCGGGGTGGATTTCGGCACCTTGTAGCCGAGCGAGGCCAGGTGCTTGAGCACATGGGTGTCGAGCACCGCATAGCGCTGACCGGGCCGGGAATGGACGATGAAGAACCGCGCCGTCTTCGGGCCGACGCCGTAGATGGATTCGAGATCCTCGACGCTGCAGGTGAAGAGGTTGGGCTTGCGCTCGAACGTCTGCTGGAAGGCTTCCGAGATGCGGCGATACTGCCCGATGCGCCACATCTGCAACAGGCCCCGCAGCTCCCAGTATTCGAGCTGACCGAACTTGTCGAACGGCATGTCGCCCCGCAGGGTCGTGAGCATGCCGTCGAGCAGCCGTGCCATGCGGAAGGCGGGTTTTCCGGCCGCCAGGATGCAGAACAGCCAGAACTCCTGCAACTCGGCCTCGGTTCTGTCGTACTTGGTGATGTCGCTGGGGTCGATCATGACGACGGCACATCCTTCGCTGATCGGGCCTGGTACTCGGCGAACTCATCCCTGGTGTGGATCTGCTCGCCCTGACCGTCCCAGTAGGTGGTGAGGTTGGGATTGGGGCCGTCCGGCATCGAATGGATGACGTGACCCCGGTGGCCGTACTTCTTGAGCCAGCGATGCAGTTCGTGCTTGACGGTGAAAGCGGCGAGGGGACCGGACGCCCCGGCCACCACATAGATCTTCGTGGGTCGAGTCATCAGACTCTCCTTCCGTTTCGTTCGGCCGCCTGACGACACCACTCTTCCTTCGGTGGGATCTCGGCGACCCTGTGGGTCTTGGCGCAGTCGGGGCAGACCGCGACGTCTCGCTTGACGTTCCAGAACGGGGTGCGGCTCCAACAGAAGCAGCACTGCTCCATGACGCCCCGGAAGCCGCATGTGAGTTCATCCGGCTCTCGTTGAATCGGGATTGTCATTACGCGGCCTCGCAGGTTGGAAGAGGACGGGTGTTGACACCGCAAAGAGGGCACCACTTCGCCTTGCCGCCCCAGTTCTTGAGCTTGCGCTCGAAGGTCCGGTCGGCGCCGGGGATGAAGTGGGCCAGTTCCACCTTGCGACCGGCCGCGACCGCCGCCTTGACCAGGGGGTTGGCCCTGTGGCCGCCCGACAGGTGCTCCTGCACCCGTCTCGATGGATCGTCGTCTTCGGTGTAGCCGAGGTAGTGCCTGGCATGGCCGAAGGGCTTGTCGAAATGCAAAAGGTAGACACCGCTCATTTGAATTCACGCAAAAGGTTGGGCAACGGAGAACCGTGGCTCACGCCACGGCCCCCATCGCTTGTGGAATTGGCCGAGCCAGGAGGCCTTTGCCCCACAATCGCTCGACCTCTCTAATGGCCTGGGACCAGGGGAGGGCTGGTGTCTGGGGCAACCATTCGTCCCAGTCATCGTCCTCCAGATCCAAGGCGTAGACGACAAACAGTCCTTGCTTCTTCACTTCTCCTCCAGTTTCAGGACGTCCTTCAGGGTGCCGACGACGTCCGCATACAGGTCGTTCCAGTCGTCGCCGTCTGGCGGCCGGGAGCCGTTGCCATGTGCGTCGCCGTCCATGGCTTCGGCCGACCGCTCGATCCGCCCCAGCAGGTCACGCAACTTCTGCTCGGGGGATTTCGCTGCTTCCTCGCCTTTCTTGACGAATGGCTCAAGTGCGTCGCGTTGGGCCTTCATGTTGTAGCCGTGCGGCTCGATCAACTCGATCAGCGAGAGCAAATCCCGCGCTTCCTTGCTGTGATCGATAGGGTCCAGATCTTGGCCGAGACTCAACTCGACGGCTCCGACCAAGATCCAGTGCAGGGCCGTAGCCTGCTGTTCAGTGAGGGTCTTTGTCTGTCGCCGGTTTTCGAGAAATGCCAGGATTCGACGGGCTTCGTCGCGGTTCCTCTCCTGAACATCCTGCGGCGTGATGTGTACCCACCCACTGCCGCGATAGCCGTCATCTCCTTCATGCTCGGGCCAGGTCCAGGTGACGGGTCCATCATGGATCTCATCATGAAGGAACTTCGCCAGCGCTTCCTGGTCCGTCCAGGTCATAGACGATACTTCAGCCATAAACGATTTCTCCCAGAACGCAGGCTTGCAGGAAGACGTCGGCCGTCTCGGCATCGCCTTCCTCGCTGACGATCTCGGTGATGCGGCCAGGCTGGTTCTTGGAGAGCCATTCGAGACCGCGATTGATCCGCTCGGGGTTGAGCACCTTGTGTGCGTTCTCGCCGATCTCGGTGACGTGGATCTCGAATGGCCCTTCATAGACCCGCTTGTCCGAGTACCAGGGGTTCTCAAGGGGAGGGCGAGACTTGTTCATCCTCCATTCGACGGTTTGCCCGTCGAGGGTGCAGTTCTGCAGGAAGAATCCGTCGCACCAGTAGTTGGATCCGCCCTCGATGGCGGTAATGATCTGATCGGCGATCATCTGTGAGGTGATCTCGATCTCGGCTTTGTATGAGACTTGCGTCATACGGGCTCTCCGTCGATTTCGTAGACGATGCCTTCCTTCTCTTCGTTGAGGGCCAGAGACACCTCTACGAGGATCGGATCACCGTTGGGCCATGCGCCCAGGTTGGCGTTGTTGGCATCGATGTGAGCCCGCAACATCTCGCGGGCTTCAGTTTCGCTCGTGGCCCTGACGCGGATCGCTGCTTTCAGCTCCACGTCAAAGGCGTATTCGTGAATCTCCTTCGGCTCCATGGGCGCCTCACTGGAAAACCAGCTCGCCGAAGCGCGAGGGAGGAGGGCAGGGGTTGTAGTCCTCGTTGTCGATCTGATGGCGGCGAGCGCGGTAGCCGCCGACACCGACGAATTCGTAGCCTTCGATAATGTCGTCGATGGTGCGGCCATCGCTCTCGATTACGGCATATTCGGAAACGCCCTTGCTCATGACGGCGTTGGTACGATCCTTGTTCGTGCTCATGGGTGAACCTCAGTGATGTATGAAAAGGTGGCGGTAGCCGCGAGAGACGCGGCGGTACTCGGGTTCAGGCTTGGTGTAGGGGTCCATGCCGTACTTGCGGAGGAACTCGCTGGCCGAAGCCGCCACCTCGCGCTGATGGGCGTAGGACCATTGCTCGATCTCACCGGCAACCAGCACGCTCACATCGAGCGCCTGGTTCTGGGCGAGATCGACTTTGATCACGCGGTCGATCTTGCCGACGTCGTAGTCGCCGGTCGCGATGCCCTCGACGATCTTCTCGCGCGAGGCCTCGGCCAGGGTGGCTTCATGGGTGAAGGTCACGCCATCGGCGGTCGTGGCCTGCACCAGGTAGAACTCGTTCTGCACGATTCGCCTCCATTTGCTTCCTTGTTAAGTTAGCATTTGAATTCAAGCAAACACTTTTTCAAAGTGCTTGGCGCCGTTGCCGTGGACCTCGATAGTGATGTTGGCCTTGAAGCCACGCTTGAGGCCGTTGCAGAGCATGCACTGGGTGCATTGAACGGCCTTGCCCAGCTCCTTGGACGCGGGGCACTTGCCCTCGCCCTTGAGCACCGGCTCGCCCTTGCGCCTGACGCGGTAGGTGCGCCAGCCGAGCGCCACGGCCTCGGCGTATTCCTCGTCGGAGCTGACCGAGGCCATGCACCATTGCTTCAAGGCCGGGATGGTCCGCCAGAAGGTGGTGTAGCCGACCGGATCGGCTTTCGCGAGGATCGTCTCCCAGACGAGGATCGGGACCGCGCCGGGATCGCCGTAGGCGCCGATCCGCACCTTGCGGCCAGCGAGCAGCCGTCTGGCGACCGACAGCGGCACATCCTGGTAAGCATCCCCGCGCCTGAAGGCCTGGTAGACCGTGTGCGGGCCGTTCATGAGGACGACGTAGCAGGTGCGCTCCTCGTTCTTGAGGTTGCCGGTCTTCTCGTCCCTGACCACCTTGCCACGATGCTTGCAGTTGCCGCAGATGGCGTAGTCAGACCCGTTCTGGTTCGCCTCGAACGGGTGCATGTCGGAGCGCATGATGTAGATCTGGGGCATTGGCCCGGTCTTCGAGTTCTTGCCGCCGCTCATCAGGCCTGAGACGATCACGACAATCGGGGAGCCGTCGACCTCGGACGGCCCTCTGTAGATGATCATTCCTTGCATTCATCCTTCCTTTCTCGAATTCGTGCAAAGGGTTAGGCAGGCTCCTTCAGTTGATCCTCCTGATCATCGCCTTTATGTGCTCCTTGATCCTTTCGGGCTGGTCTTGCTAAGCCCCGAAGCTCGTTGAGCTGACGCTGCTGATCATCGATCACCTGCTGCGCCAAGTAGAGTTGGGTTGCCAGGTTCTCGATCTCGCCACCCTTCGACCGAGCCTCCTCGATGATGGCAGTGATGCCGGTCGTGCGCCGCTGTTCCCGCTGCTCGAACCAGGCATGGTCCTTGTTGCGGGCATTGGGGTCGAAGTCGTCGGCTACGACTGGTGCTTCCGGCTGCTCGACGATGGCATCGGGGCCGTCATAGGCTAGGGTGGCTTCCTGCTGCTCCGGCGTCAGGTTGTTGAAGAAGCCTGTCATCTCGCGAGGACCGCCAGCATCGCGCCACCACTTCTGCTCCTGGAAGCGGGCGAGAGCCTGATCGCGGGCCGCATCGATCCTGACGAAGTACGCCATGACCTCGTCGGGCGACCGCTCATAGGACGGGCCGGACAGGTTCGAGAAGATCCTGAAGGCCTCCTCGATGTTCTCGATCCGCTTCTCAGCAAGCCGGTGAAAGTTCAGGTTTTTTTCGCTCATACCATGATCCTCTTGGCGGCTTCCCTGAGAACCTCGCGCTTGAACTCAAGTTTCCTTGCGTCACTGAGTTTCTGCCAGTGATACTGATCAGGTGTCAGAACGACGGTCCACCACTCGTTGTTGTGTGCATCTTTGAAGAACTTGCACGGCCTATTGTCTTTCTCGACCGTGTGATAGAACTTCAGTGACATAGCTTCTGACGGCCAGCCTCCGGCCGCATCGACCTGACGGACAAGATCCTCCGTCGTTGTCTCAAGCCAACTGTGGGTGATTGCGGGCCTTTCAGATGCGTCGGCCATACCATGCCTCCGTGAACATGTGCATCATCTGGCAGAATGCGATGATGGGTCCGGCGACGATCCACATGGCCATGTAGAACACGGCCACGACGGCGCCGAAGGTGAGAATAATGGACCGCCGCAGCCACACCGGCTGGATGTCTGCCCACTGCATACGCATGTAGTCGATGCTTCCTTCGCCCATGGTCAATCCTCGTAGTTGTGCAGCTCATCGATAGGCTCGACATCCCGGTCGAACATGATCCAGGAGCAGCCTTGGCTTCGGGCGAAGACGATGCAGAGGCGAAGGTCTTCGGGGTACATCGCCTCCCAGTCTTCCTTCGGGTCGTCCGTGATAGCAACGAACCAACCGTAATCGCCCTTGCTGTAGTAGACCGGCAGAGCCTCGAAGGCGCTGCCTTCCAGCCGGTCCATGTCTTGGCGAGTGCCCAGGCTCAGGTGAGCCGTGGATAGCGCCAGCATCTTATGGGTCTCAAGACTCATCGTCGTCCTCCTGGCAGCTGTCGCACAGTCCGATCTGATCTGTGCCGAGCGGGTTGTTGCAACGGTCGCAGGCCTCGTCGCCGATGTCCTCGTCCTCGGGTTCATTGAAAACGTCACCCTTATCGAGGATGTCCTGCACGGTGTCGTTGAAGAAGAAATCGAACTTCTGTTCTTCGCTCAGCATGCCGAAGGCGACCTCGAACAACTCACGGAGATCATCGATCTCAGGTTCATTGCCTTCCTTCTCGCCATGCTCGAACGCAGCATTGCTGTAGAAGCCGGATGTTTTGATCCGTGCAAGCGTCAGGCCGGTGGGCTCGAAGAACTTCTTCTCGGGCATGCCGTCACCCTCGTCGAAGACGTTGGTGATCTTATTGCCGATCACGACCGTGAAGGCCCAACCCTGCTTCTCGCCGAGATGCTCGATGTGATCGATGATGGCGAGTGTCCCAGCGGGCAGGGTGACTTCTTCGTCGTTCTCATCTGAGCCGGTCGTCTCGACCAGCGTGCGGACGATGTCGTACTTCTTGAAGCCGAACATCTCGATGACTTTCTGACCCATTTCAGACCTCCACTACTTCTTCCTGACGGCCGTTGCCGTAGGACTCCGCTTTCCTGCATTTCAGGTAGCCGAGATAGTTGGTTATCGAAACTTGTCGCTCGATCTGCTCCGGGAACCAGCCCATGAGCTTGCGAGCGTCCTCGATGTTGTCCGCTGAAACCTCGACCTCGACACGAAGGTCGGCTTCAAATCGAAACTTTTTGGTTTTGCGCTTGACCGGCATTTAGACCTCCTCGCGGATCTTGTATTCGGGCCGCGTCTCCATCTCGTCCTGCACCGCGATCATGCGGCGGTTCTGTGAGGGCGAAATGCTCTCGGCATAAGCCAGCACCTGGTACTCGTTGAGCAGCTCCTCGTAGCTCATCTCCTTGACCGGACGGGTCGAGTTGATCTCGGCGTGAACCCGGTGAACCGGGATGTGGCAGGCATGACAGTCACACATGCAATTCTCCTTTGCATTCAAGCAAGCGTCGTTACGCACTGAGGGCGATAACGCCCTCTGATTATTGGGCTGGTTGCTGTTCGGCGGTCAGGAGAACTGCGAACAGGCGGTAGGTGCCAGTGAGATCGAGATACTTCAGGCCGACTTCCATGGCCTTGTAGGGTTCGTCTCGCTCAAGTTGCTCTGCCACGCCGCTCACGACAGCCATGCCGTCTGCGGTCTCTAATCCCATGTCGCGGCAATGCTGCAGGGCAGCGTCTCGCCGGAAGACGGGGATGGGCTTCCCCATTGCGGCAAATCCGTCATGGTTCTCAGGCTTCACCTGGTTCATAAACTGAGCCATTCCTCTCTCCTGTTCAGCTTGACGATGGCATTTTCGATTTCGATACGCAAATGCAAACGTCTGTACAGACATCGCCACGTCAAGCAACGTTCGTTTGCTGACGAGTCTTGGCCCGCTTCCGGCGCTCGGCGCGGGCCCTGGTTCGCTCGTTCGGGGTCATGGCCGCGTTCTTCTCGGCCAGGGAAACCCGCTCTTTGCGGTGCTCGATGGCGCAGGTGGCATGCTGGACACGCCACCCGCCGTAGGGCCTCTTCTCGAAGTACCCATCGCCCGCTGCGCAGTGCTTGCCGCAGCGGTAGCAGGTGCCGGGGAAACGGTTCCTCATGCGAACGTAGCAACCTCGCGGTTAGCTTCGACCAATTCGGAAAGGCTGGTTTCCTGCAATGCCTTAGCCTTCATGGTCTGGAGCGTCTCGATGACCTCGTCGATTTTCTCGATGGGGATCGACATGCGGCTGGCGAACGATGTCCGGTGGCTGTTGACCGGATTGATACAGACCTCCTTGTCCCGCTGCATCAGCATCAGGCTCAGGCCAGTCTGGTGCATCGCCCCGTTGCGGCCAAAGGCGCCGTATTCGATCTTCCGGCCGTAGCTAATCTCCTTGATCATTCAGGATCTCCTTGATTGAGGTGTTATCGACGTAGCCAAAGAAGTCCTCCCCGGCCTCGTCCTCGACGTAGATGCGCTTCTCGGCATCGTCGTTGTCGACCTCGCCGACGATGTAGATGCCGTCCGGCGCATCGCGGTCGCCATGGACGCGGACCCGGTCGCCTTTTCTGACGACCAGAACCTTCATCGCATCGGGCTTCTCGACGGCGAGCTTCATCCAGTCCTGGGACAGCTGCTGACCATCGAGGGTCACGCCATCCTCGGTGAGGGTGACGCGGCCCTCCGTGACGTCGGCCACCGCCATCGTCACGTCGGTCAGGTGGATGAGGCGATCCTCATCGTCGATGCCTTCGAGCAGCAGGGCTTTGACCGTCTCGAAGTTGCCGTGGTCCGCCGCGAGGGTCCAGGGCTGGCCCCTCGCAATGAACATGATCGATGTGTCGGTGATCACTCGTGGGATCATGTTAGGCTCCGATGATGATGGGCTCCTGGGCGTCCTCCACGGCCTGGGCCGCCTGCTCCCGTTCTTCGCAGGCGAGAAGCCGGAAGTATTCGTTCAGAGCCGTCTGACGCTTGTTCTTGGTGTCGTAGCCATAGCCGTAGTGATGATCGGCGATCACCCGGAACAGCGGGTACTTCTTGATCATCGCTTGGTACTTGTCATTGATCGCCTGCGTCGGGCTCGGGAAGGTCGGCTCCTGGACGGTGTGACCGATCATCTTCAACGCCTCGATGGCGCGGTCGGTGTCGGTCCGCGTGTAGGTGCCGCGCTGCAGCCGCTCGATGATCGGCATGACCTCCTCCTTGAAGGCCTTCATCGGGGCAGGAGCCTGCGTCAGGTCGTATTCCCTGACGAACTGCCGGACGTGGGCATCGAGACTCGACTCGGTGCGGCCGTAGAACTCGTCGCGGGTGGAGAAGTCTACCTTCGCCTCGATCAGCGGCTTGAGCTTGTCGGCAATGAACGTCCAGCCTCCGGTGAGAACATCCTTCTCCTGTTTGATCAGGATCTCGGTATCCTCCGGGAGCACCTTCAGTTCCGCCGCCAGCTTGAGGAAGCGCTCCATCGTGCCTTGCGACACGCGGATGCCCCGACCGATGAACCAGTTGGCATCGTACTTGCCATGGCCATATTCGGTGTCGCGGTAGACATAGAAGCCACCGCCAGCCAGATCGACATCCTCGGCCTCGATGTGCATGCCGTACTGAGTGGCCGTGATGGTCCGGCGCTTGCGCACGGTCTTCGCCCGCTTCTCGGTCGGAGACTTCTTCTCCAGCTTGAAGTCGTCGAGTGTGATGTATCCGGCCGGATTGCCGATCTGGGTCAGGACGCTCGCCAGATCGTCGCGCTTGACGCGGATCCAGAGGAATCTCTCGTCGTCGAGTCCGGCCGCCGCGAGGCGTTCCTTCGAGCGGTACGGGTTATGCTCGATGGCGATCTTGAAGCCCTCCAGGGTACGGAAATCGACCTTGCCGCCCTCAAACTTCTCGACGCTCCTGCCGCCATGGCTGACCTTCATCATCTTGGCGTGCAGCAGCTCCGCGCCCGCCGCTCGCAGATGCAGGCCACGCCACTTGATCTGCGAATGCAGCCAGTCCTGGCGCCACTGACCGAGATTGCCGGTCTCGTCATAAAAGATCCTGCAGGCCGCGAAGTAACTGTCGGCCGCTTGGACCTTGGCGCGGATCTGTTCCAGGTTTGACGTCTCGTACTGCCGCACCAGACGCTCCAGCGTTGCCTTCGTGCGCTCGTCATAGGCCAGGGCCTCGCGGGAGAGCGTCACGGAGAGCGATCCGATGGGGGCCTCGAACAGCACCGCATCATCCTCGTTGAGCATCTGCGAGCCCTGGATCTGACGCAGATCGAAGGGATACATCACCGGACCCAGTTGCACATGCGGCCCGTCGAACGGCACCGTGTGAGCGTGATAGCGCGTCCAGCCCTCGCCTTTCATGTACACTTTGGGCTCGCCCCATTCGATCTCCGGGAAGACCTTCGGGCGCGGATGGAACGACCAGTAGATCTCCTTTGCCCGATGGTGGAAGGCGTAGATGTCGTTGCGCGACACTGAGAACGACACCTCGACGCCGGTCTCCTCGTCCGTATCCTCCTCGTGGATCATGCGGAGCTTCGGCTTACCGGCCTGATCGAGCGACATCGTCCAGATCCGTTTCTTGCCCTCGGACCAGGTCGTGATCGTGAACATGCCGGTGCCGCTCTCGCCGATCAGGTAGGCGAAGGGCGACATCTTGCCCAGGCCCCAGCCACCGGCCTCTTTGTCGGACAAGCGCTTGGTCGAGGCATAGAGACGAGAATAGACGTCCTCCATGACCTGCTTGGTCATGCTGTGGCCGTAGTCACGGATGCGGAAAGTCGGGTTGAGGTTGGTCGGCAGGAAGATACGGGGCACCTTGTCCTCGGGCACCTCGTCGCCGAAGCGGGCCACCGAGGCGTCCCAGGCATTGGTGGCGAGTTCCCGGATCGGGTAGCCGATCTTGTCCTTCGCCAGGCCTGACATCTGGGCAAAGAAGGCAACGCCGTTGGCCTCGATGGTGACGTCGATTTCGTCCATCACGCCAGCGGTGATGTCGGTGTGTTCGCGCAGGGCGAGTTTCATGGGTCAGATCCTTTCTTTGAATTCGTGCAAACGATCAGGCGCTAAGAGGCCTTCCTGAGTGTGGGGAAGCGTTCGGCGCGGCGCTGGTCTCGCTCGAACAGGACCAGGTTCTTAAACTGCTCAAAATCGAGCGGCATGGATTCGAGCACGGTCGCGACGTCCTCGGGATAGCTGAAGCAGAGGTCGAAGAAGTCGCGCGGGCCCCGGCCAAGGCGGCTGAGCCCGCCGAAGCCGCCGAAGCTGAACTGCTTCTCCTCGACCTTGCTCGGGTCACGCTCGATGACGAGCTGCGCGGCGTCGATCTTGATCATCGCATCGCGTAAGCGGAACAGATGATCGACATCGAGCCGCTCGGCGCTCGTGTGGGCATCGTAGTAGCCGACCGCGACGTTCGTGCATTCCGGCACCAGGCGGTGATAGCTCTTGGTGTCGGTGAACGAGCCGTTGGCGTCGGGCTTAAAGCCGTCCGGCAACTGGGCGGCGAGCGACCGGGCGAACTCGTCCGAGGCTCCGCGCTCGCCCATTTGGTGGGTGATGACGGAGTCGGTGCCCTTGCGGTCGAAGGCGACCGCCGCCTGGATGCCCTTCAGCAGCTCCGGGGTGTTCTTGGCGATGTTCTCCGATCCGATGCGGCCGATCTCCTCCTGGGCGTGGAAGATGTAACGGCCGGGAACTTTCGCCTCGATCATCTTCATCATGATGAAGTTGCCTGCCGCGTCGTCGGCGCCGAGGCACGACGCCTTCGACTTCTTGTGCAGGGCGATGTATTTGCCGTCGAAGACGATCCTCTGCTTGCCCTCGCCGCGATGCACGGAATCGGTGTGACTCGACCACAGGACGGTCGGGTTCTCGCCGATGTCGAGGATCAGGTTGCCGAACTTATCCTCCTGCACACCCAGCGGCACCAGGAACCGCTGGCGGTATTCCTGTTCGGTCGGGCCACCGGCAGGCCGCTTGTAGCGGTGCATTTCCATCAATAGCTCAAGATCAGCGGACATGGTGCCTCCTACGCGGCTTCGTTGAGTGTCGGCAGCGTGACTTCGGTCAGGGTGTGGGTGACCGTCTCGCCGCTGGGCGTGGTGATGGTGAGGGTGAACCGAGTGGGTTCGAGCCTCGGTTTTTCAGCAAAGACAGCCTTGATCAGGCCGGTCGTGTTGCTGGCGGGCATCGGGCCGGTTGGATCGATGACGAGGAAATCGCCATTGTCGCGCACCCTGGTTGCGCCCGATCCATGCTCGGTATCATTGTCGACGTAGGGCACGACGAAATGATCGACGCCGCCGTGCTTGACGACATGGCGCAGCAGGCGGGCTCCGGCAAAGGCGTGAGCATCGCCCTCGCGCCAGCCCATCATCTCCATCCGCCGCTTGAGGCGGCCGGAATTGTCCGAGTAGATGCGGCCATGGAGTTTCTTGTCGGGCCAGCAGATGCAGCGCTCGGCAGGCTTGCCCGACTTCGACAGGGTATAGGCGATGGCGAGATCGCCTGCCGCATAGACCCGCGTCGGATGAAACGGCGACCAGAAGTAGTCGCGCTTCGCCTTGTTGCGCTGGTACCAGGTCGTCATGCACGAGGTGGCATCGCAGGACTCGTAGACCTTCTCGATCTCATCCTCGGTCTTGGCGAAGAACACTTCGTTGCCATGATCCACCATGCGGGCATAGCGCATCATCTCTTCTTGCCCGATCTGCCGGTAGAAGCGGGCCAGGTACTGCGTCGGCGTCATGACGGTGGCTTTGTCGAGCACCGCATGTTCCGCCTTGGCAAAGAACGAGACCATCTCCTCGTCGTCGGCGGCCAGGTGCAGGAAGTGGCCGTCGATGGGCGGCAGATCCCAGGTCGCGGGGAGGGGCTTCAGCTCGCCGCTGTCGAGGCGCTGCTGCTGACGCGCCCGCCAGTCCGGGGCGTGCTTCATGCGCCGCCCCAGAACCTTCTTGCCGGTTTCCCGCTCCAGTTTCTTGGCCCAGCGGGCGGCCATGGGCCCGGTCTTGAACGGGCCGTATTTGCTGACCGGCGTCTCGGTGCCGTCATCGTTGATCTGCACAAGATAGAACGACATGTTCACTCCTTTGCATTTGCTTTTGCATTCAAGCGCATCAATGCGCAAGCGAAAACTCCGGGAACTCCTTCACGAGGAAGTGCATGGTGGGCTCCCAGAGGGGATTGTCTTTGGCCCATTCGACACGCCAGGAGCGGTAATCCTCGCCGCGTGAGCCGCCGCGCTGGATTACGGTGCCGCAGTCTTCCCCTTCTTTGTGGAAGTAGTGGTCGACCGCGTTCCGTTGCGGGTAGCCTTTGGTCGGCCCGGTCGTGCCGAGATAGACGCAGGTTTGGCAATCGTGCTCGTAGACGGGGCCGGTGTCTTCTTCGCAGTGGACCATGGCTGGAATTTCCTGAACAGAAAGGTTTGCATGAACATCTGCGCCGTGGTGTCGTCCTTGTAGGCGACGGTGACGACGCCATCGAGCTTCTCCGTGCGCTCTCGCTCGACCGTCACGGAGACCTTGTTGCCTGATCGATCCCGATACAGGCCTGGCTTTACTCCCATGACAAACTCCAAAGGAAAAGGCTGATGAGGCCTAGGACGAGAAGGATGCGATACCAGGCCGGTGTCACATCCCAGATAGTGGATCTTCTCATGGCTCTGTCCCGAAATTCGACAAGGTCTCAACGAAGACGCGCTTGTCGTATCCGTTCTTGGCCTTGAGATTGCTGGTGATGCCGACATCGCCGAAGCGGGATGCCATCGTGACACGCACGCGCTGGCCCTCGAAGTCAGCGAAGAGCACCGGCTCGGGATTCTTCCAGATATGCTGGTGCAGATGCTCGGGGATGTGCTTCTCGCAGCCCTCGTAGTAGAACTGAAGCGAGGCCGGAAGGCGCTTGAAATGCAGGAACCGCCGCAACGCCTCGGGCTGTGTCTCGTCCTCAATATAATCGTCGCAGTGCTTCATGCTGCCCTCTTTTCGTGGCGGTAGAATTGGGGTTTCGGGGTCTCGTACCAGAAGGCGACACGAGGCGGTTCCTCGAACGCCACGACCACAACCGGATTGGCGTCCTGGTATTTGCGCTCAGCCTTGCGCAAGGTGGCTCCGCTCTCGCGGGCGGTGTCTACCAGCAGCAGGCGGCCGAGATGAGTGGGCACCTTCGATCCGTAAGGGATGAAGGGAATGCCGAGCAGATGCGATGCGTAGACCGCAGCGACCGCGCCGGAACGGCCAGGGCCTGTGACCGAGCCGACCTTCGACAAATCGGTTGTCCCAAGTACCTGGCGCAGACGTGCGGCGAACTCAGCCTCCGTCACGATCCTCATCACCGGTCTCTCCGTGCAACGTGGATCGTCTTGAGGACATGGATGGCGTTACCCGGAAAGGCGGCAGCGAGACGCTCAGCCTCTTCGATAGCCCGTTTCTCGCTGCTGTGGATCCCGCCGTAGATGCGGTCGAGGTCGGTGACGTAGTACACCGTGTACGGGTTTTCGCGCTGACGGCGGCTGAACAGCCAGGAAAAAAGACGTCCGATCATTGCAGCTTCCTTTTCCTTTCTACGGTTGCGCCGACGTACCAGCGCCAGCGTTCGCTCTCGAATTTCTCCAGGGTTCCCCGCTTGTCGCGCTGCCAACCGACGATGATCTCGTCGGGATCGGCACCGATGCTCTTGCAATAGGCTCTGGCGTTGGCTTCACCGGGGCTCATGCTGTCGCTCCATTGACGAGCTGCAGGCCGTCGATAGCGTGGCGTGTGAGCTGGACGCGCATGCCGTCAGGACGACGCCAGACGAGCTTGCGGCCCTGGCGTGCAGAAAGGGTTATGGTCTCGGCCGTGACGCCGTCCGTGAACCGCAGCGGCGAGCTGAAACGGAACACCGCACCGGGCCGCATGGCCTGCTCGACTTGGATCCTGGCGCGGCAGCGCTCACGCCATTCGTAGGCACTGAGCAGAGGATCGTAGGCCGTCTTGCCTTCGGCTTCCGCCACTGCCTTCTTGGCGAGCGCGGCGTCGAGCGCTAACGGCTTGAATGGCGACAGGAGATCGAGGATCTTAGCCGGACAGCTCGATTCGACCGGCCCCATGAACTCGTCCATGTCCTTGTAGCCGAAGTTGTAGTAATCCCTCGGCACCCACTTGATCAGACAGACGATGGCGACGACGACCTTGCCGTTTTCGTCCGGCACGAGGCGCTCGTCGGTGGTCTCCAGGGCGACATAGAACGCGCCGTTCTTCGTGGCCGCTGCCTTGATGCGCGAGGCGAAATCGTTGCCCCATTGATGAGCGAACCAGTCTCGGTCGCTGATGCCCTTGGAACGGTGGGAGAATGTCCATCCCATGTTGCCCTCCTATGCGTAGACGAGATCGGCGGGGTGATCTTCGTCGCCGCTGCGCCCGTCGATTCCGAAGGAAGCGTCGACCTGCCAGGCAGGGACGCGGGCGATGATGTTGAGACCGTCATCCGAAAGTCGGACGTTCTCGACAGAAAGCCCCGCTCGCAACTGAAGAGGCTTCGTGATGTCGAGCGGTGTCTTCTTCGACAGATGCTCGCTTGCCCTCTGAATCCACTTCACTCGGGAGGCATCGCTTAGGCGCTCCCATTGCGGGTAATCCAAGTCCACTGCATCGGCCATGGAACGGTTTTCCTCGTAGAGATCCTGAGCGGCAATGAGGACTTGAGCAGGCGTGTACCAGGGTGTGGACATGGTCAGATCCCGTATTTGAATTGATGGACGAAGCGGCGCTCAGCGCGACGGTCCTTGCCGCGCTGAGTCTTGGCGAAGGGAGCCGGGTGCTTCTTCCAGGTTGAGAGCTTCAGCAACTCCAACAGCAAATCCCGAGGGATGCCGGATGAGCCGCCGCGATCAGCAGGGTGGCGCCAGCGCTTACGCAACCGGACCCGCTCTTCCCTTCGGACGTGCATGTAGCGCATTTGCTTACCCCATTTGCATTCATGCAACCATACGGGCAGCAGACGGCATTTCCGCTGCACGACGGTATGTGCGGTTGTGGTAGACCAAGGCCTCACGCGGCGGACCGGTGAACACCTGCTGGATGGTGCCGAGGATGGCGTAGTGCGTGGCGATGTACCGGAATTCGGACGCATGACACTCGAACGACACCAGGCTCGACTTCAGACGCGGACAATCGCCTTCCATGTCCCAGTCGCCATAGAGGAAGCGCTCGGCCCCGGAGATGCCGCGCTGACCGGCGAAGATGTCGGCGAGCGCCTGGTCGTCGCAGGAGAGGGTGTTGACGGTGAAACAGCCGTTCTCCTCGATGAGTTTCGCGACCGAGGCCTTGGTGTTGAGGCAGATCATCAGGGTCGGGGGCGAGTCGGTGATCGACGTGAAGGCCGAGATGGTGCAGCCGCCGAGACCGGCAGGGCCGTCCGTGGACACGATGTGAACCGCGCTGCTGACACAACTCATGCCGTTTCTGAAATCGGTAACATTGCACATGGCTATCCCTTCCTTTCCTCATGTTCGCTGATGGGCTCTGCCTCGAAGTCGAGCCAGGATTCCATTTCCTCGTTGTAGATCGACTGCGCCTCGTCCTCGTCGACGCCGTCCTGCTCCATGATCTCGCCGATCTCGCGGAGGCCGTGCATCCCGGCGTAGCTCTCGTATTCCTCGATGGCGAGCTGACGAGCCTCTTCCATCGCCTCGTCGAGATCTTTGGCATGGGTGATCTGCCATTCGGCGTTTTTGACCCCGCCGAAGCCACCGCCGAGGGCGCCGCGAATTCTGAACCGTGGCATCACGCGGCCTCCTTCCTCGGGTAGTCCCAGTTGTAGAGAATGATGGGCGGCTGATCGTCCATGTAGATCGTCAGCACGGCATCGGTTTCGATGTACGAGACGCCGCGTCCGGCCGTGCCGGGAACCGGTGTCGTCGGACGGTGAATCATGCGGGTCGGGCCGTTCCATTCCACCTTGCGGCAGAAGATGACGTCGTTGGCCCAGTCGGTGCCGACCGAACGCACCGCGATGACCGGATCTTTGCGGCCGGTCTTGCGGTTGTTGATGAGGATCGGCGCCTGGATGTGGATGACCCATTTGCCCATGATGTGCTTGTTCATCATCGACTTGCGCACCTGGCCCTCGCGGCACAGGACCGAGGTCGGCTCGCCGTCGCGCCAGCATGTGATGGGGCCATCGGTCTCGACCCAGTTCTGGATCTCGGTGCCGGGGATCTTCTGGAAATCGTAGTGGACGAAGCGCGAGGGGCCGTCCCAGGCCAGCTCGCGGGCCACGACAGGATTGTCCATGTCGTTGAGGTCGCGGACCATCACCACCTGGTTGTGGTGGTTGTTCTCGCGGTTGGAGAGGATGGTCTTCACATCGACGTGGATCAGGAAATCGCCACGGATGGGCGCGGTCATCAGGCCGGACAGAGGCTCGATGCCGCTGGAGAGGTCGAGGCCTCGCACGTCGTATCTGGCGCGGTGTTCAGCGGGCATGGGTGCTCCCTTTCTTGAGCTGGCGTGAGGGGGAGACCCGCCCCCTGAGTTGAGGGCGGGTCTTGTTCGTTAGCGCCGGATGTTCTTGTCCAGGGCGTAGTAGCGGGTGGATCCGTCGTCGGGCTGGAAGAGGATCTTCGAGCGGGCGTGGTCGCGGATCTTCACCACCTTGCCGTAGCGGGTGCCGACGTGTTTCTTGTAGAAGCCGACACGATCACCGACCTTGTAGGTGTAGCCGTTGATCCAGGCCTCCTTCTGCGGCGGATACTTATCGTTGTCGTCCGCATCCGGCTCGGCATCGTCCTGGTCGTGCTTCTTCTTCGGGATGGTGACCGGGAAGGCGGTCACGAACACGAAGCTGTCATCGTCGAAGTAGGCATCCCGCGCCGCCTCCTCGCTCGTGAAGGCATCCTCTTCGGAGAAGAACAGCGTGTCGTTGCTCTTGTCCATCAGCAGGCGGCCATAGACCACGTCCGGCAGGTCGGCGAAGGGGTCGGGCTCCAGGCCAGCGGGGAACACGTTTTTCAGCGTGTAGTCGCCGGAATACGAGTCGCCGTCCTCGTCGAACTGCTCGGGACGCTCCTCGCCATACACGGTGACGATCACCAGGTACGGGTAGGAGTTGCCGGTGAGCTTGGTCACGAAGCGGGCAGGCTCGTCGTCCTCCGTCACGACGACGTAGTTGTAGTCGATCTTGCCCGTTTTCAGCTCGGGGTCGTAGGGCTTGCCGGTCGCCGTCTCGGGTGCGGCATCGCCCTCGGTCGTGGCCTCTTCGACCACGACCGCCACCGGCTCGGGCCGGACGCTGGCCGGATAGACGGACCAGCGACGTCCGTTGTCCTCACGCTCCAGAACCCACCAGCGCGAGCCGCCGCCCATGTCGACGAGCTTGCCGATGACGCGGTCCACCTCGTGGTCCGAGTGGTCGGTGCCGGAGACCCGGTCGCCGAGCTTGAACGAGACCGTCGCCTCGGCCTTCTTTTCATGGCGGACGGTCTTTTTCCAGACCCACCACTCGTCGCCTTCCCAGCCCTCGCTGTCACGGACCAGGATGAACTTCTCCTTGTCGCCGTGACGTTCGAGGGCCTTGATCGTGCCGGTGACGCGACCGAATTCAGGGTCGTGGCTGTCGTCGGTGCCGCTGACGTAGTCGCCAACCTTGAACACGACCTCTTCCTTCCTGAGCGAGGCGACATAGACCTCGTAGCCGCGCTCGCCGCCCTCGACATCGATCTGGGCGATGCCGGGAGTGCGCTTGCCGATGCTGACGATCACGCCGACCTTGCGGTCCCTCTCAGGATCGCTGTAGGCAGAACCGCTCACCCGGTCGCCGATCTTGAACGCAGGAGCTTCTTCCGGCAGCAGCGTCTCGGAATAGACGTTTCGCCGGGTGCCGTTGTCCTCGACGATGTAGGCCGAGTAGCCGTCGTCGGAGTCGAGCGTGCCCGTCACGCGGGAGCTAGCGTCGTATACATCGGTCTGGGCGCTCGCCCGCTCGCCGACCTTCGGCTTGGCCGGGGCGGCTTCGAGAGTCTTGGTGAGGACTTCGACGGTGCCGCCTGTTCGATGGTTGATGATCGTGGTGTTGGTGAGGCCGATGGCCTGGATGACGCCCCAGCGTTTGCGACCGTACCGATCCTCGCCCGACACGCGGTCGCCGACCTTGACGCTCAGACCGGCCGGAGCCTCTTCCTTGCGCAGCGACTTGACGTAGACGAACCAGGAACGGCCATCGGGCAGGGTGAGGTAGGCGCGGGCACCGTCGATGCTCTTGATCGTGCCGGTGACGCGGCCCTTCTCGTTGTCCCACTCGTTGTCGGTGCCGGACACCACATCGCCGATCTTGAACGTGGTCTCGGAGCGCAGGGTGTCGAACCACACCCCGGTGCGCAGGCCGTTGTCCTCGATCACATAGGCGATGTCGCCGATGCCGTTGGTGCCGTCGTACTTGCCGGTCTTGCGGCTGTCCTCGCGGCCTCTCATGGTGAGACCCGAGACGCGGTCACCCTTGTTGAACGAGGTGACGCCAGCAACCTTGTTGAGATCGTCCATTTGCTTTCTCCTTTGCGTTGGACGTTATCGCTTGCATTCAAGCGAATGAGGTGAGACGAATTCACCAGCCGAAGCTGGTGCCGAAGCGCAGCGGGATGCGGACGCCCCAGTAGAACAGCAGGAAGGCACCGCCGCCGATGAAGCCGCAGGACGCGATGGTCGCCGCGTTGCGGTGCATCCAGCCGAGCAGGCGACCGCCCCAGGTGACGAGGCCGAGGATGATGAGGGTCACGATCAGCATGTTGCCGATGGACTGGAGGGCGAAGGTCATCGCGCCATAGGCCGGATCGCCGGTCGAGACCGCATACTCGAACATCTTGCGGAACAGCGGGAACGGGCGGCCGATCAGGAAGGCGCCGAGCACCAGGCCCATGGTGAACGGGGCCGGGACGATGCGGCGGATGCCCCAGTAGACCATGAGGCTACCGATCAGAACGTAGACCACCGTGGCCTGAGCGAGACGGCCCTGGTAGAACCCGAGCACCGGCTCGTTGTTGATGACCGGGAGCATCGGCCCAGCCAGCACGCCGAGCGAGCCGTACAGAATTGAGACGAGGAGGGCTCCGGCCAACATCGAGCCGAGGGGCTGGAGGACGGCGAGAGGGGAAGGCGCACGCCCAGCTACCGGGGCGACGCAGCTGACCACACATACATTGCATGCGGTAAACGTTCCTGCGATGCCCGTCACGAAGGCGAACAGGGCACCGGCCAACAGGCTGGTGATGGGGGCGGCCTTGGCGTCGTAGCCGAGCAGGCCGTTGGCGACGTTGTCGCCGATGACGGAATCGACGAAATGGAACGACCAGATCGCCGCGACGAAGACGCCCACGAGAGCGGGCAGGCCAATGGTTCGTAGGCTCAGGGACATCGCAAATCTCTCCTTTTCGATTTGCATTGGTTAAGTTGAATTCAAGCGCATGGCAAGACAAATCTCCACCATACGGGGGAGCGGCAGACCCATGCTTGTGGATGGGAAAGGGTGACCAGCCCTTCGTTTCCGCCGCTCTCCGGTATGGGATCGGCGAGACCTTGACGACCTCGCCGATTTGCATTAGCACTAATGGCAGACTAGCCTTTTTCTGCTTCAATCAGCTTGAGCAGAACCTTGGCGCAGAGCCGATAGACCTGGCCCAGGTCGGGGTTGTCGGCGACGGATTGGAGCCAGGAGCGGACAATCGCCCGCTCCCGCTCCTTTTTCAGATCGACCACCTCGGGCATGTTAGTCCCAACGGTCGATGTGGTACCAGGCGACGCCGGTATCCGTGGTGACGCGGATCTTGTTCGCCGTGGCCCGGTTGCCGTTGCCGACCATCACGCCGTTGGCCGTGCCCTCGTCCTTGCCCTCGATGGACTTGGATCGGTTGTAGGCCTCGACGACCGAGCGAACCGGGTGCAGCTCGCTCTTGAGGATCTCCGGGAACAGGCACAGCTGCGGATCGCGCCGGTCCTTGGCCCCTTCGAGGATCAGGATCGCGCCCGTCCCCTGGTGTTCGAGCGGCTTCTCGCCCCACAGGTTGGGCTTGAGCATGATGCCGGTCACGTTGACCCAGGTGCCGGACCGCAGGTTCCAGTCGGACGGGGCCGATCCGTTGCTGTAGAAGTACCAGGAGAACGGATTGCGGTTCTCGTGGCTGTCCCACTGGATGATCGGCGGGGCGTCCGCATGAACCGCCGTCACGACGCCGCAGAAGGCCATCGACGAGGCCATGTACAGCTCGATCTTGCGGGCATTCGGCAGCACCGTCTTGGCAAACTTGGCCCAGGTGATGTTGACCTCACTGCCATCGGACAGGGCCGGAGACGGACTCTTGCCCTTCGGGGCCAGGTGACCGAACATGCCGCCCTCGGGCTGCTTCCGGCCGGTGACCTTGACCGCCGTGGGCGTCCAGATCGTCTGGACCTCCTCCAGGCGAGCGAACCGGCGCTCGAAGGCCGGGGCGATGCCCATCTCCTCGACGAGCTTCTCAGCCTGCCGGATCGCACCCGACGTGGGGGCGGCCTGCGGGCGCTGATACTGCAGCGGGTTCATCTTGGACTTGAACCGGGCGGCGACCGCCGTGGTGTCCATGCCCGCAGCCAGATCTTCGAGCAGGGTGCCGACCATCGAGGAGCGCGGCGTCGCGAACCCGACCGGCGCCTTGGCCACGGCCAGCCACACCAGGTTGTTCGCCTGGGCGCCCCGCGCCTTGGCCCGCGCCAGGTGCAGATCGTGCAGGAACTTGGCCGGACCGATCACCTTCTCGGAGCGGTAGAGGCTCTCGGACTGGAGCAGGGTGAGCGCCTGGCCCACGACCTCGACCGAGAAGTCGGACAGGCCGTGCGACAGGGTGCCGTAATCCTGTTTCTTCTGCGCCATCATCTGGCCTGCGGTCATCACGCCCTTGCGGTGCAGGATGGTCTGCGGCGGCCGGATCGCGAAGTGGGTGAAGCCACCGGCTTCGGGCGTGCCCCAGGTCAGGTCGGACGACAGGAACACGCCGGTCACGCGGCCTCGGGCCACGGCCTTGGCCATCGACGCGGCCCCGGCCTGATAGAGATCCGGGATGCTGTCGCCGCCCCACACCGCCGAGGACTGGTGGCCGTGCTCGTCGATGGAGACGAGGTTGCCGAAGCGGCGGATAAAGCTGCGGCAGGCATGGCAGTTGTGATACTGGATCTGATCGGCCGGGAAGCTGCCGAGGTAGTGGTCGTAGAGATCATCGCTCGTCTCGACCGTGAACAGGTACGGCGACTGGGCGATGGCGGCATCGAAATGTCGCTGAACCGAGGCGGCGAAGGCATCGAACACGGCATCGACGGGATGGGTGTGCGCGGCGGTGCTGGTCAGCATAAAGGACTCCTTTGGTTATGCTGGCTTCAGGCAAAGACCGGCCGATGGGCGGCGCGGTCCTTCTTGTTCCTCCTGCGGGGGTGCAGGGTGTTGTCGGGAGGAGGCAGGGGCAGATCATCGAGATCCTCGATGGGCCCCAGGTTGATGAGCCAGTCCGCAGCCGACCGATATGCCTGACCGTGGCCGATCTGGATTTTTGCGGTGAGTTGATCGCCGATTGCGACAGACTTCGCGGTAGCTTGTCCGGCCGCCTGGGCTTCCAACATAAGGTTTCGAATGAAACGTCTGCGTAGACGTTCGGCGAATTCAATCATTGGCAGATGACTGTTCATCATTTTACTCTCTCGATTTCTATCTGTTCTTATGGAGGTTCCGAAATCATGGTGACATCCTTGTCAGACCTGCGAGGAACATTGGGAGGATGAAAACCCTCCATGCCGCCCAACATGACTGCTGGGCGGTGAGGAAAGCTCACAATGCTTGGAGAACCGGCTTGGTCTCGGCGATGACCTGGACGATCTTGGCCTGATCCCAGGATTCGAGGAGGGCCTTGCCGTAGCTGAAGGCTTCCGACTTCGGATCCACGACGTCCCAGCCCTTCTGGAACTGGTGCGAGATATTCCAGTTGCTGTCGCCATCATCGCGGTAGATGACGAGGTAGACCGGCGACTTCTCCGACTGCGGATGGACGGGGCGGTTCTGATACTGTTCGTGACCGGCCGCGATCAGGCCCTCGACATAGTCCTTGGCCTCTTTCAGACCCATGCCATAGGCTTCGCGGGCAGTCTTGATCGCCTCGATGAGCTGGCCGGTGTGGATCTGCACCCGGATCTTGTTGGCGTATTCCAGATGCTTCCGACTCGCCTCCGTGCGGGCCTCGGCGACGAGCGCGTCCCGGACCTCTTGCGGGATGAGCGGACGTTTGGCGAGATGATCCTCGACCGCATTCTTGGCGTCGATCAGGCTGGCGCCGGTCAGGGTGCGGTAGTGCTTGATCGTCTCGATCTTACGGTCGCCCGCAATCGCAGTCGCGATCAGGGCATCGACGGTCTCACGATTGCTCTGCCTGAACTCCTCGACGCCGATGTTCTTGCCGTGCCGGACATTGTGGTCATCGCGGTCGCGGATTGCGTCGACGGCGCGACCACGAACACCATCATCGATCATGTTTTCGATGGTGCTAATGAAGGAGCTGGCCTCGACAAGACTGGGATTGGCCAGCTTGGCATCAGATTCGACGGCGGCGGAAGAAGTCATCATACCCATAGCGCTCTCCTTTGCTGGGTGTTGACGAGGAAAAGCCCTCAATGCCGCCCACCAGTGACGATGGGCGGTGAGGAAGGCTCAGGCGGCTTGCTTGAGAGGCTCGCGGCGCTTGCGCTTCTGCTCGCTCATGGCCCGTAACCGCTCTTTGGCGTGGTCGGCCTGTTCCGGCGTCACGATCCCGGCCGGATGGCCGTCGATGCCGTAGCGGTACTGACCGGCGACGAGCGTCTTCAGGTAGAGCGGACCGCTGGTGTAGTTGTGCAGCGCGGACCGGATGCGCTTGCGGGAGATATCCGGCATCAGCCGGAACAGCTCCTTGTCGATGCCGATGGCGAGCGGGATCTTGAGCCTGCCCTTGCCCATGAAGAGATTCGGGAAGCGCTCGACCAGGAGGCGTCTGACGACTTCGCTGTCGTGTTCCATTTGCATTTGCTCCTTTCAGCAGCAGCGGCGTTTGAATTCGTGCTCACGGCGACGCATGGCGAAGCCGATCATGACGATGGTATAGAGGCTCGCGGCCCCGGCCCCAACGCCGGACAGGATGGCGCCGAGGAAGACGTAGCACACAAGGTTGATGGCGGTGAGCAGGCCGCCGAGAACGATCCATTCCTCCAGGCCGGTGAGCTGCTGGATCCATCCCTTGCGCTCGGGCCAGTAGAGGAACAGCTCGATGGCCGCGATCCAGGGCCACAACAGGACGGCTGTGAGGATCGTCAGGACGTTGACGAGCCGGTCGTATCGCGGATTCCAGACGTATCCGTCCTGCTGAATGAACCAATACAGGCACAGGCCGCCGCAGCCGAGATAAAGCAGGAAGTAACTCAGGATTTCCATGGTCAGTCCTTCAGTTTCAGGGGGCCGCCGTACAGTCTGTACCCTTGGCCGCCGTAGTGTTGCTGGATGTAGGCCCGCATCTTGCAGAGGGCCCCGTTTACGGTCTCGTCCTGGGCCTGCACCCATTTGAGGCGACCGCTTTTGCGCTTCTTGAACGCAGCCTCAAACACGGCCATGTCAGGTCTCCTGACTGGCCAGGCGCAGCAGGGCGCGGATCGCGCCGCCGCGAGAACGGTAATTCACCGGATGGCCACCCCTTGCGATGTCGTGGATGTTGAAGCTGCCGTCCTTCTGCTTGAAGGCGAGGCCGACAACCTTTCCGTTCCAGGGATCAGGGACCACGGCACGGAACCCGCCGAACTGGTCTTCCTCGATCTTGGCGCCGTTTCGCTCGATGATCACGTTCATGACTCTAGCCCTCGTAATCTTTGACCGTCACATCGCCGGTACGACCGGCGAGCAGTCGGGCATTGCCGACAGCTGCGGCCTTGCTGCTGAAGGTGCCGAGTGGGGTGATCGTGCCGTCCGCATGGAAACGCTCGGTCTTCCAGTTCCGGCCGGTCTTGATCACGTTGTATTGCGGGCGCTTGCGAGCCGCCTGCATCTGCGCCCATGAGCGGGCATAGTGAGTGATCGGCTTGCCGTCTGATCTCGATCCCATGTCACATTCCTTCCACGAGTGAGGCTTCCCACTCTTCAAGCGGGGTGCCCATGGATTGCTTGAGCTGGATTGCGATGACGGTTTCAGCCATGCTCGGCTCGTCATCTGCGGTTTGCACCGGATCGCCGATCCGTTGGTAGATCGAAACCTTAGCCCGCTTGTGGTGACGGGCGTGGTCGCGGGCTCCTATCTCCGTTGCGAAGCGCTTGTGGCAGGCGCCGCACATGAAGGGTTTGTCTTTCATCAGACGTCCCCGTTCGTGATCGAGATGATGTCGCTGTCCGAGTAGCCCTTGCGGGTCAGTTCCGAGATGGCCAGGACATAGCTGCGAGCCAGGATCTCGATGACGCGAGAGCCACCGGCTGTCATGCGGACAAGGGCGATGTAGGTGTTCACGCGGGTGCTCCTATCTCACGCCCGCAAGGGCGATCTGGATGCGGTCGAGTCCGTCGAGGAACTCCCCGATGGGCAGGGCGGTCAGGACGGCGGCCAGGCAGGCGAGGCCGAGGCCCAGGCACACGAGGGTTTCAGCGAGCCGCATGGCGCGGCCTCCGAATCTCGATCAAACGGATCTCACGCTTTTCGCTTGAATTCAAGCGAAGATTTGCGCGAAAGTTGTGGAACGAGGTCATACCGAAGCCGACGACCATGGCGATGAAGACAGCCGTGACGACGGCCAGGCACACAGGACCGAGCATGAAAACACTCCAACGATGCAGGGAAAAGGGAAGCGGTAAGCGCTTCGGGCTGCCCACCGGAGCCGATGGGCAGAGGCGAAGGGCTCAGTCCTCCTCGGCCGCGACCGCCACGAGCTGGGCGCGGGGGAGGTTGTGATAGAAGGCGACCTGGACCCTGGCCTTGTATGCCGACGAGGCAATCACCTCGTCGATCAGGGTTCCGAAGCGGGTGATCTTCCAGAGGCGCACGGTTTCCTCCGTCAGTAGGCCGTGCCGGGAAAGTCGCCGTCCCCGTCGAGGCCGGACATGTCGAAGCCGCAGGCGCCCTTGCCGATGATGTTCGATCCCTGCACGAGCAGGGCGCTGGACAGGCGCATCCCCTGGACCGACTTGGTGCGGTTCTCCATCACGATCTTGAACTGGGGATTGGGCCGGTAGGTCAGGATGAAGAGTTGATTGTCGGCCGCCTCCGTGGCGCTCCAGGTCGGGCGCTTCTCGGACGAATGAATCACGGTCGCGCCGTCCTTGCGCATCGCCGCTTCTTCGAGCAGCGTCCCGGAGACCGGGATGAAGGCATAGGACAGCTCGCGACCCTTGGTGTCGGTCAGGACGCAGGCCAGTCTGACCTTCTCGGCCAGGGCGGGACTCGCCGCCATCAGGGCGAGCGAAAGGGTGGCAAGAAACTTGCGCATGGGCGATCTCCGGGGGCGTGTTTGGAATGGAATAAGGAAGGGGGCGAAGCCCCCAGGCTACAAATGCCCTGTCGGGCTCAGCCGAGACGGTAGCCGTCGCGGAAGACGGTCTCGCGGCCGTTGGGCCAGCGGATCACGGCCTCGGACCGCTCGCGGAACGAGAAGGCACGAGCCGCAGCCGTGATGGGATTGCCGTTGGTGCGAATGTCGTTCTTGATGGCGTAGACACGCCAGAAGGCAGCGTCGGCGATCATGACGAAAGCTCCAGTGCGGTTGTGAGATGGAAGAAGGATGGGGCCGCAGGCCCCGCGCTACGCGGGGATCGAGCGGTCCCGGAAGGGATGGTTGTGGACTCTGAGGTACACGACGGCTTGAGCGTGTCCTTCGAATGCGGCCAGAGGGGCGCCGTTGCACTCGATCACGAACGGGCGCTCGCCCAGCTCGGGCCGGTGGTGCAGCTCATACACATCGATGTACTCGTCATCCTCGCGGATGAACTGCGGGTGGATCATGGGGAAGCCCTCGCGCTACAGGCGGTCGAACAGGGCGTCGAGGTAATCGCGCAGCCGCATGACCTCGGCGGGGCAGGTGAGTTCGTCGATCAGGTCCATGACCTTGATGATCTCATCGAGGATGTGCATGGCCGTCACTCACAGGAGTCGCCGCGATTGCCATAGGCCTGCCAGACGCCAGGCTCGACTTCGCGCGGCGCCTTGTAGGCGAGCGGCTTGCCGTCATGGGTCTTGCGGCTGCCAGGCGGCCAGTGAAACCAGGTGCCGTAGCCTGCGGGATGGTAGGCCTGCTGGATCCGCGCGATGGCCGCTGTCACAGCCTCGTGTGAGCCGGTGATCGTGTAGTTGACGGTACGGCCCTCGTAGCGCACGTCGACAGTCGCCTGATGCGACAGGGGAGGGGGATCCAGGGGCATGGTCAGGGCTCCAGAAAATGGTTCGGAAAATCCCCGGAAAATCGAAAATAAATCTCCGAGGGGCGGAATTTCAGGTTTGCATCGGGCGCAAGAATCCCTCCGCGAACGGGGCGGATCGCTTGCATTCAAGCAAATTCTGTGCTATAAGTGGTGCTTCAAACGAAGGCCCCGTTCAGTCCGTATGAGGGACGCGGGGCCGCTCTCCCAGCTCCCCGACAGAGGGTAGAAGCACAAGGGAGAAACCCAAGCAGAACAACAGGTTCAGCCGGAACAGGAGAGACAGCGGATCCGGGGCCGCTGGACACTCTCCCCATCACCCATAAGGGAAAGATCCCATAAGGGATGACAGGGAAGAGACAGACAGCCGGATAGCGGAATAGGCCGGATCCCCGATAGGCGGGAATAGAGGGAAAAGGCTGTCCAACGCCTACTTTCGCCGCCTAAAAAGGCAAATTCCCGAATATCAGGGGCCGGGAAACACCTATTATAGGTTGCAAGGATCGATCCGAGTGGCCTCAGAACCGGGGTTTATACCACCCAACGGTTGAAATCACTCGAAAATCGACTTCTTCGGGGCCTGATACCGGCGCTTCGGGCGCTCGAAGAGGGTCATGGCCGGAGGAGCGGGCGAGTGGATCGACTTCGGCTCCAGCTGCGGCGCGGGCACCCCGAGCGGACGGCGGGCGCGGATCCTGGCGACCTCGCGGTTCTGCTTGTGGACCAGCTCCATCGCTTTCTCGATCCGGCGACGGGCGGGAGTCATCCGCACCTTGGGTGGGCGTAGGTCCGGCAGGGTCTCGGCCGCGTCCACGATGGCATCGTAGACGGCCAGACCGGACGGCAGACGGTAGCGTTCCTCGTCGGATGGCCGGTCCGACGCCTTTGCCGGGACAGGCTTCGCCTTGCGGGCGGGCTTGCGGCGGGCTTGGGGCGGCAGGGCGGCCACGACCGGCAGCAGGCAAGCGAGATCGGCCAGGGACTTCAGTGAAGCCATGGGAAACTCCTGAAAATGAGGGGCGGGGTTCGCCCTATAGGCGGGCGGATCGGGGAATGGGCCGGACCATCTGCGGATGGCTGGCGGCCGGATACGGGAAAACCCTCGATCCGACGAAAAATCGGAGAGGGTTTGCCGGAATCCGGGTCAAAGAAAAGCCCGCTCGGAAGCGGGCTTGGATGTTATCGGCTGGGCTTAGGCTTAGGCAGCTTCCGCCATGGTTTCCGGCTGGGCTGCCTTGGGCGCATTGGCGTTCGCCTTGGCCAGCTTGTCCGCCTTGGGCTTGGCCGCCTTGGGCTTGGACTCGCCGTTGACGATGGATTCCGCCTTGGCGATTGCACCGCCAAGTTCACGAATGCGGAATTCGATTGCGTCGCGCATTTCCTGAAGCAACTTGACGTCGCCGAACTTGGGCAGAGTCTTGGCCTTAAAATTGGCCACATACTCTTCAGGAGTCACCTTGCCGCCCTTACCCTTGCCGCCCTTGGTCAGGGCGGATTCCAGTTGGGCATAGGACAAGCCCAGCTTGCCGCCCTTACCCTTGGCACCCCAACGGTTGAGGAAAAGCCGGACAATGGCCTCCCGTTGCTTGGCTTCCGTGCCCAGCTTCCCGGCATTGGTCAAGCCTTCTGCCTCATTCGTGGCGAGTGCAATGAAGGCAGGGCGCGCAACCTTGCGCACCTTGGCCAAGCCTTCGGTCACGTCCTTGAATGAGGCATTGAAATAATCTTCCAATGCCTGTTTCCGGTTCTTGTCCGTACCCTTGGCGGCCAGGGCGGCAAGCCTGGAAGCCTCCTCGCCACGGTGCGCGGGGAGGCCCATGGAAACCATGGTTTTAAGGGTAATGGTCCAAATTTCCGACCAAACCGACTCGGGAGTCGTCTTGTGGCCATAGAGCCAACGGCGAACGATCATTTCCGCACAAGAATGAACGATTGCGTAGGTGGCAGTCAGGGCGGCCGATTCAAGCTCCTTTGCCGCCTCTTCCGCCTTGCCAAGCATGGCAATGGCATGGGAAAGGGTAACAATCTTGGTTTCCGTGGTGTCTTCCGTAGCGGTGGCAACGGTCTTAGCGGAAACGGTAGCCTTGGCATTGGTCTTAACGGTCATGGTCTCAATCCTCTATCTGTGCCCTGTCAGGGCGTTGCTGGGTTGGGGAGGCTTCCCGGCAAGGCCGGGAAAAACCGACCCATTGGGCAGCCTTCCCCGTTCTCCGAGGAGGTTCCTCCCGGAGTCCGCCTCCCCGCGCGGGGAGGCTTGAAGGCTTGCTACGAAACAAGGTAGCTATGGCGTAATGCAATCGCTGCATGACGTTCCATCACGTTACGCGCGTGCTGGCATTTGCACAAACGTTCCTGACAATTGTCAGTTAGTCTTTAGTCGTAGAAGTTAAGCGTTTGAATTCAAACAAGAATTTGCTTGTTGAGTCCGTTGCCCAACGATATCAGAAAGCAACAATGCTACGAGAATTCCTTGGATGTTGTTGCTTTGCGCGCGCTTGCGTACTAAACCATTGACATCATTGCGGAATTTATGAGCATTTTCGCCCTAGTAAAGCACAAGTAAAACTCTTCCAATGCTTTGCAACCTTGCTTGTCGCGCCCAAGTAAAACCAATTCTCACCAAGTAAACAAAAGACTTGACAGGGGAATTACACGGAAGAATCAGAGCGAACATTACACGAATATTTTTTATTGCGACATGCCCCGCCATGTTGGGGGCCCCATACCCATACCATAAACCCGCAAAAGGCCCTTTTACACATGGGCAACGGGGTCTGTGCCTCGATGAAGACTGTCAGGCGCAGGATCAGCGGCCCGCGATGCACGCCTCCGGGCACCTGTCAAGCCCGTGACTTGACATTTTGTCGCGTGTTTGCTTGAATGCAAACGGCAACAAGGAGCCTCTGCATGAACGAGATCTTCCAACTGGCGAAGCAGAGCGCCCCTGTCGTGGTCGTCTTTGCCTCGACAGGCGTGTTCTGTGCCCTGCTCCTCGAACAGGCCGCCAAGTCCCTGGCCGCGTACACCGGCCGCCGTCCCGACGAGACAGGTGTGTGATGGAGGCAGACCGCTACAAGCTCGTCTCCGACGATTCCGGCCACGACTACGCCATCCCGGTCCTCCTCGAAGACCAATGGGACGCCTGGAGGGCGCTGCCGTCCGACGATCCAGCGGCCTGGGAGGCGCCGTCCTTCGCGATCCCGGTCGAGGGTGACTTCACCTTCACCGATCCGCAGCCGCGATGAGCCCCAGCCACCGCGTCTGCCGCCGCTGGAACCGGATCGGACTGCGAGGCCGCATGAGGGTCATCGTCCAGAACGAAACCGGCCTCCGCAAGCGCCCTGCGCGGCGCTCGGAGAGGAAGGGCAGGGCAGAGATCAGGCGAGAGTTTCTCATGATCGACTGACCACCCCCTCCTCGAACGAGGGGGCCTGTTTTGGGGCCCCACCCGAGTCGTAGCGACCCCTAAAAGGGCCTTTTCCAGCCTGCGGGTCGCCTTCGGCGACAAGAGATTAACCATCGGCCGCCTGCGGGGCGCGGCCGGTGGCACCAACCGAGTAGGGCCGCGTGCGGCGGCCAGGAGTAACCATGGAAGTTAATCACTCAGCCTATTTCATCGAGAACGCGGATAGCCCGGTCCACGCGCCCTACTACATCGCGTCCGGCCGGTGTGGCACCTACTGGACCACGAACATCTTTGAGGCCAAGCGCTTCGCCACCGACACGATGGCCGCTGGCTACGCGAGGCTGCAGGGCCTGGACTCGGACCAATACCGCATCGCCGACCACATCCTGACCGAGGTCGTCGACTACGAGGTCGTCGATACCGGCGAGGAGGAGACCGGTCCACCCGAGCATGTTCGCTCGACCGCGAGCGCCGAGGACATCATCCGTGCGGCCGGAGAAGTCGCATGAAGTTCCGTTTCATCGTCGAGAACCAGATCGAGCGCGGCCAACCAGCTCTGCACATCGTGTCCGAGGGCTGGGCCTTGAGCGGCAAGCGTTCCGTCGCCCTGCCGATGGTCTTCAAGGTGTTCGAGGAAGGTGAGGATCCTCAGACCGGGCCCGCACTGGCCGAAGGCTGGGACGGCGACGAGGGCCTGATCGACGCCTTCCTGCAGGGAGCATTGGAAGCGGCATGGGCGAGGGGGCTTCGCCCCAGTCAAGCTACCGCACCAGAGACGCCCGTCGAGCCCGCGCCTGTGGTCAACAACGTGGTCCAGGCGAGCGACGAGCTGGTCGAGGCCAAGGACGCCCACATCGCCGATCTCAGGATCCTCGCCTTCCATCTGGCCGGGATCGACGTCGAGGCGGACGGCCACAGCAACATCACCGAATTCGAGAGCCGTCATGACAGCGCCGAGTAAAGCTATCTTCGCCGCCACGCAGCACATGGCCGAACTGATCCGTGACCGTAATGGGCTCGACCGGACCCAATGGGACGCCATCGGTTTCAGCCAGGCACTTGCCGGTCGCCGCTTCGATTTCATCCTGGTTGCCGACGTCCATCCTCACGACCGGCTCACGGACGACAAACTCAGCCACCTTCGTACCCGCCTCGGTTATGGCGGCGAACTCATCATCATCTGAGGCCCACATGCCCAGCAGCCAGACACTCGCCCTGATGGGCCTGCTCCAGGCCATCATGAATGTCTCTCATGGACCCGATCACATCAAGATCCGTGCGGGCTTCCTGTATTCCCGGCTCATAGGCCGGAAACACCCCTTCGCGACGGTGTAACCATGGTCGAGAACCGCCACGGCGTACCTCTGTCACAGTGGAAGAAGTGGACCGAGACCGCTCGGGCCACTTTCAATCACCTCTTTTGAAGCCATGGAAGACCAGATCCTGTTCAAGAACCCACAGGCGGACGACCTTCCGTACCCTCATTGGGGCACGATCCGCTGGAACGCAGCCTTCGAGGCCGCTCACTTCATCACGCAACGAGAATTAGGACGAACGTAATGGCACGCGCCCCGAAAATCTCCGCTGACGAGCGTCGTTGGCGGGCTGAAGACGATCTTCGCACCCTCACCAGAGCGCAGGAGATCCAGAAAGACCGCTCCCGCATGAGTCAGGTCCAGAAGATCGCCCAGCAGCAGGTCAAAACCCTATCCGCCGTGGTGCAACCGGCCGCCAGGAAGTCCCCGGCCCGCAAGAAGTAACCCCCATCCTCATCCGAAGCACCCGGCCCCGAGCGATCCTCGGGGCTTTTTTGTTGCCCAAGACAGGAGCCCTGCCATGGCGGGACTGCCCGACAAGGTCCACATCGGACCCTTCACCTACAACATCAACTACGAATGGCCCGAGGAAGAAGCAGAGCGCAAGCGTGCCTGGGGTCTGATCCACAAGCTCACCTTCGACATCGACATCATGGAAGGCATGGCGCCTAAGCGCCAGGTCGAAGTCACCATGCACGAGATCTTCCACGGCATGTGGGATGCGGCCGGTCTCGGTGAGCCCGTCGATGAGGAGACCGCCGTCTCGGCCCTCGCCATCCAGATGATCCAGGTCATGAAGAACAACCCGGAGCTGATCAGGGCCATGCTGCGGGAGCTGCAGAAATGAACATCGTGGTCGCGGATTCGCGCAAGCACGCGGAGGCGGTGATCCGGTGGATGAAGCTCGATCCCGAAGACTGGGTGCCCTATGCCTACGGCGACACGCTCCAGGGCGTGTACGGCTTCGCCAAGATCGTGCGGCCCCTGGAGGGCGTCACGGAGGCGCATTTCGACTGGATCCTGGAGCAGCTCGTACCCCGCGTGGTCCACGACACCCATCCGGTCCCCATGAGCTGGAAGCTCGACAGTCCAGAACCGGTCCACGACGAGATCAGGACGGGCCTGACCGACAACCCGATCTGGGGGTATTGACACGTTTGCCGATTTGCATTAAAACAAATGGCAGAATGCAAATAGTCTGATTCAAAAGATCATCGGATGATGTAACAGGGAGTGGTCCGCTGGAGAGCGTCGATCAACCGTCTGCCATCTCCGACCAGCGCCTGCAGGGGCTTTCCTCCTTTCACCCTGCAGGCGCCCCATTACTTGCGGCCCATGGTTCTGGGCGAAGCGCATAACCGCGCCTAGCCTCCCCAGGTGTCCGTCTTCGCGGTGCCCGCCGACTGTCACCTAACGACATAGGGGTGGCGGGTTAAATGAGGCCATGCGTCAAGCCGCGAGCCACAATGAGACCGATGGCGACGTGAGAACCATCTACGATCTCCGTAGACGCGGAGGGTCTCCTCATCTGTGCCCCGACCTCGTCCTCTGTCCTTACATGCACGCTGCCGTGCCTTGGACATGCCGCTCGGGCCTCCGTTCCTCCGGTCGGCAGTTGCCGGAAGGGATCGCGGGAGGGCGCTGGAGCCGACCAGCAGGGGAGGGGCTTGCAATCCCATCGGCACCAATTCATCAAGGAGACGTCATGCAGCCGGTCGCCATCGCCCAGGATCGCTCGATCTCCGTGCCGCCTGGGCACATCGTCAAGACCGGCTACGTCCACGTCGACCAGGTCAAGATGGCCTGCCGCGAGCGCATGGCCATCGGCGACGTCAACACCGCCTACCAGAAGCGCCTGCAACTCGGCGAGAACCAGTCCTGGCCGCCGCCGCGTGGCCACTGGGAGGGCGAACGCTTCGTCGTCGAGGACGGCCGTCACGAGTATCTGGCGACCCTCATGTTGGGCCATCAGTACCTCTTCGTCGCCTGGCTTGAACTGGCCGCCTGACGTTTGCATTTGAGCGAACATTCTGCTATGCCGTTTGCAGAAAATCAAACGGAGCAATCATGCAGACGATCACCGACAAGTCGGATCCGAACCAGTTCAATTCCGGCATCACGGTCCTCAAGTTCGGGGCCGAATGGTGCCAGCCCTGCAAACAGATGCAGCCCATAATGGAGCAGCTCGAAGCCGAGCATCCCGACATCGCCTTCGCCAAGGCCGACATCGAAGAGGCGCCGCTCGCGGCTGGCTTCTACAACGTTCGCTCAGTCCCGACCGTGCTCGTCCTCAAGGACGGCAGCATCCACGGCCTCGCGGTCGGCTTCAAGTCGAAGTCGGCCTTGTCCGCGATGATCCAGGCTGTCAGGGGAGCCCGATGATGTCACAGGAATCCGCCTGGTTTGTTTTGATCGGGTGTCTCGCCATCGCCGCCGTCATGTCGCTCGTCGCCTTCGACGAATGGAAGGAAGACGGCTTTGCCCTCTCCGAGAGGAGAGGGCGGCATTGACGAAGAGCTTTTACTACACCGGCCAGTCTCCCGAGGAGTGGCCGCTGTGGCTTCGTTTCACGAATTACGGGTGGGGTCGCGAGGACAAGCGCCTCGTGATCCCGCAGCTCGAAACAACCCACATCGTTTTCCCAGGCGATTGGATCGACCGGCGTCCCGATGGACTCCTCACGATCCGCAAGGAGGAGCAATGAGCGTCGAAACGATCCTCAAGGACAAGATATCCTACAAAGTTTTCGTGATTCCGAGCGAGGCGTTCGAGCGTCTGTTCCGAGAGGCTCATCTCTACGGATATGCCGAGGGTGTCGTCGACACGATCTCCATCGAGCGGCCCAAGAGCTGCCGCATCACCGATAATCCCCGGTCCTCTGAAGACATCCACGACTGATGGAGCTGGAAGAAGAACACGAGGGCTTCGACTACACCATCGATCTCGACACGCAAACCGTCCTTTTCCGGGACGGTTTTTCTGTACCGATCATCGAGATGTTCGACGAGTTCGGTGAGACAACCTTGGATCCGGCAGAATGCGCCACCGTGTTCTTCCGCCTGCCTGGCGGGGACGCGAAGGGCATCACGTTCTACCTCAAGGAATTCCTCGACGACCTCGAAGCCGGTGTCTTCGACGAGCCCGAACACTAGGTCCGCCCATGCTGATGAGCGTCGACGAGTGCTTCAAATGCTGGATGCCAGCCATCATTCAGTCCCTGGGGAGTGCGATCAAGGCCCGCGAGGCCTGTGACCGCATGAGGCCGATCATCGAGCGGGCGAAAACCGCCGAGAGGGAAGGCCGTATCTCCGACATGCAGCCGCTGATGGCGATGTGCAATCCCACCGAGGATTGTAGGCGCGGCATCTGGCGGCTCGAAATCCGCTACACCCCCGTCGTCGACGGGAGGAAGGGCGAGCCCACGTCCTTCATCAAAACCATCTTAGGAAATCCCGATGACAGACCTGCCCCCGCGCAAGCGCGGGCGGCCGTCGAAGGCTGACATCGCTGCGCGGGAAGCTGCCGCAGCGAACCCGCCCGAGCCGTCCGCCGAAGACCAGATTCTCGACGAGATGCTGGCCCGCCCACATCAGGGCCGCAAAGCCATCCTGACCGACGACGAGGAGACCCGCCGCGTCATTCACGAACTCGCCAAGATCGGTGCGACCCAGAAGGAGATCGCCGCCGTCCTGGGCGTCTCGGACCGTACTCTGCAGAACTTCCTCTACGACAATCCGACCGCTTACGAGGCCTGGGAGGATGGTCAGCAGAAGATGAAGATCTCCCTTCGCCGCAAGCAGCTCTCGCTCGCCGACAAGAACGCCCCGATGGCGATCTTCCTCGGCAAGAACCTGCTCGGCCAGAAGGACGAACACCACACCAACATGACCGTCAACAAACCCGCCGAGGAAATGTCCGAGCAGGAGCTGCTCGACATCGCCGCTCGCGGGGCCAAGGCCAAGAAGGCCGAGGCAAGGGACGAACCGAAAAAGCAGGTTCACTGACGGTCCAACCTCAGTGAGCCCTTATGGATTACCAGACGATTGTCTCCCCCGAGGAGGCAGCGAACGAGATTCTGCGCCGTCGCGCAGCTCGTGAGGGACTCATTCCCTTCACCGAGTACACGAAGCCCGGTTACAACGCCGACCCGTTTCATCACCTGGTCGCGAGCAAGCTCGAAGCCGTTGAAAGAGGCGAGATCCGTCGCCTCATGATCTTCGCGCCGCCGCGACACGGCAAGTCGGAGCTGTCGACCCGTCGCTTCCCGGCCTGGTTCCTGGGCCGGAATCCGCACAAGAACATCATCTCGGCCTCGTATAACGCCGATTTCGCCAAGACCTTCGGCCGCGAGGTCCGCAACATCGTCAACGGGCCGGAATTCGGCCGCATCTTCCCGGATGTCGGCATCCGCTCCGACAACCGCGCTGCGGATGAGTGGGAGCTGACGGCGGGCGGTAAATACTTCGCGGTGGGTGTCGGCACCGGCACCACGGGTAAGGGTGCTCACGGCTTCCTGATCGACGATCCGATCAAGGACCGCAAGGAAGCCGACTCGCAGACCGTGCGCGAGGACCAGTGGAACTGGTACCGCGACGTCGTCTACACCCGTCTCGAAGAGGATGGCTTCATCATCCTCACGCTGACGCGGTGGCACTACGACGACATCGCCGGTCGCCTGATCGAACTCATGAACGACGGCAAGGGCGAACCGTGGGAAATCCTCACGCTGCCCGCTCTGCCCATCGTCAAGAAGACGGCGTCGGGCGAACTCATTCTCAACGAGGACGGCACGGTTCCCGGAGATCCGCTCGGTCGCAAGCCGAACGAGCCGCTGGCGCCCCGGCGCTTTTCGTACAACGCGCTGGTCGACCGCCAGGAAGTTCTGGGCGACCGTTCCTGGGCGGCGCTGTTCCAGCAGCAGCCGATGTCCGAGGACGGCGGACTCTTCAAGTCGTCCTGGTTCGACATCATCGAGCGCAACGAACTCCCCGCCAAGCGCACCCGCGTTCGCGCCTGGGACTTGGCGGCCTCGACGGACGGCGACTGGACGGTCGGCGTGCTGATGTCGAAGGACACCGATGGTGTCTACTACATCGAGCATGTGACGCGCTTCCGGGGCTTGCCGCTCCTGGTCGAGAAGAAAATCAAGGACTACGCCAAGGACGACGGTCGCGCCGTCAAGATCGTCCTTCCGCAAGACCCAGGCCAGGCCGGTAAGAGCCAGGCCCAGGGCTTCATCCGCATGCTTGCAGGCTACCGCGTCAAGACGCAGCGCCCCACCGGCCCCAAGGACACCCGCGCCGCCGCCTTCGCCGCTCAGTGCGAGGGCCGCAACGTCAAACTCGTCCGGGGCGGCTGGAACGACGCCTTCCTCGACGAGCTGGAGACCTTCCCGCTCGGCATCCACGACGACCAGGTCGACGCCGCAAGCGACGCCTTCAACGAACTGATCGGCCCCAAGCGGCCGATGATCATCGACTGGTAAAGGAATAGCACATGGCCGATGCCAATCCCGGCGAACTCTCGGCCGCCGCCTCCACGATGGCAGCCCGTACCAACATCATGCGGGCGGTCTATGGCGGTACCGAGACCATGCGGGAGCAGGGCGAAACATTCCTGCCCCGATATGAACGCGAAACGCAGGCGCGATGGCAGACGCGGCTCAATTCCACCTTCGCGGTCAACAAGTTGCGCGAGGCGGTGGATGCGGCGTCAGCCAAGCCCTTCCGCACCATCCTTCAGGTGGTCAACACCGATCCCGATCTCGACGCGATGATCAAGGATATCGACCTGCAGGGTAATCACCTGCATGTGTTCGCGCACCAGTTCTTCAACGCTGGCCTGCTCGACTCGATGTCGCACATCCTGGTCGATCATCCCGACACCATCGACCTGCCGAATCTGGCGGCGCAGAAGGAAGCTGGCATCCGGCCCTACTGGAAGATGTACAAAAACCAGGATGTCGTCGCGGCCTATGACGAATATGTCGGCGGCGATACCCAATGCGTCCACGTCCGTCTGAAGGGATCCCGTATCGAGCGGACGCCGGACTTCAAGGAGAAGGTCTGGAACCAGATCTACGTCATCGAGAAGGAGCTGGGCTCCCAGAACGGTGTCGTGCAGCTCTACGAGCAGGAAGCCAACGGCGGCGGTGGCGAGTGGATCCGCGTCGCGGAAAAAGTCATCCCGATGATCGAGGTTCCCTTCGTCACCTTCTATGCCGGTGACAAGGAAGCCGACTACGTCGCCCGCCCGGTGTTCATCGATCTCGCCTACAAGCAGATCGAGCACTGGCAATCCTCCTCGGATCAGCGTTCGATCCTGTCGGCGGCGCGTTTTCCGATGCTGGCGGCGTCCGGCGTCGAGATCTCGGCCGAGGACGAGCCGAACTTCGCGATTGGCCCGTACAAGGTGCTGTACTCGCCGGAGGCCAATGGCCGCTGGTACTACGTCGAGCCGAAGGGCACGGCCATCGAGACCGGACTCAAGGATCTCGAAATGCTCGAAATGCACATGGACATGATGGCGCTGAATCCCGTGACCGGGACGCATCGTCAGTATGTCCCGCAGAACGAGCGCAACATCCAGGAGACCCGCGTCCACTCGGTCGTTCACGACCTCACCATCGGGGCCCAGGACGCCATCGAGAAGGCGATCCGCTTCACCGGCAACTGGACGGGCCGGGACTACAGTCAGGTCGAAGTGATCCTCAACAAGGATTTCGCGTCGGCGGCCGATACCATGAAGGAGGTGGCGCAGCTGATCTCCCTGTGGGAGAAGCGCGGCATCACGCGCCAGACCCTGCTGCAGGAGGTCAAGAACCGCAACCTGCTGGGCGAGAGCGTGTCCATCTCCGACGAAGTGCGGCTGATGGAGATGGTCGACGCGCAATTGGGTCTCACGGCGGGCCAGGAAGGGGCAGGGGAGGGGGCGAACCCCGCCAAGGCCTCCCAGGAGCCTTCGAACTGGCCCAAAGGCCAGAACCGGCCCACGGCTCAGGTTTGACCCGCATTCGTGCTCATGCTAATGCTTGCAGCATGAAGCCGCAAATCTCACTCGTCGTCGACGGATACCAGTGTGACGCCTGCACCAAGCGGCAGGGTACGCCGGTTCGCGAGCTGGTCCGCATGATCCCCCGCGCGGTGATCATGAACGGCAAGCTCGTCGGCGACGAGTGGTATTGCTGCCCGATCTGCTTCGAGCCCAAGGCCGAGGTCAAGACCCGGAGGATGCGAGGACATGGCGAACCCGAACGGCCCCAGCGACAGCGGAAAGCCGCAGCCAAACCCTAACTGGGGCGGGCTCATCGCGCTGTTTGGCTTCGCCGGACTGCTGTGCTTTGCCCTCTACTGGGTGCTGCAGCCGATCCTGTACGCCTTTTTTGGCTTTTTCCGCGCCCTGCACGGCTGAAGGGCTTGACAAATGCTTCGATTTGTGCATTCGTATTTGCTTAAATGCAAATGGAGTGCCTGGTGCAAATGTACGAGCGTAAATCAACTCTCGCGCAGGCCTGGCGCGTGCCCGATCTGGGTTCTCCGGCCGATGAGCCTGCCCCGAAATGGTTGATCGACGCCTTGCAGACCGAGCGCATCCTCGTCAACTCCCTCGGCGGCCTCTCGCTCTACGAGCAGAACCGCACGCTGACCGCCCTGCCGGGGGACTATGTCGTCTACAATGACGACGACACCTTTGAATTCTGCACGGCAACCGAGTTCACACACAAATTCAACCTTCTCGACGTTAGCCAAGCAGCATAACCCGCTTCGTCCGCGAAGCCTCTCCACAGCAGAAGCCCTGCCGCGACCCTCGCGGCGGGGTTTTTCTTTGTCGGATCCGATCATGCCCGAATATTTCTGGAATGCCGCGAAAGCCTATCTCTGGAATATCTTCGTGGCGCTCGACCAGCTCGCGAACGCGCTTCTCGGCGGGTTTCCCGACGAAACGATTTCTTCACGCGCGGCCAAGGCCCAACGGAGCGGGAAGCTCTGGGGCTGCGTGCTGTGCCGCCTTCTTCACCTCATCGATTCCGATCACTGCGAGAAACACATCGAACTCGATGAAGGTCACCCGATCTGACGGGTAGGCTGGGCACGAGTGAGCCCAACGGTCTGTAAAACCGCCGCATACGCTGTAGAGGTGCGAATTCCTCTCCTGCCCACCAACAAATTCCCTTCGCGCTCCAGGGTCCACCTCCTCCCTGTCGAGTGCGATTGCAGCGGTCTCCGTCCGCATCCCGCACTGACCAGACGGACAGAGATATCCAAGCGCTTGCCGCACGCCCGAGCCGCCGCTGCACCCCATTCCTCGCACGAGGATCAACCGACCCTCGGCGGGACGCCGGGGTCTTCTTTACCACCAGGGACCAGCCAGGGACGGGACGTCTCCTGCGCATGCTCCCGCATTCACGGGATGTGAAATGCCTCTCAATGCAGTCGTTGCAGACATCAATTCGGTCGATGAATCCGTTCGCGGATTCTACAAGGAGGCGGACGGGAAGTTCGTGCTCGATGTGGCCGCCACCGATGGCTTTGCACTTGAAAACGTCACCGGCCTCAAGACCGCCGTCTCCAAGGAGCGCAAGCGGGCCGACGATGCCGAGACCAATCTGAAGGCCTTCGAGGGCCTCGACGCCAATGCCGCCAGGGCCGCCCTTCAGGCGCTCCAGGAATACGGCGACATCACCCCTCAGAAGGCGAAGGAAGCCATCGACACCGCAACGCGACTGTCGGCATTCGATCCCGAAAAAGAGGCAGACAAGATCGCCGAGCAGAAGCTCAAGGACCGCGAGACCCAGCTCAAGACCGTGTTCGATCAGCAGATCGCCGATCTGACCGCGAAGCTGGAAGCGGCCCAGAAGACCTCTGACGGCCTGAAAGGACAGCTCCACAACCTGATGATCGACAACGTCGTCAAGACGGAGCTGGCGGCACTGAATCCCCTGGACGATGCGCGGGATGCCATCGAACTCGTGGCAAAGCAGGCGATCCGCCTCACCGAGAAGGACGGCCAGGTTATCGTCGAAGTCGTGGATGGCCAGGGCCTCCCCCGCCTCAACAACGACCTCTCGCCGATGACGGTCGGTCAGTATCTCGCCGAGCTGCGCGAGACCAAGCCCGGTCTGTTCAAGCCCGACCCGATCCAGGGTCTCGGCACCAAGCCCGGTCACAACTCTCCCCCGGCTTCCACGACCACCAATCCGTGGAAGAAGGAGACCCGGAACCTCACCGAGCAGATGAGGATCCTCAAAGAAAACCCCGAACTCGCCAAGCGATTGAAGGCAGAAGCGGGCGCTTAATCGCGCCCTCATTTGCTTGAATGCAAACGCTGGCGGCCAACCACGAGAAGAGTAACAGATGGCTGCAACTAGCCTCGCACAAATGATTGTGCCGGAGGAGTTCAACGACTACGTCCAGAACGTCTCCACCGAAAAGAACGTGCTGCTCACCAGCGGCATCGCGACCGACATGTCGGCCGAGATCGATGCCCAGCTCGAAGGCACCACGGTCAACATGCCTCACTTCAACGATCTCGACTCCGAGCTTGAGGATGTCGTGATCGACGACACCAAGGATCTGACGGTCGACGGCATCACGACCGGCCAGGACGTGGCCGTGAAGTTGCTCCGGGCCAAGGCCTTCGGCTCGACCGACCTGGCTGGCGACCTCGCTGGCGCTGATCCGATGGCCGCCATCGGCAACCGCTTCGGCACCTACTGGAACCGCCGCGACCAGCGCACCGTGCTGTCGATCCTGGCGGGCGCCATGGGCTCGGCCTCGATGGCCTCGAACGTCAACGACATCTCCGCTGGCGTCGGCGCTGCCGCCCAGTTCGACGTCGACTCGTTCATCGACTCCACCTTCCTGCTCGGCGACGAGGCCGGTGGCCTGACCGCCGTCGCCGTCCACTCGCTCACCCTCAAGGCGATGGTGAAGGCCGATCTCATCGACTTCATCCCCGACTCCCAGGGCAAGCTCACCATCCCGACCTACCTCGGCAAGACCGTCCTCGTCGACGACTCGATGCCGACCTCCGGCACGGGCGTGGACACGATCTTCACGACCTACATCTTCGGCGCTGGCGCTCTCGGCTTCGGCTCGCGCTCCCCGAAGGTTCCGGTCGGCGTGGGCCGTGACGAGCTGAAGGGCATGGGTCAGGAATACATCGTCCACCGCCGCCAGTTCGTGTACCACCCGCGTGGTATCCGCTGGATCGGCACGGCCGCTGGCCCGACGCCCACGAATGCCGAACTGGCGAACCCCGCCAACTGGCAGCGCGTGTTCGAGGCGAAGCAGATCCGCATCGTCGCCTTCAAGCACAAGCTCGCTGCGTAAGCGTTTGCTTGAATGCAAATTCACCCCCGGCCTGAGCGCCGGGGGCTGATGTCAGGAGACACCGATGAACATCAAGGGTTATCGCGCCCGCGAGCGGGCCGCCAAGGAGCGCCGCGAACGCCGCCTGGTCTCGCCCGAGATCCGCGCCCAGCGTGCCGCCATGCTCGAAAAGCAGCAGAAGATCGCCGCCGAGGCCGAGGCCGCCCGCTTCGAGACCCCCGCGCAGCTCGCCGCCAAGGAAGTTGCCGCCAAGGAGGCTCTCGCCAAGGCCGCCCAGGAAGCCGCCGAGAAAGCCGAGCGCGAAGCCGCGCAGAAGGCCGAGGACGAGGCTGCGGCCAAGAAGTCCAAGTCCAAGAAGGCCGACAAGACCGAGGCTTAAACCAACAGGATTGATCCATGCCCTATGCGTCACAGCAAGACATCGTAGACCTGTACGGCATGGACCTCCTGCTGCGGGTCTCTGATCACGACAAGGATCAGGTGCCCGATCCCCAGATCGTCGAGATGGGCCTGAAAGGCGCGGACGAGATCTGCGACGCCTATCTCTCGGCGCAATACACGGTGCCCGTGACCCCGGTTCCCGGTGTGGTCCGCACCTGCGCCATCGATATCGCCGTCTACAAGATGGCCATGGACCGCCCCCGTCGCACCGACGAGATGCGGGTCCGCTATGAGGACGCGCTGAAGCTCCTCGAAAAGATTTCCACCGGCAAGGTCGGCCTGGGTGTGCCGCCTGTCGATCCTGACGGCGACGGCCCTGCCGGTCCCGTCGATCCCAACATCAAGCGGCGTGGCCGGATCTTCGACATCGGGAGAGGCTGATGTTCAAGACAACCGTCCGGTTCAACACCAGGGAGATGACGCAGCGCCTGCGCAATCTCCTCGATGCCTACGAGTTCGGTCTCAAGCCCGCGTTTCAGGAAGCGGCGGACTACATGGTCCGTTCGACCAAGAACCGGATCTACCGCAATCTCGGCGATCCTGACGGCGAGCCGTGGCCGGAGCTGTCCGACGCGACCGCCAAGCGCAAAGGACATCGTCGCCCGTTGATCGATACCGGCACGCTCGCCGAGACGATCCAGGCGATCCACGTCACCAATTCCGGCTTTACCATCCGTGCGCCCGCCCGGAACAAGGACGGCGAGATGTACGGCAAGTTTCACCAGCACGGCCTGGGCGTTCCGCAGCGCCGCTTCCTCGGCTTCTCCGAGACGAACGAGCGCCGGATCGAGAAGATCCTGGCCGAGCACATCCGCAGGGCCATTCACGGAGGCTAAGGCATGAGCAGCATCGTCGCCTTCCGCGAACGGATCATGGAGGAGATCAGAACCAGGATTACCGATCTCTACGAGGTCAACTGGTACGACGGCATCTTCGATGAGAATGATCTCGTCGACTGGTCGCACAAGACGCCAGCCGCCTATGTGTCTGTTCTGGTCAATACCGATACCCAGCATCACGCGACCGGCGAGCTGAACGTGCCGCTGCGCTGCGTGGTGGTGGTGCTCGATTCCGACACCCATGAGCCCCGCAACGCCGACGAGCGGATCTGGAAGATCTGCGAAGACATCGGCGTGCTCGCCAACCGCAATACCTTCGGCGACCCGCACGCGGGCAATGCCACCAAGATCAAGTTCCAGCGCCTGGTTCACCCGGAGCTGCGGCGCGAGGGCGTCGCGGTCGGCCTGGTCGAATGGCAATCCATCCTGACGCTCGGCATCAACCAGGTCGAGCGGCGCGACTTCGTCTGGCATGACGGCCGGAAGGTCACCCAGCATCCCCGCGCCCGCATCCTCGGTTATGCCGATGTGGAGCTGGGCCCGATCAGCGGTCGCGACACCGTCGACCTGACCCCAGAGGAAGGCACATGAAGCATCTGACCTCAGTGGAGCGTCGGCTGCAGGATCTCGAAGATGCTTTTCAGAACATGGAGCGCCACGGCGAGATCGTGGACGTGAAGTTCGACGCCGACAGGAAGCGCTGGTTCGTCAAGATCAACGACGGCGAGGACAAGACGCCGTCCGGCCAGGACAGCCAGTCCGAAGCCGCCAAGCGCACCTTCAAGTCCGACTGGCTCCCGTGGCGCAGCTTCTCGCACGGCTCCATCAAGGTCTCGATGCCGCCGAAGAAGGGCATGAAGGCCTCGCTGCGTTCGCCCTTCGGCAAGCCCGAAATGGCGGTCGCCGAGCCCTCCACCTACGGTCCCGAGACGCCGTCGCCGCACGACAAGGAAGACGAGGTCGTCATGACCATCGAGGGTGAGGACGGCAAGGAAATGCTGCGCGTGCATCAGTCCAAGGGCAATCACACCGTCACCATCGGTGACACGGTCCTGAGCATCGAGAACGGCAAGGTTTCGGCCGTGACCAAGGACTATTCGGTCAAGTGCGAGACCTTCAATCTCGAAGCCGACCTCTTCGTCGCGAAGACCGGCCGCGTCGACTGGAGCAACGGATAATGCCTGGCATCGCCGTCAAGTCCCTCGACTCCGCTGGCGGGCCTCACCTGGCAGGCAATTCCGGCACCTTCCTCGTGGAAGGTCAGCCGGTGGTCTGCGAGGGCGATCCGGTCACCCCGCACGCCCCATTCTTCCCGCTCCACACCGGCCCTCACATGGCAGAGGGCGTTCCGTGGTTCATCATCAACGGCAAGCCTGTCTGTCGCGAGGGCAACCTTGCTGACTGCGGTCATGCCTCAACAGGCCGTTCGTGGTTTCAGATCAACGGCTAGGCCCGAGGAATCCCCGCATGAAAAAGTACGAAGTCGCCGTCGCGTTCTGGTACAAGAACAACCTTGTTCCGGTCGGCGCGGAACTGACGCTCTCCGACAAGGAAGCCAAATACACCAAGCACGCGCTCCGCGAAAAGATCGACGCTCCGGTGATTGTCGCTGTCGATCCCGCCAAGGGGGAGGATTACAGCGTCGAGGCCGTCGTCGCCGTCGAGACGGGAGAGGTTCGCAGCCTCGAAGTGCTCGACGACAAGCCACGCAAGCGCCGGAAGTAACCCGCCATGGCCGAGTACCTGATCGACATCGACCGGGAAACCGGCGAGTACATCTCAGGCTGGCCTCGGATCAAACAGAGCATCATCACGATCCTGACCACGCGCCTGCGCACCCGCCTGATGCGGTTGTGGTTCGGCTCGAAGTTCCTGGACATGCAGGACAAGCCGGGAAACCGGCAGACGATGATGGATGGCATCATGGCTGCGGCCATCGCGATCAACAAGTACGAGCCCGAGTTCAAGCTCACCGAGATCGCCATCAACGAGTTTGGCCCCGAAGGCTCCATCGTCATCACCGCAGAGGGTGTAGACCTCGTCGAGAACGCACTGAAAACAGTGAGAACTCCCCTCTGAGTTTGCACGAATTCAAACACAGAGGGCGACAATGCCGACCTACGAAAGCCCTGCGCTTTACATCGACTTCTCGCGGCTTCCGCCTCCGACCGTGATCGAAGAGATCGATTACGAGGCGCTTCTCAAGATCTACCAGGACGAGGTCGTCGCCAAGAATCCCAAGCTGGCGAAGGCGGTCGCGCTGGAACAGTCCGCCACCAACATCATCCTCCAGGCCGAAGCCTATGGCGAGATGATGGTCCGCGCCCGCATCAACGCGGCGGCCCGTGCCCTCATGCTGCCATTCGCGGTCGGCAGCGATCTCGACAACCTGGCGGCCTTCTACAACCTGGTCCGCGACCAGATCCCGACCGCAACCGCCACCGGCATCGTCTACGTGCCGGAAAGCGACGAGCGCTTCCGCCGCCGCATCCAGATGTCGGTCGAGGCCTTCACCACGGCAGGATCCGAAGGAGCCTATATCTTCCACGCCCTGTCCGCCGACCCGACGATCCGCGACGCCTCGGCGCTCGCCGTCAACGACAGGGGCGGGGTGAAGATCACCATCATGAATTCCGGCTCGGATCCGACTCCGACCGATGCGCAGCTCCGCGCCGTCGTGGAGCGGCTCAACCGCAAGAACATCAAGCCGCTGACCGACGTCGTCTCCGTGTCGCCGCCCGAGGTGATCGAGGTCGATATCGTCGCCAACGTCACGCTCTATCCCGGCCCGAACGCTTCTCTGGTCATGGCTGACATCCAGAAAGGCCTGTCCCGCGTCCGCGACCGGATCTCGATCCTCGGCCGCGACCTGAACCGGTCGTCGGTCATCGCCGCCATCAACCAGGAGGGCGTGCAGGATGTCGATCTGGTGTCGCCGCTTGCCGATGTTCCGGTCGGTCTCGACCAATGCGTCCTGATCAAGTCGGCGACGATCAACATCCTCGATGCGCGAGCGGAGTAAGTCATGGCTTTTCCTCCTCGCCTCATGGACAACGTCCTGCCGTCGAACGCCTTCGAGTACGAGCGGACGCTGGCATCGGAAGTGGAGCGCCTGCTCGCGCTCGACGCGAGCGAGATCCGCAACCTGTGGAATCCATGGACCTGCCGCGCCGATCTCCTGCCTTATCTGGCCTGGGCGCTCTCGGTCGATCTCTGGGATCCGAACTGGCCGGTCGACAAGCAGCGCTCAGTCATCGCCAACGCGATCCGGCATCACCGCCTCAAGGGCACGCTGGCGGGCATCGAGAACTACGTCGAGCTGGTCGGGGGCAAGGTCGTCAAGGCCGTCACCCCGCCATCGAAGATGTTCTCAGGCCCGTCGCTCACCCGCGAGCAGCGGGAAGCCTGGCTCGTCCGGTTGCCCCAGGTCCGCGTCTGGCGCCAGCGGGAGCGGTCGTTCAGGCCCTTCGCCATCTTCTCCGGTGGCGCACGGCACAGGAATTTCATCGAAACCCGCTACCCGCATCCCAATGATGCGATTGTCCGCCTGCGCCGCCGCGCCCGCTGGGTCGTGAACGACCAGGAGACGACCACCAGGGTCGAGGAATTCGAGAGCTACTTCCGCATCTTCATCCCCGGCCACCGGCCGCGCTCGGTGTTCTCTAACACCATTCCTGGCAAGCGGTTCTACCAGCCGTCGACGGCGGCCTCGCGGATCGTGACCATCGAGCCGCTGTCGCTGTCGCCCTGGCGCAACGCCATCGGGCCGCGCCTGACGCCGGTCACGAGCGAGCCCGAGCTGGTCGCGCAGAAGGGCAGGGAGGGCGTCGCGGTCTTTGCCGGACGCACGTTCGGCGGGCGCTTCTACCAGCCCTCCACGGCCGGTTTCCGGCTCTTCGAGCGCTATGCGGTTCTTGACGGATCGAGCGGCCCCGCCAAGCGGCCGTCCATCCAGTTCATGGGCGTCGGCCGCTACGGCATCAAACCGAAGACGGCAGAACTCACCATCAAGATGCGGATCAGGAAGAAGCCGTGGCAGGCGGGCGAGGGTATCGTCACGCCGAAATCCCGCTTCTGGATCCCGCATAACCCGGAGCCGATGAACAACCTTCGCAAGGCCGTCAAGGCATCGAAGCGTCTCACCGACAAGATCCTGATCGATACCAACACCAAGACCGGATTCGTCGCGGGCCTGCCCTTCTGGGCGGGCGACGAGTACCTGGCCTGATCCCCTCAAACCGAATGCCATAAGCCCCGTCGCCGCAAGGCTGGCGGGCGCTTTGGCGTGCCCATGGAGACCCCCGCGTGGAACGTCAAGTCATTTTCCGCGACTACCAGGAGCAGACGGCCGCAGACCACAACAACCTGCAGGCCTTCACCCGCGAGTCGTTCGACCGCATCGTCAAGGATGCCATCACCGCTGGCCGCAAATATGCCGGTTTCAACGTCTCTCAGACCGGTCAGGTCGAAGTGCAGATCGCTCCCGGTGCCCTGTACGTCGAGGGCGCGGTCCACGAGAAGCGCTCGGCTCTGACGCAGTCGCTGGCCACCTACACCGCCGCCGCCGCGCAGCGCATCGTGACCCTCTCGGCCTTCGGCCAGGAGACCGAGGTCGACAGCCAGCAGCGCGACTTCCTCGTCGATACCGAGACCGGCGAGACCGAGCCCAAGGCGGTGGCAATGACCCGCTCCCGCGACGTCAATCTGGTGTTCACCTCCGGCGCCGAATCCGCCGATCCGGTTCCCCCGCCGATCCCGTCGACCCATGTCGTGATCGCCCACATCCTGATGGATACGACCCAGATCGTGTCGATCACCATGGTCGGTTCGAACGAGGTGGTGTCCACCGACGATCTCGATCTGCGTACCGGCGAGCTGGAGGGCTTCCGCGAGGCCATCGCGCCGCGCGTCGAGACGCTCGCCTCCGACCTCGCCCGCCTGTCCCAGGAGCTGCAGAGCCGTGGCTCGCAGGACTACATCATCCAGCTCTACAAGGACATGGCGCGGGTCAAGGAACAGCTTGAGATGGGCGACGAGGCGACCGACTACGGCGCGGATCGCTTCCTGACCCCCGACGAGAGCGATGTCGCCAACGCGGCCAATCTCGGCTTCGACGCCAAGGTCGAGGAGGGCATCCGCTTTGCCGATGCCAATGCCGACATCTTCGGCATCAACCTGTTCTCGGCCAACGACCCGAACGCCAAGCTGGTCAACGGCATCCTGATGCCGAAATACAGCCATGCGCTCAAGCTGCGCACCGGCACGTATCACTCCGATACGGGCATGGCGCAGTACGGCTTCCAGACCTTCGACATGGTCCAGAAGACCATGAGCCGCAAGCGCATCCGCTACGGCAACTGGTTCACCGTCTGCACCAACTCCGCTTGGTGGGATTCCGGCAAGTACGACAAGGCCTCCGGCATCTTCAAGCGCGGCAACGAGGAGTTCCAGGTCAGCGGTGTCGTCGGCAACTTCCAGTGGCCCGGTCACGAGATCATGCGTATCCGCCAGATCTTCGTCGACAAGGTCAAGGAGAAGTATTGGGACAAGGTCGTTACGAAGACCCAGATCACGGGCGCCCAGGTCGCGCAGACCTTCCTCATCGCCAACGACACCTGGGCGACGCAGCTCGGCTTCTACATCACGGCCAAGGGCGGCTCGTCGAATATCAGCGTCAAGATCTGCGAAGTGACGGGCGGCATGCCGGACATCACCAAGGTGATCCTGCATACGACCTACGCCCATACCAAGATCGTGACCGGCTGGAACCGGCTGGAAATCCCGCCGACCTTCCTCGAAGGCGGCAACCGCTATGCCGTCGTCCTGACCTCGAATGCCAACCACAAGGTCGGCATGTCGCAGGAGTCGAAGTCGACCCTCGACGGCACGTTCTTCTACTCGACGGACGGTGCCTATTACCAGGGCGACCTGACCAAGGACATGATGATCGAGGTCTGGGGCGCTCAGTTCGCCTCCTCGCAGGTGACCATCGAGCTTGAGGCTCTCAATCTCGACGGCGGCATCCGCGACATCGACATCAATGCCGACATGATCGAGCCCGGTTCCGCGAAGGTGATCTTCGAGGTGCAGCCGAACGGGTCGGGCAAGTGGTATCAGATCGACCCGGAGGCCGAGTCCTACGACGCCTTCACGGCCAATCCGCCGCTCTGCCGCTTCCGTGTCCGCTTCGTCGGCACGACCGCGATGCACGGCGGCATCACGCTCACCGGATCGACGGTCAAGGTGTTCCGGCCGAAGACGGCGTTCCGTCATGTCACGACCCCCATCGTTCTCTCGGGACCGCGCAACACGGTCACGGTGCAGCTGGTGGTCGAGGACTTCAACGACGTGGCGCACGACATCGCCTGCAAGCTGCGGGTGGGTTCGACCGACGAAATGCCCGACTCCACGGTGGTCAAGGTGCTCGACGAGCACGCGGGCCGTCAGGAGATCACCTACACCTTCAACCTCGCTGCCCCGGCAACCACGTTCCGCATCGTGACGGATGGCGCGACGAACTCGCCGACCACGACGTTCCACGTCTCCTGGCGCGTTCACTGGGCCATGTAAGGAAACCATCGATGATCCCGAAGAAGATCGATCCCAATGGTCAGTATCTGCTGACCATCAACAACAAGGTGCGTGTGGACGACAATGTCGTCCTCATGCCCCGCAACAAGAACGTCGTGAAGGGTCGCGTCCTTGAGCAGATCAAGGACAATCCTGCCGTTCTCAGCGCTGAACTCGTCGCTCCGAAGGGGTAAGGCATGGCACGCCGGTTTGAGACAATCTTGAGGGTGCGGCCGAGGGACAACCTCGGCGACCCTGAATACTGGAACCGGCGCTTCGAGGACATCGACCGCCGGATCGACCGCAACGAGACCTCGCTGACGGATCTCGACCAGGTGGCAAACCGCGTCGAGGGCGTCGCTCTCGACCGCCTCAACCAGGTGCTGACCCCCATCGTCGTGGAGACCATCGAGCGCGTTCGGCAGATCCCGAACATGTTCTCGGCGACCTCCTCGACGTCGGTGCTCAACGGCATCGGCGAGCGCACCTTCGTGATCAACGAAGGCCTGCGCAACACCTTTGCTCATCAGGGCTACATCATGGCCATGCCGCGCGACGGCACCAAGATGGGCATGATGGGGCGCGTCAAGAGCTACAACCCCGTCGATGGCTACCTTCTGGTCGATATCGAGATCTTCTGGGGCGAGGCCGACGCGATCCGGGAATCCTGGGACATCACCGCCGCCATCCCGCCCGACGCGCACATGCTCAATGAGGACAACCCTCATAACACGACGGCGCATCAGGTCGGCGCGTACACCCAGCAAGAGGTCACCACGCTTCTGGCGCAACTCAAGTCGGAAATCCTCAACGGCGCCTCGTCGGCCCTCGACACCCTCAAGGAGGTCGAGGACCGGGTCAACACCATGGATGTCGCCCTGCGCAAATACGCCAAGAAGCAGGCAATCGTATTCGGATAAGGACCAATGGCACTCAAAAGTGAATATGCAAAAGGCATTGGCACCGTCCTGACGAAGGTCGGCACCACGGTCCCGGCCGGTCAGGTTCGCACCCTGATCGGCGTTCGCGTCGGCAACCAGCTCCTCGGCCAGCCGATCACGGCCGAAGTCTATATCCGTCGCGCTGGCACCGATATCCCGGTGGTGCCTGGGGCGCTGATCCCCGCAGGCGGCGCCATCGAGGCGCTGGCCTCCTCGAAGATGGTCATGATCGCAGGCGACGAAATGTACGCCAAGTCGAACGCCGCCACTTCGCTCACCGTGTTTCCCTCCTTCGATGAGGATGCTGCATAATGTATATCGGCTCCAGCCCATCCCTGACGCCCATCGAAGCCTCTCAGTTGCTGGAGCAAGGCAAGAACCTGTTCCCGCGACTTGATGGCGTCAATGCGGGTCCGCTCGGATATCGCAACAAGATCATCAACGGCAACTTCGCCATCACCCCACGGATCAACGGCATCACGGCGGTCTCGGCAACTAACACCTACCAGATCGACCGCTGGATCATCCGTGGCACGTCCCTCACGGGCGGCTCGCAGACCATCCAGTCCGTCAAGACGGTCGACAGGGCGTCTTGGCCGAGCGGGTATTACGCCGCTCTCGTTCGCACCGGATTGACCACCGCGAGCTACTTCCACCAGCGGGTTGAGGACGTCGGAACCTTGGCGGGCAAGCGGGTGACGCTCTCGTTCCGGGCGGCGCCGGACGCCGACGAGACCGTGACCGTGCAGGTCAACCAGCACTTCGGGTCGGGCGGCTCGGCCGACGTAGGCGCGGCGACCATCGCGGTCCCCGTCAAAGGTGGCGTTACCGCGACCTACAGCGTGACATTCGACATGCCGTCGATCCAAGGCAAGACCGTTGGGGCAGGGGACCATATCGCCGTCTTCTTCCATCTGTCGGGGCTCTCGGGAACCTTCCGGCTGTCGGATGTGCAACTCGAAGAGGGTGCTTACGCCACGCTGTTCGAACAGCGTCTGCTCGGTGTCGAATTGGCTCTGTGTCAGCGCTACTATCAAAAAATTGAACTTGGGACGTTCCGATGGATTGCCGCCGCCGCAAACGCCACGTCTTACGTCCCGTTTAATTTCCCGTCGATGCGCGTGCAGCCGAGCCTCGCGACAGTTACAGCCGCAACGGTCACCAACGGCACCATAGCCGGACCAACCATCGTCAGCGATAGCAGCGGCTTTTTCGGCTCGACGTCTGCGGCAGGCGGATCAGTGGTCATGTATGGCCTCGTCATTGCACTGACAGCGGAGCTTTAAGCCATGTATATCGGACAGGCTCCGGGCCTTGGGCAGCGGAGCGTTTTCCGGTTCGTCTCAACGGCGGACCAAACCACCTTCTCTGGGCGTGATGGCGACGGCTTGATCCTGACCTACACGCCCGGTCGCGGCAATACGCAAGTCTTTGTGGACGGCGCCCGTATCGCGGAAGCCGACTACGTCGCCAACAACGGCTCTCAGATCGTCTTCAACAAGTCGCTTCCGGCTGGTCTTGAGGTGATCGTCGTAGCCGACTCGCCGTTCTCGCCTGTCGACACCTACAAGAAGGCCGAGGCCTACGGTTTTGCCAACGGCGCAGCCTCGTTGCGCAACAAGATCATCAACGGCAACTTCGCCATCGCGCAGAGAGGCCTCGGGCCGACCAATGTCCCGTCAGGCGGCGGCTATGTCACGGCAGACCGCTGGTACTTCCGGTCGCAGGGGATCTCGGGCGGCACCATCTCGGTACGCAGCTACAAGAACGTCGTGCGAGAGGTGTGGCCTAGCGGAAGCTACCTTCATATGAGCCGCACGGGTCTCACCGCATATACCTATGTCGGGCAGAAGATCGAAGGTGGTGATACGCTCTCGGGACAAAAGGCGACCTTATCGTTCCACGTCCATTCGGACGTAAGCGAGACTATCACGGTCGATGTCGTGCAGAACTTCGGCACGGGCGGGTCGCCGAGCACATCCGTAACCTTGCCACAGCAGCAGGCATCGGTTGTTGCGGGTGAGCACAAGGTGTTGTCGTTCACCTTCGACCTTCCGTCTGTTGCCGACAAAACCTTCGGCACGAACGGCGACGACCATCTTGTCATTCAGATCAACCCGCAGGCGTTGAATGGCGTCATCCGTATCTCTGAGGTGCAGCTTGAATCAGGAAGTGTTGCGACACCCTACGAGCAGCGTCCCTTCGGCTTGGAGCTTTCGCTCTGCCAGCGCTACTACGAGAAGAGTTACGATCACGACACGGCACTTGGAACGGCAACAACCACCGGAGCATGGTACTTCCGCACTGACGGTACTCTGGCGGCGCAATACCCCCTGACACCGTTCATGGTGGTAAAGCGAGTTGACCCGACCGTAGCGCTCTACAGCACGGTGGCACCAACGACGGCAGGCAACGTCCGCAACGCCTCAACTGGGTCCAACGTCACAGGATCTATAACCGCCACCCGGCGCGGACTGACGCAGCTTTCACTCGGTACGGCCCCAGCGGACGCCAACGTCATCCAGTTCCACTGGACGGCAGACGCCGAACTCTAACCCTCATGCCCCGCTCTCACCGGCGGGGCTTTTCTTTTCAGGACACCCAGAGAATGGAAATCATCCGCAACAGCCCCGAACCGGGGATGGGCCTGACCGTGCGCCTTGAAGAGGGCGAGACTCTCGGCAATTTCACCGGCCCGGTCACGATCAGTGTTCCCTACGCTTCCGGCAACAAGGAATCGGCTGAGATCGACCGCCTCAAGGCGGAAGGCAAGATCACGATCCCCGATTATGTTCCGCCCCCGCCGCCCGTGCCGCACATCATCTCCGACCGCCAGTTCTACCACGCCCTCTACCGGCGCGGAAAGATCACCAAGGACGAGTGCATGGCGGCGATCAAGACCGGCGATGTTCCGTCTCAGATGCAGGCGGCCATCGACGCGATCCTGGATCCCGTCATTCGTGAGGATGTCGAAATCCTCGTGACCGGCGCCCTCGAATATTACCGCGATCATCCCGCCGTCGCCAGGATCGGCTCGGCCCTCGGCTACGACGACGCCGGTCTCGACGACCTGTGGACGTTTGCGGCCACACTCTAAGGGAGGGCTCCGATGGGTGCTCTCGACAGAGTCCTCCGCATGTCGGTGGAAGCCGACATCGCCGCCTTGGCGCAATCCAACATCATCATCAACGGCTTCATGGAGGTCAGTCAGGAGAATGGCACCAGTCTGCTGACCGCCGCCAACCCCGGCCCCTATGTGACCGATCAGTTCCAGGCCTATGCGGTCGGGCCGACTGTCACGGCGCAAAAGGTGTCGGCGCCGTTCCCGAGTTTTCCCGGCATCCGGTCTGGCGTGAGACTCGCCGTGACAACGGCCAAAGCCGCCCTTGCTGCTGGCGATTTGATCCAGATCCTGCACCGGATCGAGGGGGCGCGGCTGGCGCCGCTTCGGTTCGGGGCGGCGTCGGCGCGAAACGCATCGGTCGGGTTTATCGCCCGGTCGAATGTCGCCGGAACGTTTACGGTCGCCCTGCGCAACGGTGCGTCGAACCGAAGTCACGTCAAGAACTTCACGCTGGCGGCGAATGTGGACACCTTCGTGCCGATCACCTTCCCCGGCGATACGGGCGGCGCTTGGGCGACGGACAACACCTTGGGCGGACTGCTCTCGGTGTCCTTCGCTGCGGGCACCACGTTCCAAACCGGCGAGGGCGCCTGGAGGGACGGCAACTTCATCGCGTCGGGAAGCACGACCAATCTCGGCGCCGCCGTCAACAACGAGGTGATCATCTCCGGCTTGGTGATGCTCCCCGGCAACCAGCTTCCGCCGAAGGAGAGTTGGTCCCTGCTGCAGCGCTCCGAACCTGACGAGCTGGCGCTCTGTCAGCGGTACTGGAGAATGATCCCGCGCATCGACATGTATCGCCTGTCGAGCGCCGAAACCAACAAGGCCGGGACCATGCTTCTCAATCCGCCGATGCGGACGGCGCCATCAACGGCCATCGGATCGAACCAGCAGGCGGGGAATCCGAACTTAACCGTCGATGCCACTTATGTTCGCGCGGCAGCGACCGACGCCGTCGCCACGTTATCGAGCGCCGTGCTGAACATCACCCTCAATGCCCGCCTCTAACCCTTCCGCCTGATTAGGTCAGGCCTCATCCATCCGGCATGACGATGCCGGTCACTCAAGCCGCTCCTTCACGGGGCGGCTTTTTTGTTTCTCCAGGGAGATCCCCCAGTGGCTGTTTCTTACCTCCACGGACTTGAGACCATCGAGCTGAGCGATGGTGGTCGTCCTGTCCAGACGCCCAAGTCCAACGTCATCGGCCTCGTCGGCACCGCGCCCGACGCGGACGAGAACCTCTTTCCGCTCAACACGCCGGTCGCCGTCTTCGCCGACTCGCTCAAGGCCGGTCAGCTGAAGTCGAACGGCACGCTGCTCGATGCGGTGGATGCGATCTATTCGCAGAAGGCTTCGGTGGTTGTGGTGACCCGCGTTGCCGAGGGCCAGACCGAGGCCGAGACCTGGTCTAATGCGGTCGGCTCGCCGACGCTCAAGACCGGCATCTGGTCGCTGCTCAAGGCCCGCCCGACGCTCCGGGTGATTCCGAAGCTGCTCATCGCTCCCGGTCTGACGGGTGGTCGTCCCACCAACGGCGTGGCCGAGATCAACGTGACCACCGGTGGCGCTGACTACGTGCAGTCCACCACGGTCGTGACCATCGATCCTCCGTCCGATCTCACCAAGGGCCGCCAGGCGAAGGCCGTGGCGCAGGTGGTCGGCGGCGCAGTCACCGGCATCAGCGTCACCGATCCCGGCTTCGGCTACACCGCCGCCCCGGCCGTGACCATCACGGGTGCCGGTACGGGCGCCGCAGCGACTGCCGAACTCGGCACCGTCGCCAACCCTGTCGGTCAGGCGCTGGCCGCCATCGTCGACCGCTTGCGTGCGGTGGCCTTCGTCGACGGCCCCGGCACGACCTATGAGGCGGCCGTGCAGGCTCGCGGCGACTATGGCTCCTCGCGCGTGATGTTCCTCGACCCCGGTATCCAGCACTGGGATACCGAGACGTCCGCCTACGTCACCCGTCCGGCCTCCGCTTACGCGGCCGGTATCCAGGCCCGCATCGACAACGAGCATGGCTTCTGGCACTCGCTCTCCAACGAGCTGATCCAGAACATCGGCGGCCCGTCCCGTCCGGTCGATTTCATGCCGAACGACCGCGACGCCGAAGCGAATATGCTGAACGCCAACCAGGTCACCACGGTGATCCACGACGACGGCTTCCGCTTCTGGGGCGTGCGCGGCACCGGCTCCGATCCGCTCTGGGCCCATCTCTCGGTGCGTCGCACGGCGGACATGGTGTACGAGGCCCTGGAACGCGCCGAGCGCACCCGTCTCGACAAGCCGTTCAGCTATCAGCTGCTCACGGACATCCAGGAAGACGTGAACGCCTACATGCGTCTGCTCAAGAGCCGTGGCGCTCTCATCGGCGGCGAGTGCTGGATCGACCCGAACGTCAACACCCCGGCGACCTTCTCGAACGGCGAGCTGACGGTCGATTTCGACCTGGAGCCCACGGCGCTGCTGGAGCACCTCCAGTTCCGCGCCCGCCGCAACCCCGAGTATTACACGGACTTCATCGAGGAGTTCTCTCGGATCGTCACCGGCACCAGCAACGTGCTGCGCTAATCGGCCGCTTGCACGAATTCAAACGCGCAATCCTCACAACCAATCACCACGCATCAGCAGGGCCCGGTCTCGCACCGGGCTCTCGCGTGATGGTGGCCGGAGACACACATGTCCAACCTTCGCGACGCGAATATTTTTCAGGACTTCACGGTCTGGGTCGACGGTGTCGGCAAGATCGGCGAAGCCCCTTCCTTCCAGCCCCCGGAGATCAACATCCAGACCGAGTCCTTCCGGGGCGGCGGCATGGACGGCACGGTCGAGATTCCGGTCGGCGTCGAGACCATCGCCTTCGACTTCGAGCTGCAGACCTGGGACACCCAGGTGTGGCAGAGGCTCGGTTACGGCCCCGGCTCGCTCGACGTGCCGGTGACGTTCCGTGGCTATCTGCTCTCGCCGAACGGCTCCGAGAGCGGCGTGGTCATCTACACCCGCAGCCTGATCAAGGCTGTCAAGCCGAGCCGCGTTGAGGCCGGTGGCAAGGTGACCCTCTCGGTCGACCTCGTGGCCAACTACTACAAGCACGAGGTGGAGCAGCAGGTCATCACCGAGATCGACGTCTTCAACAAGGTGACGATCATCGGCGGCCAGGATCGCAGCGCACGCGCCCGTCAGATCCTCGGCTTCTAATCCAACCCCCAACCCCTCTTCGAGGCCTCGCCCATCGGCGAGGCCTTTTTCGTTTCCAACATAAGGCTGTGCAATCATGTCCAAGCAGGTTTTCGAACTGTCCCATCCCTTCGAGCATAAGGGTGCGACCTACACCAAATTCGAGGCGCGTGCGCCGAAGGTCCGCGATCTCCGCAACTTCCTGAAAAACGTCGAGCGCGACTCCGCGAGCGCGATGGAGAAGGCCATCGCCGATCTGTGCGAGGTCGACGAGAAGATCATCGCCGAGATGGATCTTCGCGACTTCGCTCCGGTCAAGAAGTGGTTCGAGGATTTTTTGAAGCCAATGCTGAGCGGCTCGGAAGAATTCTAATCGACGCCGTCCCCATGTTCGAGCGGTGGCACTGGACGTTGATCGACGACGTCGAGCCGCTCGACTGGGCTGATTTCTGCGTGCTCGCAGACACCGTTCAGCTCCTCAACGAGCGAGACATCGAGGCTCGCAAACAATCGAACAAACCGGCTCAGGGCAATGGTCGCAGGACCACGAGGCCCTGAGCCTTTTTTCTTTTTGGAGCGGCTTGATGGCTGAAAACATCGACGTCAAAGCAACCCTTACGGCCGACGACAAGGCCTCGCCGACCATCCGTCGCATTCTCAATCAGATCGCCGCTCTCGAAAAGCAGCTCAAGGCCTTCGGCAAGACCGGATTTGCAGCCGCCAACAAGGGCACCATCGTCACCAAGGAAGCGCAGAAGTACCTGGACCGGTACGGCGAGTCTTTGAAGAAGATTCCGCAGAACTATCTGCGCGAGGCCCGCCGCATGCGCCAGGCGGGCGAGATGACCAACAAGGCGTGGGTCGATCTCAACAACGAAATCAAGGCGTTCGACAAGCATATCAAGAGAGCCAACAAGAGTGGCTCCGAGCTGTCGAAGCAGCAGAAGCGCCATTTTTACGACCTGATCAATCGCGCCAAGGCCTACCAGTACGTCTGGAACCAGGGCCACGAGCAGCGCATGAGCCTGGAGCGTCGGCTGCATAACGAACAGCTGCGCATGGCCGACGCGCGGGCGCGTCAAGAAGGCCGGACCACCGCTCAATGGCTCAAGACGCAGCGCTATCGCAGGCAGTTGCGTATCGCCGAACAACGGCGCGAGGAGGCAGAAGCCCGTGCCGCCGAAAAGCTGCGACTGCAGCATGTCGAGCGCCAGCTGCGCGACGCCGAAGAGCGCCGGAAGCTCCGTGCCAAGCTCGCCAAGGAAACCGACGCCCAGGCTCGTCGCGACCTTCAGATGCAGCTCTACCGGCTGCGCGTTCGCGAGAACAGCGAGAAGCTCCAACGGCGTCAGCTGAGCGAACAGCTCAAGGTGCTGCGCAACAAGGACCGCCTCCGCGCCAATTACGACAAGGAAGTGGCCAAGCAGCAGCGCCGGGAAGACATCGCCCGTCGCACCCGTGTCAACGAACAGCTCCGCGAGGCCGAGGCTCGCCGCAGGGCCCGCTTGCGGGAATTCCAGCAGGAGCAGGACATGCGCCGTCAGGCGCGGCGCGAGGCGCTGCGCAGCGCACGGCAGATGGTTGGCGCTCCCGGCCGGATGGCCAGCCGCCTGGAGAACCCGTTCTTCTCCAGCCCGTACTTCTACGCGATGATGGCGGGTGGTGCCGGTGTGATGGCGGCGCGGTCGATGACCCGCAGCGCCCTCTCGGTGGATCGCGGCGAAACCTTCGCCCGCATGCACATGGACCAGAGCATCGTCCCGGCGTCCGAAGTGCGGAAATGGGCGCTGGCCACGGCTCCCGGCATGGGCATCACGCCCGGTGCGCTGATCGAGACCACGGTCGACGCGGCCAAGGCCGGTGTGCCCGAGGAAATGGCCCAGTCCACCGCCCAGATGGTGACGCAGCTCGCCAAGTTCTTCGGCATCGACGTGGCCCAGGCCATGGACGGCGTGGGCTATGCCATCGCGCAGGAAATCGGCGCGGGACGCATGAAGGCCGACGACGATACCAGCCTGCGCCGCCTGCTCAACACGGGCGCTCTGCTCGCCGGTAAGACCGCCGCCCGTCCCGATCAGATGCTGTCGTTCATGCGCACCGGTCTCGGCTCGGGCGCGATGCTTGGCATGAACCAGACGGCCACCATGGCTTTCGGTGCCGCCGCCGTTCAGGCCGGTGCCCAGGGTCAGCAGGCCGCCCGCATGCTCGGCTCGATGGCCGGGGACATCAACCAGATCGAGACCAGGGCCAAGGATCTGCGCAAGCAGGGACGCCAGAGCTGGTCGACGACCGACAAGCTGTTCATGGATGCACCGCGTCTGCTGGGCTACGCCTCGCACGGCGCCATCATGCAGTCGTTCCGGGACAATCCCGAAACGGCGATGGTCGACTTCCTGAAGAGCTTCAACCGCATCGAGGATTTCAACATCCGCGATCAGCTCTTCCGCTCGATCTTCGGCAACGAGTTCGGACGCTTCTCGGCAAACCTGATCTCATCTCCCGGTGTGCTGGATCGCTCCCTGCAAATCGCCCGCGAGGGTTATTCGCAGGATCCGCGCACCGACCACATCAACAAGACCTGGAGCGAATACACGAAAGGTCTTGAGTTCCTGGCGGACGGCATCGGATCACTCACCGAGGTGATCAAGTCCGAGCTGGGCGACTCCCTCAAGCCGTTCATCGCGCAGTTCTCGACTTGGGCCAAGTCCTGGCACATGGCGGTCGGCACGGGCGGCATCAAGGCCCGTTTCGACGCCGGTCTGCAGGGGCTCATGCGTGGCTTCGGCTACGACACCTTGGGCCAGATGCTCCATGACGCCTTCGGCGCTCCCGGCGCCTTCGACGTCGCCGAGCTGCAGAAGTTCTTCGACTTCGCCAAGGGCTTTGCCGAGGGCTTGAAGGTCGTCGGCAAGACGATCATGGCCTTCATGGAAGGGCTGGGCAAGGCGCTCGGCGTCGATGCCAGCACGCCCGAAGGACTCGGTAAGCTCACCGCGATGCTGCTCGGCTTCTCGGTCGCGCTGCATTTCGCCCGTCCGATCTTCTCCGTCATCGGCATCGTCAAGGACGGCATCATCGGCCTCGCAGGCAGCATCGTGCTCCTGCACAAGGCCCTGATGGCGGCTGGCCTTGCCGGTGGATTCGCTGGGATCGGCCGTGCCCTTCTGGGCCGCGCCGGTCTGGCGGTCGGCGCAGGCCTGCTCGGCACCCTCGGTGCTGGAGCTGTCGGCCTGACGGTTGCCCTGGCCGGTGTCGCTCTTGTTGGCGGCGCTTTGGCGGTCGCCATCATGAACTGGGACACCATCAAGGGATGGTGGCAGAGCGCCGATGCTGCCGTCCAGCGAGGCGGCGCAACTGTTCGCGGCTGGTTCGGTGATCATCGCACGACCGACGAGATCCGAGCCGAAGCCCGCAAGCAGGCCGAAGAAGCGGCCAAAATGCCAACCGGCTGGCAGATTCTGACCGGCTGGATCAAGGGGCTGCTGGGCATCTCCTCGGCCAACGCGGGTGAGCTGGACCCGCTCATCGGCGGCTCCGGCTCGAATGGGCTGAAGGGCGGACTCGGCAGCGATCTGATCACGTCGATGGACGACCTGACCCGCAGCGTCGACAAGCTCGGCGCTCGCTTGCAGCTGTCCTCGCTGACGTCTCCGCGCGCCCTGTCGGGCCTGAACGGGTCGTCGGCCGCCGCGAGCGGTGGATACATCAGCGGCGGCGGTGGTGGCGGCGGAACGGTCGCCGGACGCTACTACCACAGCACTCCCGGCGAAGCGCTCCCTGGCGCGGTCGGCGGCGATCTTGGTCCGGTTGCTCCGCATACGGGACCGAAGACCTTCACCGGCATCGGCGCACGCCTGATGACCGACCTGCAGAAGGACTTCGGCTTCACCAAGGAGCAGGCGGCGGGCATCGTCGGCAACCTGGCACACGAGTCGGCAGGCTTTACCGCCTTCCAGGAGAAGAATCCAATCGGCGGCGGCAAGGGCGGCTGGGGCTATGCCCAGTGGACCGGGCCGCGCCGTCGCGCCTTCTTCCAGTGGGCCCAGGAGCGCGGACTCGATCCGCGCTCGTATGAGGCCAACTACGGCTTCCTGCGCCACGAGCTGACCAACACCCCCGAGAAGAAGGCCGTGGCCGCCGTCAAGCGGCAGAACTCGGCCTACGGCTCGATGATGACCTTCGAGCAGACCTTCGAGCGGGCAGGGATCAAGCACTACGCCAGCCGTGGACAATGGACCCAGAGAGCCATGCAGCTACCGGACAACCTGGCCGGTGGCGTGCCCGACGCGGCCAGCCTCACCCAGAACGTTCCTCTGCCTCCGGCCCGTCCGGCGACAGGCGCGGGCGGTTCGGGCGGCGCGGGCGCGGGGATGTCGCTCAATGCGCCGATCACCATCTACGGCGCAGGCCAGAGCCCCGAAGAGATCGCCAACGCGGTCCAGCGTCGTCTGCACGAGCAGCGGACCTGGGCAACCCACGATGTGGAGCACGACGTATGAGCCTGATCCTCCTCGGCCTCGGATCCGAATCCGGGGCCGTTCATTACTTCTATGTGCCGTTGCCTGGTCACGACACGCCGTCCTTCGAGTCGATCCAAACCGACTCCACCTTCAATTGGGTCGCCCAGAACCGCCTGAGCCGCGAACCGGCTCAGCAGTTCACCGGCTCGGGCGAGGAGGTGAAGACCATTGAAGGGCGGTTGTTTCCGAACCACTTCGGCGGTCTTTCCACCCTGGAGAATCTTCGGGCGGAAGCCAAGGCAGGTAATCGCCTGACCATGGTGCAATACTTCCCGCTCGAAGATCCTCACGCCATGGCGGGCAGGCCTCTCGGCACCTGGGGCATCCGGCGCATTCGCGACTCGGCCGCGCTCATCGGCGCCAACGGCCTGCCTCATCGTGTCGATTTCACCATCGAGATGGTGCGCTACGGCGACGATGTCGTCGACCGATACGATGGCCAGATCATCGACGGCAGCTACGCCGACAATGTTCCGGGCCATCCGCTGACGTCCTACCGGCGCACCGGACCCAACTACGAGTCAGGACGCGAGGTGGAGTGATGGCGATCAAGTATCAGCATGTCACCCGGATGTTCGACCGGCTCGATAAGATCGCCGAGGAACGCTACGGCACGGCAGACCGGAAGACGGTAATGTTCGTGATCGAGCAGAATCCCGGCATCGAGCTGCATCCGATCCTTCTGCCTCCCGGACTGACCATTCAACTCCCCGACATTCCGCAGGAGAAGACGGGACCGCAACTGGTCCGTCAGATCTTCCTCTGGGAATAATCCATCCACCAACACGATTGGTGACCAGGCCGCTCCTCACCGGGGCGGCCTTTTTTCGTTTTCAAGGAGGGTTTCGTGCCGACCGGATACACGCCGATCTATCGGGTCTACAAGGATGGCAACGACGTCACCGGCCGCTTCAACGACCGCTCCATTTCGATTGAGGTCGAGCTGTTCTCGGGCGGCGGGGAAGGCGACCGCTGTCAGATCTCGGTCGACGACCGCGACTGGCGCGTGGCGCATCCTTACGTCGGCGACAAGCTGGAGATCTATCTCGGCTACCAGGAGGTCGGTCTCGCCTTCATGGGCCAATTCGAGATCGACGAGGTGGTGTTCCTGGGCCCACCCAAGACCATCGCCATCCGTGGCTTCTCGACCGGCCTGAAGGGGCAGATCAAGGCTCCGGTCATCCAGCATTTCGAGAACAAGAACCTCGGCGAGATCCTCGAAAAGCTCGCCAGGGATGCCGGTCTCGATTCCGAGATCCATGAGCAGTTCAAGCACATCAAGATTCCATTCAAGAACCAGGCCGTTTCGGCGATGCACCTGATCCACGAATTCGAGCGTCAGTTCGGTGCGGTGGCCAAGGTCGCCAATGGCCGGTTGATCTTCGCGCCACGCGATGCGGGGGTTACGACGAGCGGCGTCGAGATCCCGATCCTGACGCTGCTGCCGGAGCATTTCGGCACCTGGCGTGTGCGCCACGGCATACGGGCGGAATACGGATCAATCGTGACGTCGTATTTCGACAAGGACACCTGGGAGCGCAAGACGGTCACCGAGAAGCCTGGATCCGACATCGGCGGCTCGCTGCACGATGCGCCCGACTTCATCGACAAGCGGGTGTTCAATTCCAAGGCCGAAGCCGAGGCCGCTGCGAAGGCCCGCATGCAGACCTTCCGGCGCTCGATGGGCGACTTCTACGGCACGCTCGCCAAGGGCGATCCGTGGATCCGCGATCAGCAGCGCCTGCAAGTCACCGGCATGCGGGACGGCATCGACGGCTCGTATGTGATCCAGAGCGTCAAGCACACCTACGTCAAGGAGTCCGGCATTTTGTCGGAGATCCAGGCCACGCCGAACGGGCAGGGCGCCGATTACTCCAATATGGGCAACGCCAAGTTCCTCAAGCCCAATCCCGGCGAGCTGATGGGCGAAGCGCTCCAGCGCCTGCCGAGCGATCCCGCGACAGCGCCCCAGGTCGGCCAGGCCCCGCGCGGCGACAACTGATCGTTTGCACGAATTCAAAGGACATTGTGATGAATTTCAAAGGTCGCGCCAAGCGCCTCGACGACATCGATTTGCCGCGCATCGGCAAGCTGATCGGCGTCGGCGAGGACGAGATCCATGCTGTGATCGAGGTGGAAACGGCCGGTGGCGGCTTCGACAGCCAGGGCCGTCCGCGCATCCTCTTCGAGCCGCATCACTTCTACAAACTCGTTGCACCCGCAAAGCGCAACCTCGCCGTCAAGGCGGGGCTTGCCTATCCGAAATGGGGCACCAGGCCCTACCCCAAGGACTCGTATCCGAGCCTGCTTGCGGCGATGGAGATCGACGAGGAGGCGGCGCTCAAGAGCTGCTCCTGGGGCCTCGGCCAGATCATGGGCTGGAACCATCAGCTCTCAGGCTATGACAGCGTCTACGCCATGGTGGAGGCCTTCATCGACGACGAGGAGAATCACCTCGAAGCGATGATCCGCTTCATCAAGAACAGCGGCCTCGACGACGAACTTCGCGCCCATAACTGGGCCGGTTTCGCACGCGGCTACAACGGCGCTGGCTACGCCAAGAACGATTATCACAACAAGCTCGCCCGTGCTTACGCCAAGTGGGCGAAGATCCCCGATACGCCTTTCCCGGAAGGGAAGGGCAGTGAGCCCGCCCAAGAGGCTCCGCAGGCCAAGCCTGTTCTCCGCATGGGGGCGCAGAACATCCACGTTCTCGAACTCCAGGCGCAACTGCTGCATCTCGGCTTCGGCCTCGTGGTGGACGGCGACTTCGGTCCCGCCACCCGCGACGCTGTCAAAGCCTTTCAGAGAAAGTCCGGCCTCGTTGCTGACGGCATCGTTGGACCGGCCACCCGCCAGGCCATCGCCCTGGCTCTTCCCTCCAAAAAGTAAGGAATAGCACCATGGAAGACGTCAAGTCGTTCCTCGCCTCCCGCACGCTGTGGGCTCTCTTCATCTCGCTCCTGGCGAACCTCGCCTCCCGCTACGGCTACACCATCGGCGAGACCGACCAGGCCTTCATCGTCGACACGGCGCTCAAGGTGGTCGAGTACGGCGGCTACATCGCCGCTGCGTTCTACCGCATCAAGGCGTCGAAGGTCATCGGCTCCGCTCCCAAGGCTGAGTAATCGCAATGAGCTGGCTGCAAACCATTCTCAGCGTGCTCAAACTGCTTGAGATGGTGACCAGCTACCTGTCGGCCCGTCAGCTGCTCGCAGCTGGCGAGGCCCAGGCTGCCATCCAGGCCCTCAAGGAGAGCCGTGATGCCGTCGAAAAGGCGCAAACTGCACGCCGCGCTGTGCGCGACGCTCTTATCCGTAACCCTTCCAGCCTGCACGACGATGACGGCTTCAAGCGTCCCGATTGAAGCCTCGGTCGCGTGTGCTGCGTTCGAGCCGATCTACTGGTCGAGCAAGGACACCGACAAGACCATCGCGCAGGTCAAAGAACACAATGCGGCCTTCAAGGCTGTGTGCCCAGACTCCAAAGGACAGTAGCATGGCGGATGGATTCACTTTCTCGAATGGCATTCAGCTGGCGGGGCTGTTCATCACCGGTCTGACACTTCTGCTGACGGTCTGGTGGCGCATCGAAGTCCGCATTCGCGGCGTCGAGGACAAGGACGCCGACGAACGGGCCAAGCTGAGCCGAGAGTTTCAGGACTACAAGCTCCACGTCGCTGAGAATTACGCATCCTACGAGACCGTCAAAGAGATCGAGAAGAGCGTCCGCGATCTTCCCGATGTCGTGGTCAAGCGGATTCTGGAATTCATGTCGCTCAAGCAACAGAACAGCTAAGTCGTTTGCTCTCTGATTTGCACGAATGCAAATGCTGTGCTAATCAGGGAGCATCCAACAAGGGGATTTTCATGAGGAAAATCTTGATGGTCACTGCCGCCGCCTGGCTGTCGCTCGCCTCTGCCTCGGCCCAGTCTCTCCCCGAGCTGGGCCAGGTCGGAACGACAGCTGCCGCCCAGGACTATTGCCGTCGCGCACCGGCCGAGTGCCGGATCCGATCCGACGAGCCTCTCTTTGTCGCCTTTTCGGAGGAGATGTTTGACATCCTCAAGACCATCAACCTGAAGGTCAATCTGAACATCCGGCCTCGCACGGATGAGGAAATGTGGGGGGTCGTCGACCGCTGGGATCTGCCGAGGCTCGGCGGGCAGGGCGACTGCGAGGACATTCAGCTCCTCAAGCGGAAGCTCCTGGTCCAGGCCGGTTTTCCCCGCCGCGCCCTGCTCATGACCGTCGTCGTCGACGAGCTGGGCGAGGGTCACGCAGTTCTCATGGTCAGGACCGATGCCGGGGACTTTCTCCTCGACAACAAGCATAACCGTATCCGCCGCTGGGACGAGACCGGATACGTCTTCGTGAAACGCGAAAGCCAGCACACCGGAGCGTGGGTTTCCCTCGGGAACCGCGTCGCTTCCGGCCTATCCAGCTCCGTGCGCTGATCGTCCGAGAGTATGAGTATGCCGACACCTCCTCTGTCGATCCAGGAACGTGCCCGCCGCAAGGCGGTGGTCGAAGGACTCCTGCGGGCGGGTTATCACCCGCAGGGCGAAAGAGGCGGCATCGCCTCTGCCACCAAGGAGGCCGAGCGCCGCGAAGGCCTCAACTACCCGAACTGGGTTAAGAAGGAAGAGATGTTCCGCGATGCGGGCAAGGAGCATTTCGTGCCCGATTGGTCGCTGTTTCCCCGGCAGACCGTCACGGTCGGCGAGTTCGAGGAAAACGCGGTCGACGACACCTCGCCGGAAGATCATGCCCGCGTCAGAGCGAACCTCCTTGCCGAGGAGGTCACCCGGATGGTGCTCAGCTCGAAGTACCCGCTGATCAATCCCGACGCCATCGTGGTCGACAGCCACATGGTGCGCAAATACAACCGCAAGACCGGCGCCTACGAGCTGGTCGAGGGCACGCCGCGCACCTGGTTCACCGACACGCTCAAGGTTGCTCCGATCAAGGATCCCCGCAACCGCAAGTTTATCTTCACCTCGGCCCAGAACGACGCCGATCTCCACCCCGTCTGGTGGAATCTGAAGGCCTATGCCGAATGGCTCGGCGCCGAGATCGTGGTCGGGCCTCTGACCTACGAGACACAATGGTGGTCCGACAACGATCCGACCGCCCGCGCCTATGCCCCGGAGCTGACCGATCATCTGTGCTTCGGCCAGATGGCCATCGGCGACAACTTCATCTTCGCCGGGGAGATGAACACCCTGCCCACGGCGAGCGCCCCCATCTCCGACCTGACGACCTATTCCCGCTCGCGCTGGGCCGTATTCCCGCACCAGAAGCGCCAGCTCAAGAGCGTTCCGTCGACCGATCCGAACATCCAGGCGCATCAGGTCATGACGACGGGCTCCGTGACGCGCCCGAAGGTCATCCCTCGGAAGGCCGGGATCAAGAGTATCTTCCATGCGGTAGCTGGAGCTGTGATCGTGGAATTCGACGCAGACGGCGACGTGTTCTGCCGCCAGATCTCGGCGACCGAGGACGGCTCGTTCTACGATCTCGACCGGCATGTCTCGGACGGCGTCGTCACGACCGGCCACCGGGTTGACGCTCTCGTAGTCGGCGATCTTCATCTGCGCAAGCTCGATCAGGCGAATGCTCTCGCGACCTTCGGCTTCGACATGGAAGGCCGCACCTACCGCAATAGCGTCATCGATACTCTCAAACCGAAGAACGTGCTTTTGCACGACATCTTCGACAACGAGGCCCGCAACCATCACCACCAGAACGACAACGCCTACTCCTATGAGATGGCGTATCGTGGTCGCGACAACGTGCTCGACGAGATCGATGGCGTATCGCGCTTCCTGGCCAAGTTGAAGCGTGACGGATTCAAGATCGTGGTCGTGGAGTCGAACCATGACATCGGCCTCGACAGGTATGTGAAGGAAGGCCGCTATCGCAATGACGGCATCAACATCCGGCTCGGCCTCAAGCTGGAGGATCGCTACCTGCAATACGTCGAGGACCGCTCGAACGCGCTCGACAGCGGCCAGCCTCTACCGCGCTTCTCCCTCCTAGAATATGCGGTCAAGAAGTTCCAGCCGAGCCTGGAATCGGTCGAGTGGGCCTATGACGGCTATTCGTTCCTCATCAACGGCATCGAGGTCGGTCATCACGGCTTCCGGGGCGTGAACGGCGCGAAGGGCACGATCCAGGGCTTTGCCCGCGTCGGCCGCAAGATGACCATCGCGGACAAGCACTCGCCGGAGATCAACGAGGGCGTCTACGTGGCCGGTGCGATGAACCTGCGCCATGGCTACAACAAGGGCCCGTCCTCCTGGGCCGTGAGCCACGTCGTTCACTACCCTGACGGGCACCGGGCGATCATCACGCTGCAGAGCGGAAAGTGGCGGGCGGAAAAGCCCCGGATCGCCGTGCCAGCGAAGGTTGCAGCTTGACGTCCTGTTTGCATGAATGCTAATAAAAGAGCAAGCGAATTCAGAGAGCATGGGCTTGCCATGCCCTCTGATTTGCTCGAATGCAAATGGAGGATCAATGCAAACGGTTTATCTCGCAGGCCCGATCACCGGCCTGAGCTTTGAAGGCGCCACCGACTGGCGCGACTTCGCGATCAAGGAACTTGCCAAGGGCGGCATCAAGGGGCTCTCCCCGATGCGCGGCAAGGACTTCCTCAAGGGCATCCAGGAATTCAGCGCCCAGTGCCATACGGAAGGCGCTCTGAACGCTCTCGCATCGCCTCGCGGCATCATGACCCGCGACCGTTTCGATGCCACCAGATGCGACGTCCTGCTCGTCAATCTCCTCGGTGCCAAGAGCGTGTCCATCGGCACCGTCATGGAGATCGCCTGGGCCGACGCCGTGCGGACGCCCATCGTCTGCGCCATCGAGCCGACCGGCAACGTCCACGAGCACGCCATGATCGACCAGGCGCTCGGCTATCGCGTGCCGACGCTCGACGAAGCGATCAACATCGTCCGCGCCATCCTGGAGGTTTGAGATGAAAGCCATCGGCCTCTCAGGATTCGCGCTGTCGGGCAAGACCACGGCCGCGAACTACATCGAACAGAAATACGGCTTCCGCCGCGTCCATATCGCGACAACGCTCCGCAAGATGTGCGCCGAGCTGCTGCGGGATCTCGGCTATGGCGAGGTCGACATCTACGACATCCTGGAAGGGGGTCGGAAGGACGGCTGGATCATTCCTGAGCTGGGCGTCACGAGTCGTTATCTCCAGATCAAGATCGGCACCGAGTTCGGCCGCGAGATGATCCACCCGGACATCTGGGTCAAGACCTGGACGAACCTCGCTCGTCAGTACGACCGCGTGATGAACGACAGCGTCCGCTTCCCGAACGAGGAAGAGGCGATTCAGTACGAGCTGGATGGATTTACGATCCTGATCGACCGTCCCGAGACGCAGCCTGCGGCGTTCAAGTGGAACGTGTTCGGCTTCTCCTTCGGCAAGGCTCTCTACGACTGGACAGGCCTCATGTGGGGCGTCCACGACTCGGAGTGCCTCGACCGCCTCAATCCGAGTTGGATCGTCGATAACAGCGGCTCGCTCGATGATCTGTATCGGACCATCGATGAGATCATGAAAGCCGAAGGCATCGAGCCGCTGCCGATGTCCATGAGGCTCGCATGAGCACGGTTTTCCTGATGACCGCCGTCGCCTGTGCGGCTCTCGCCGCGCTCTCGATGGCATGGCGGGTTCGCGACAGCTTCTTCGGGGTCTGCATGTGGATGTGCCTCTTCTTCATCGTCCTAGGGTCGGGGGCAACCGTCTACGAGGCGCATGTCACAAAGGATCGTCTCCGCGATACGCTCAATCGGGTCGATGCGATCACGCAGCAGATCGAAGAGAAGTTTCTTCAATGAACCAATTCGAGAAAGCGATCCGGCTCTACTGGGCCGGATGCCTCGCCTACCTGATGTGGTGCGAGGCAGCTTACCAGGTCTGGACTGACACAGACCTCTAACGGGGCGGCCATTCGGCTGCCCTTTTTTGTGACCCCAACCATCATGGGATCCTGCCTTGAGCAAGCGCCAGAAAAACAACCGCAAGTCCTTCCAGTTTGAGGAAACTGCGGACGTCATTCCCTTCAATCCGAAATTCGAGAAGGAGCGCCGTCTTCCGCCGATCCAGCCCAAGACGCAAAAGCAGGCCGATTACCTGCATGCGATCAAGACCAACTCTCAGGTCGTCGTTCTCGGGCCTGCCGGTACGGGCAAGACTTTTATCCCCGCCACCTACGCCGCCGACCAGTATCGCGAGAAGCGGATCCGCAAGATCATCATCACGCGGCCGAACGTGCCTGCCGGTCGCTCTCTCGGCGCCTTCCCCGGCGAGTTGGAGGACAAGTTCGGCCGCTGGCTCAAGCAGATCATCACCGACATCCAGAGCCGGATGGGCAAGGCCGCCTTCGAGATCGCCGTCAAGCGCGGCGACATCGAACTGATCCCATTTGAGGTGATGCGTGGCCAGTCCTGGGACAATGCGGTCGTGATCCTCGACGAGGCCCAGAACACCCTGGTCGAGGAGATGAAGATGTTTCTCACCCGCCAGGGCGAGAACTGCACCGTCGTGGTCAATGGCGACATCTCCCAGGACGATCTCAGGCAGAAGGCGGATTCCGGCCTCAAGGTCATGGTCGACCTGATCAGGAAATACGAACTGCCGGTTCCGGTCATCGAGTTCGAGATCGACGACATCGTCCGCTCCGGCGAGTGCCGGATGTGGGTCGAAACCTTCCACCGGGAAGGCCTGTGAGGTCGCGCAGGGGCGGGCCATCCCGCCCCATTTTTGTTGCTTTTTAACCACAATCCTCCCTGTGGCATTTGTTCCCAAATTTTGTTGTTGTTCCTTTCCGTTTGCATTGTTAAGCAAATATTAGCTTTTCGATGAATGAAAAGCACACTGCAAAGGAATAACATAATGAAGGCCGATTTCGAATATCGGGGGTACGTCCTTTCCCGCTTCGGCAGCGAGTTTATCGCGCGGCCCGTCGATCCAGACGAGGGAGCGCCGGAGATTGTGACAGCAACGCTGGGTAGTCTGGTGACCCGCGTTGACGAACTCTGGACTGCGACCGGCACCGGCAGGCCGCCGAGCTGGATCAAACAGTGGCTCAGGAATCCGAACCTCACCTGTCTTTATCCCGATGTCATGATGACGAAACAGCGCCAACTCCGCAGGCGGATCAGGCTCGCCGTATCCGCCCTCGTGGTCGGAGGTATGGTCGCCACGGGCGCCAGCGCCGATGCCATCGACTTCGACCGTGACGGCCAGCTGTCGCCGATTGATCTGCATGCTCTCGTGACCCTGGTCACGACCGGATCCCTGAGCCGCACGGCCCATGTCGCCATCGACGGCGTCCATTACGACATGGTCATTCGGTACACCCCTAGAACCGATGTCGATGCCGAGATCGTCGCATTGATCCCAGAAACCGACGACAACCGTCATCCGAAGGTCAAGCGCCATCGGTAGCAAAAAAGGGCGGTTTTGGACCGCCCTTCGTGTTTCAGGTTATCTGCAGGATCTGGCGCCTATAGAACTCCTTCGTCATATCGTCCATCAGCTGTCGATCCACCGCCTCCGGCAGCAGCGAGGTTTCAGACACCCTTTCAACCTCAGAGAGAAGCGCCTCCAGCGTCTCTGAGACCTGCTGGTAGGGCAACTCCCCGCGCTTGATCCGAAGCAGCTCAGCGGCTTCGGGACGCGGAAAGATCAGGTGTCCGGTCGTCAGGAGTTCGATGGCCTGCCGACCCACGCGAACGGCGTGAGACATTGCCTTCCAATCGATCCCCTCGTTCTTCTCTGCCGCCAGGGCGCGATGCCCATAATTGTCGAATAGCTTCTGCAGGATGCTGGACGCCTCCTTCAGGCTGATCGTGTACGGCAGCTTGCGGTCACAGACCTCCCAGTGCTTCAGAGTCCCGCCGCCTGGCGTTTCGATGGGCACGATGGAGGTCCATTCGTTGCTCCGCGCAAACTCCTCGATGGTGACATTGAAGTCGCCGACCTTGGTCTGCGGGCCGAAGTGCCCGATGGCTCCTGTCACCAGCTCCAGTGCCGCCCGCACCGTCGCCACGCGAGAGCCCCGGATGCCGTACTTCGCAGCCTGACGCTGGCAGTATGACACGAAACCCTTGCAGTTCCGGGCCAAGAGCCGGTCGCGGTGCATCTGGATGTCGTCCCACTCCATGGTGGACGTGATGATCTTGTCCCTTGGCGCGAACATCACCTCCAGCGCCAGCGAGTCCCCGTTCTCCAGCATCTTGAAGAAGCGGTGCAGCGAGAAGGACTCGTCGTCGACATCGTCGGCCGTATTCTTGGCGGCCGGATCGGCCTTGGTCTTCTTCGATACCGTGTCCCTGACCCGCACGAGCAGCAGCTCCTCGGCGGACGGCAGATGCACCGACTTGTAATCCGTGTCCGACTCCGGCGTTGCCGTGCCGTAGAGATTAGACCCGAACAGGGTCCGCACGATGGTCTTCATTTCCCCTTCCTTTCCAACATTTTGTGCAGCCCTGCTTCTTTCGCTACCAGGGCTTGGATCATGAGCCTGTCGTAGTCGGTCACCGGCACGGCATCGACGACGATCTCCAGCCGCCTCTCATGCAGATCGACGACGGGTTTCAGTGCGATGCCGAAGGTGTCTTTCACCTCGCGGCAGTAATCCGCCATGATCGCAAGCGCCTCGCCGCGCCGCTTCTCGTTCCAGGTCATGTCGACCATCTTGGCGAGCCGGATCTCGGCCTTTCGCGCGATCTCGGCCAGCGTCATAGGTTGTTCGCGATGCCCAAGAGCATCGCACCCCAGACCGCGCCGGTCAGCAGTTCGCCGATCAGGATCGGATTGATCCTTTTGTTGACGTTCTCCTGAACCTGCCAGCCGATCTCGTAGGAGAGCACAACCCAAGCCCCGAACAGGACGGAGATCGCAACCAGATTGACCTGATTCAGCGAATAACCGAGAATCAGAAGCCCCGGCACGATCATCAGGAAATGCCTGAAGAAGAGAGCGACATGATCCGATCCGAACGAGATCATATTGATGAAGACTTCCAATGGACTCGGCTCGATGCCCTCGCGGTTGAAGTCCTTCGGCATGCGGCCCAGGTCAAACCAGCGACCCCATCCCGGCGTACCCCAGATCAGATACGCGAGGCCAAACGCCGCCGCAGCCCAAGCTGACGGCAACACCGCGTTCGAGAGAGCGGCGTACACCGGAGCGACGTAAAACAGAGGCCTTCCCGGCAACCACTTCGGCCCCATCTCCTGTTGCGGATGGACGCGAGTCTTGCGCATCCACTCATCGTTGCCGCGCACTCTGTTGAGTGCCGACAGCAACACAATCAACAATGCCTCCAGCATTAACCCTCCTGCGCGGCCAATGCCGCGTCCAACAGTTCCTGGTCCGCAAGGACCGCTTGCAAGATCCGGCGAGCGACGTCGGCCGGGGTTGAATTGAGATCTGCGGCCTCGCCATCGAGCAGCATTCGCGTCTCTTCATCGAGCGGGATCCGCATCGTTGGGGACGGGGTCACATGAGGCGTGTACCGAGACCTGATGCGGCCGTCGTGCATGCCGATCAGGCCATCCCTGCGCAGTCGCGTGAGGATCGTCTCGATGCTGGCGAGGGAGTGGTTCATCTCCCCGGCGATCTCATTGGCCTCCTTGCCGCTGCGGGCCAGTTCGGCGACCTGCATCCAGATCTTCGGCCGCCCGCCGCGCCTGGGCGCATTGTTCCGTTCGACAACCTTGTGGACGTGCCTGCGGTGGCATCCGATCTCCCTGGCGATGTCAGCGATGGACCTGGTCGGATCGGCGTAGAGGGCGAGGACCGCCACATCGTCTGTGTGCGGTCCCGGCATCAGGCATTTCCCCATCGCGATGGCCGGAAATACGGCAGGTCCATGATGAACAGACAGTCCTCGGGCGTGACCTCGCGCGGCTTTACCCTGTCGACGAAGTCGGTGAACTCCCGTGCCCATCCAGGCAGCTTGCGCGGGGCCGACAGGCTGTCCTCGGACCAAGTCCACGGCGTCACCTCGGGATCGTCGCAGCCATGCGCCTTGAGAAAGGCGCACAGCGGGCAATTCTCCGATGTCCAGTTCGCTGCGACCGGCTTGTCCTGCGGCTGGCGCTGCAGCCAGGTCTTGAACCGCTCCTGAGAGGGGAATTCGATCATGCCGCAGATCCCAGGATGCCGTTGATCGCCTCTGACACGGTGGGCGTGTCATCCTTGCGATGGGCGTAGAACTGCTGCGGACGACCCTCATGATGCCGGGTCCAGATGTACCAGGCGTAGTTGTGGCGTGGCGCTCCGGTCGATCCGGCGATCCAGCGGGGCCGGAAGGTCAGGGTGACTTTGGCGGCATAATATGGGCTCTCGTCGAAGAGATGCCTGCGGCCGACCGCGCAGTCGTACTCGTGCCGCATCAGGAAGGCGGCAAACCGGATGTGGTCGTTCTCGATATGCTCCAGGGCCATCTCGACGAAGTCCTGGGCCAGCTCGCCATAGGGCGGGTTGGTCGCGATTCCGTGGCAACCCCGAGCGAATTCAGGGAACCCGTTGTTGAGGAAGTCGAAGCTGTGGATGCCATCGGCGAGCGGCACGATGTCGGACGACACCACCGTGTGACCGGCGTTCTTGAGCGGCGTTACCATGGCGAGATCGCCAGCCGCACATTCCCAGATCTTCAGCTTCGCCCCGAAGGCGACCATATCGAGCCAGTCGATGCTGGGGTCGGTTGCCTCGACGGGCGTGGGGTAGAAGTCCCGCTCCCGCCGCTCGTGCCCCGATGTGCCCAGCATGGCCGGGTCTTGTCTCAATTCTGCAGGCATTGCATTCCCGTATTATTTGAATTCACGCAAATCAGGCGATGTGATTGGTTTGGCCTTGGCCGACGCGAATGACCTTCACGATCTTTCGATCCCCGTCCATGCACCAGATCTGGTCCTCCGGGACGGCCGGATTGAACTCCATGGCGAGCCCAGTGAACATGAAGTTGTCGCCGCTCCTGGCGCGATTGATCGTCTGAGCATCCCTGAAGCCATCGGCGCTGCTGTAGACCAGGATCTTCGCTCCGTTGAGCGGATCCGGCGGGATCTCGATGCTCTCGACGGTCTCGATCATCTTATCGATGCTGAAGGCCGTGCCTTCCTTCGGCTCGACATTGGCGGTGGTGGCCGCGCCCCGCCTGATGACCGCCTCCTTCTCCCTGGCGAACAGGCTCGTGAAATACCTGTCCTCCATTTCCTTTTTCAGGGCGTATTCGACACTGCCGATGAAGGTGCTGATCTTGCCCATCAGTGCCCTCCGCAGTCGCAGGAAGGCGCGTCCTTGCCCATGGCCTTCAACAGCTTCTCGCTGAAGGAGATGCCGTCAGCCTTGGCGGACTCCAGAACATCGCCGAGCTCGTATTCCTGCAGCTCGATACCGGCTTCCTGGAGGATGTCGCGGGTGCGGCCGAAGCCCCAGCGTTCCTCCTGTTGCGGTGTCGGCTTGATCGCGACCACGCGGCCGATCCCGGCCTGGATGATCGAGACCGCGCAGCGGATGCACGGCGGGAACGTCGTGTACATCGTATAGCCGGTGAGGGGTTCCTTGGCGGTGAGCAGCGCGTTGGTCTCGGCATGGACCACCAGATCGAGCTTGATCGCGCGGTCGGTGAGCCGCCCCTCGGTGTCGGCGACACGGCGCGGAAAGCCGTTGTAGCCGCGCGAAGCGGTGGTGAGATCGGGCCGGACCACGATGCCGCCGACCTTGGTGGACGGATCCTTGGAGCGGCGGGCTTCAACCATCGCGTCGACGAGATAGCTGAGATCCCATTTCTTCTGCCGTGCGTGATAGGCCTCGATGTCGAAGAATTCACTTTCCATTATGCCGACACTCCCGCACGACGCTTCATGACACGACCTGATTTGACAAAGGATGCCTCCGATTGGAGGCCGTTACTCGGGTACGACATCGGCTGGTAATCGAAATGGTCCTTGCCCTGGGAGTCGATCCCGGCAGGCAGCTTCGTGATCTCACCGGCCTCAACACGACGGCGGATCTCGGCGTCGATTTCGGCGGTGGTCAGGCGGTTCGTGCCGCCATTCTGGCGATGCTCCCGCACGATCTTGGCGCGGCTCTTGACCGGATCGTCGAGCATGTCGAGGGGATCATTCAGGAGAGGATGGACCTCGTTGGTGACGCGGTTCATCACGATATCCGACACGTCCTCCGCATTCTTGACGGGCGTCTTGCGGATCCTCGCGCCAGCCTCGGTGGTGATCGACTTATAAGCGGGCTTCCGCTTCGGAACCTCGACGACCGGCGAGGACACCTGGCCCTTGCTCAGGTTCGAGTAGCGCACGCCCTTTGTCTCGAAGGCGATGCCGTGTTTCTTGATGAAGAGCTGGATTCCGGCCACCTGCCAGACACCGCCCTTGCGGGCCCGCATGCCGCGAGCATCGAGACCGCGCTTGATGGCGTTGTAGGTCTGGGCGCCTTCGGCGATCAGTTCTTCGATCACCGTCTTCGTGACGGCGGCCCATTCATCGTCGCCGACAGCATGAACAGGGATGGGCTTTTGTCTCGCCGTGCTCTGCGGCCGATCCTCGACCTGCAGAGCCGCCGCGACGGCCGCCAGCACAGCGCGACTCACATCCGCAGGCTTGTTTGCAGTGAGCGTGACCGTCACGTCGCCGGTCGGTGCTGACTCTTGCTTGCGGCCGAACAAGCGGCCGATGATCCCCTTGAACACGTCGTGCGCCTCCGTTTGCATTAGTATTTGCATTAGCGCAAACGGAGACTCGTGACAAGTCCCCGTTCCGCTTGGCCTTAGATTTCGATCAGAATGATGCCTGCCCCCTTTACCCGCCGCTTCATGTCGGCGGTGCCCGACCCTCCGGGAAAGGCGACGGCCAGATCGGGCAGACCCTGATCGAGCATTCTCTGATTGCGGACCCCGCCCGCAGCCGCGTCGTATTTCCTGCCGTGCCGGTTGGTCCTTACCACGGCGCCGGGACGTTCGATGTCGCTCCAGTCGGCCGGATAGGGGTCGACCTCAAGACCCCGGTCTTCTGCCCAGTGCCTGGCCAGTGTATCGGCTCCTGGCGCTTCGCCCTCGATCACGACCGCGAAGCCAAACAGCCAGTGCAGGATGTCGAGAACCTCGTAGAGCCGCCGCTTGTTCTTGTAGTCGCGGCCTCCGAAGACCACGACCCGGATGCCCTCCTGCGCCTTTTTCCAGGCCTTGAGGGACACCGGCTTGCAATCCTGGCAGGTCCATCGGTCCCAGAACGCTTTGTCCTCCTCGTACTCGTGATCGGCAATGTCCCAGCATAGGCTCACGCCGCATTCGTTACAGATCGGGGTCACAGCGCCTACGGGTGTGCTGCCGTGCCTATGCACTCCCATTCACTCTTCTCCATTCCTCGGGCAGCTGGCAGTTCTCGGGGGCATCTTTAAAGAACGGCGCGATCTGCTCGTCGGCGTATCCGGCCAGGCCGCAGCCGATCCGCGTCACATGAAACGTCATCTCGGGATGCTCCCTGGCGAAGGCCAGGAAGCGGATGACGTGCCATTCGATCTGATGGAGCGGCAGGACCGGCATCGGCTCGTAGCGGGATGGCGCAAGGCCTTTGGTCGGGATGGCGTAGGAGTTACCCTGGAGCCCTTCGCCTTGCCCGTAGATCGCACCGTGATGCTTCAGTGCGTGCTCCGCAGCGCCCTTGCCATGGCGTCCAGCAAGATTGCTGCCGAACGTGAAGATCTGGCGCGTCGTCATTTCCCCTTCACCACCTTAGCTTTGATGGCTTCCAGCGCGACCGTCATCTCACGGGTCAGGTAATAGAGTTTGTCGTCAACCTCGATGATCCCAATCAGGCCCGCGACCAGCTGAGCATCCGCGTCATCCAGCAACACAGGATCGGACTCGATCCTCTTCGCGAACTGAACGAGGAAGAGATGGCTGGGATGGGACGGCGGAATAATTGGCTGAGCCAGCAGGAAACGCAGGGTCTCGGCCTCACGCTCATCCAATCTGATCATCGAAACTCCTTGCAGAAGTTCCCGCTGGCGAAGGTGCCGGAGGGACAGGCCTTGCCCTCGATCTTCGGGAAGGCCTTCGGCTCATTGGCGCGGAGGGCCTCGCAGCAGTCCCGGCCGGACGAGCGATAGCCGGATGGACAGGTCGGGCCGGTCTTCTGGATCCGGTCCTTGCCATCCTTGGGGAGGCAATAGCTTTGGGCGAAAACAGGCCAGGCCACCATGGCGAAGACCGCGATAATCAGCAGCTGCATCACCCGCCGCTTGAGCCATTGCGGCCCTATGGGCGTGTTGATGTTGTAGGGCGTATCGAGAATCGTTGCCGGATCAGTCCAGCCGTACCGGAGACGATCTCGCAAGGTCCATCGTTTCATCTCTTTCTCCTTCTAAGTGCAGGCCCATTCAATCGCGTCTTGAACACGCCATCTCATTGCCAGTCTCCGCATTGCGGCGGCTCGCCTTGGCTTGAACCATTTCAGCCAACGGGAGCGGGCGATGAGGCGATGCCAGTCATCCGGCTTTCGCATTAGGTGTTGTCCTCCTGTTGTGACAACCACTTCCTGATATGGGGCAGCATCTCTTCCTTGGTGAGTTCGAGATAGTCGGCGTAGGCCAGGATGTCGTTGGCGACCTCTTCCGCCGTGGCTCCGTGCAGCAGCTCGCCCAGCTCGAAGTAGCCGTTCTCCTTGGCGTTGTTCAGGATCTCGAAGACTTGGGATTGCACCAGGGCGGCCTCGGCCGCGTCGCCGGTCAGAGTGCGGGTGAACTTGCCATGCTCACCCTGGACAGTCTGATGGACGGTCCCAGGCGGCCACTCGCTCTGTTCTAAAATTACTTCACGCATCAGCGATCTCCTTTCGTGCATCCCGGAGCAACTCGCGCGCCAGCCTGCGCCAGTGGTCCTTTTGTTCTTCGGTGTAGTGGGTGGTCCAGGCGCCACCATTGTTGCCGAGGGCCATGCGGATCGCCCATTTCTCGATCAGCTCATCCGGGGCGTTGTCCTGGATCTCTGGGAGAGATCTGCACAGGTCTGCAACCATCATGGCGAAATTGCCTATGTCGGCCGCTTCCTTGCCGATCCGCATCCTATGGGCGATAGCCACAGGGGTGAATCTAACCGGCACCTCGGCATCGAGTTCGTCGGTTTCTTCCCGTAAGCGGCGCAGCATGGAGCGGGGATGCTCCTGGTCCCATCCGCCTTTCCAGTCATTGGCGCGGAGCTGCCGTTCCATCAGAACGGCGAAGGCCTTCACCTCCGGCCGGACACGTTCAAAATTGATCATGCGGTTCTCCGTTCAGAGCAGGTCGAGCTGCTCTGCTTTTTTGGGTGGCGCGGCAGGCTTGGTCGCGCTTTGTTTCTTGGCTTTGACGGGGCGGGGAATGCCGATACCGCTGGCGACACGCTCAGCTTCGCATTTCGCGATGTAGTCCGGGACGGTGCCGTCGATCACGGCCTCGCACAGGGCCCTGCAGCCCTGTGCAATAATCTTACCATCCTGCTGCACGGCAAAATAGGTCGCCATCCCGCCATCGATGGGGATGATGGTCATGTGCGGATTGCGTCTGGATGGGTGATGAGGGCTTCTCCGGCACCGGTGAGCCAGGTGAAGCGCTTGCTCGCATCGGTATCGAGGTATCCGGCCGCGACCGCCTGGGTGATCGCGTCCTGGGCGGTCTCTGGTGAGACCTTGACGACATCGACCAGGATGTCCTTCGGGGTGCGCTCGTCGCGGCCGGTCTTGACCAGCCAGTGGGCGAAGCAGACCGCTTCGGGGGAGATGTTAGTGCTCATTGGTGTTGACTTTCTTCCTGTCCGCGACCGTGGCCTCGATGGTCATGGCGTCCACGAGGGGGATGATCCTGACCAGGCGGACAGAGCGGTCGTCGGGGCCTTGGGCGATCAGGAGTGAAACTTCGTCCAGGTTCTTGACCCTGTAGTCCACGTCCAGTTCGCCAAGGTCCGAGTGATAATGGACCGTGACCAGCCATCTTTCTTCCATTTGCATCCTCGTCGTTAGCATTCATGCAATTATTCGCACAAAAGCGGATTCCTGACAACAGCTGTGTCGCGTCTCACAGCTCTTTCCACTCGTGAATATCCTTCACCGCGAAGTCGCGGAGCGCCAGCTTGTCCATGTCGATGGCGACCAGGATGAGCTGATCGGGGCCGTGCCACGCGGTGTCCTTGCGCTCGAAGCGGAGCGGCTGGATGCGGCGGTCGGCCCGCTCGCCCCGGTGGTTGGTGTAGTCGATCACGCATTCCGGCCGGTCGGGGAGCTGCCCGCCGAAATAGGCCAGGATCTCCGGGTACTCGTTGAACAGGTGCGCCTGGCCCCGGCTGACCACGGCCATGACGGCCATGTGCAGCACCTCGTGCGCGGTGAACTCCGGCATCACCGGGGAGGGGACCAGCTTCTGCTGCGGGTCGAGTTGGGTCACCGGCTCGCCCCGGAGCAGCTTCTTGCGCCAGCCGGACGGCGGTGGCCACGGCACGCCCCAGGCGGCCAGGGTCTCTTTGGTGAAGCCGCCCTTGTCCGACTTACCCGCCTCGATCTCAGCCTCGGTGAGCTTCAGGGGTGCCTGCATTGAAACACCGGTCATTGCAAGGCATCCAGGACGGAGGCCGGGGCAGGGACGTCGACAGCCCTCTCGATCCGCCTGACCGTCTTCAGGGACGGTAGGGTCCGGCTATCCACGAGCAGGCTCGACACCGTATCGAGCGGCAGATCGCATTTGCGGGCGAGGCCGTTCGGCGACAGATCGAACAGGATCATGATGTCGACGAGCCAGTCCCTGAATTCCTCGTTCTGTTTCAGAGGTACATCCATATCAACTCCTTTCGCGATATTCACAGTGACCCCGGTTGGTTCGACCGGGGTCGATGATCTCGCCCGCCTCGACCCGCGTGCGGTTCGCGGGATGCAGGCAGCGGCCTGGGGCGATGGGGACGGGCGCTCTGAAGTGCTGGGCGATCTCGTAATCGGACATCGCGGTCAGGCGCTGCCAGTGCCTGCACCAGCCGCAGGCGGCGGTGCCGATCACCTGTTCGCGGCGAAGACTGATCAGGCGACGCTCCTCGGCATCGGCGAACGGGTCGGTCAGGACACGGTCATACATCCTGATTTGAGCCTGCTCCTGGGGGGATAGGCGGCTCATGCGGTTTCTCCGTCATCCTGAACGCGCTTCATCCGCTGGATCATTTCGGCGCCCCAGACCGTCTTGGCGGTCATGTCGATCACGAGGGTATGAGACTCTTCGCCGGGGCCGACCGTGACCGCGATGTGGTCGGCGACGTCGCCGATGGCGTGCCTCTTGGCGAGCTGTTGCAGGTAATCCTGCGTCGTCTTCAGCACCGCCTCGCGGATCGCCCTTTCGTTCTTCACATCCACCGCCAGAAGTTCGGGGACCAACGATCCGAAGTCGGTTTTGGCGCGTTTCATTTTCATCCTCTCGGTTAGCATTCAAGCAAGTATCAAAACGCCGTTGTGTCACGCTTTCGACGGCTGTCAACAGGCCCTCGCGAGGCGGATCCAGGGCGCGGCCGGATCGTTATCATCGGGCTTGGATTACGGGTGGAGCCATGTTAAGGCAGCATAACTTGACTATGAGAACGCTTGGAGAACGTCAGGTGGCTTGCGTGGGGATGTCGTGGGACTTGTGGTGGGACTTTCGGTACCACAACACGTCCCAGGTTGGCCTTCCGTTCCACTCTCTGCCGTCGCAAAAGGCTTGACCCAATCCAAAAAGTCCTTATAGATCAACTCGTTGGTGAGTATCGGGGTGTAGCGCAGTCTGGTAGCGCATCTGCTTTGGGAGCCGATAGTCACCCTGCCTATCCTGTTGATTTTCGTTGATTTTCCGCTTCGTCCTCAAT